ATATCCGGATATAGAGACGTTTATGAAAAAGAAGGAAAAATATTGTGCGACCAAAATAAAGGCTCTGTTGTTTGACAAAACATTGAGCAAAATATATAATGAAAAACACAACATTCAAACTATTACGTCCTTCTTTGTTAAGAAGTAAATAGATTGTATTTTTGGAACTAAATAGATTGTATTTTTTTATTTTCCTGCATTTTGTATATACTATATATATATATACAACATGGCAAATTGGTTAGATTTATCCAACAATGCGAACTGTTTCGAATCCATGTACGTCAACGGTTTTGTAGACATGAGCGGTGGGTCACTGCAATTACGCAACGCTGATAACCATTTGTTGGTTGGCGGCGACGCGAGTTTCAATGGCGGAGTTTATTTAGGAGGAAAAAAATTAGGCGATACTGATGTAGTAGAATCTATTACTTTTACAGGCGGTCCTAGTTATCAACTCGGTCAGGATATTGATGGCGAAGCTAAAGCTGACCAATCCGGAATTTCAGTATCGATAAATGGTGACGGCACCATTGTCGCTATTGGGGCTCGCTATAATGACGGCAATGGTTCAAATGCAGGTCACGTCCGCATCTACGAATATGATGGTACTGTTTGGAATCAACTTGGCCAAGACATTGATAGCGAAGCTTCAGGTGACCAATCCGGAAGTTCTGTATCATTGAATAGTGACGGTACCATTGTCGCTATTGGGGCTCCATTTAATGAAGGCACTGGTGTTTCATACATGGGTCACGTGCGCATCTATCAATATGATTCTAGTAATGATATTTGGAATCAAATAGGCCAAGATATTGATGGCGAAGCTTCCAGTGACCAATCAGGATTTTCTGTATCGATAAATAGTGACGGCACCATTGTCGCTATTGGGGCTAGATATAATCACGGCACTGCAACTGTGACTAACTGGTACAGTGGTCACGTCCGCATCTATCAATATGATTCTGGTAATGATATTTGGAATCAATTAGGTCAGGATATTGATGGCGAAGCTGCTAATGACCAATCCGGATATTCTGTATCGTTAAGTGGAGACGGCACCATTGTCGCTATTGGGGCTCTATATAATGACGGCACTGATGCAGGTAATGAAGGTCACGTCCGCATTTATCAATATGACGGTACGGTTTGGAATCAATTAGGGCAAGATATTGATGGCGAAGCTTCTAGTGACTATTCCGGAAGTTCTGTATCGATAAGTAGTGACGGCAGTCGTGTCGCTATTGGGGCTTACTATAATGAAGGCACTACTACTTCTAATGCCGGTCACGTCCGCATCTACGAATATGATGGTACCATTTGGAATCAGCTCGGCCAAGATATTGATGGCGAAGCTACAAATGACTGGTCAGGATTTTCAGTATCGATAAATAGTGACGGCACCATTGTCGCTATTGGGGCTAGATTAAATGACGGCACTGGTGCAGCTGATGCAGGTCACGTCCGCATTTATCAATATGACGGTACGGTTTGGAATCAATTAGGGCAAGATATTGATGGCGAAGCTGCAGGTGATTATTACGGATATTCTGTATCGATAAGTAGTGACGGCATCAGTGTCGCTATTGGGGCTTACTATAATGAAGGCACTACAACTTATGATGCCGGTCACGTCCGTGTTTATGAACTCGACCATACCAAAAACTACGTCCAGGTAATCAAACAAGCCCCTCTTCAAATTGGCGTCGAAACCCAGCGTCTCGGCTATGCAGCTGATATTAGCGGCATTGTCGATATTAGCGGCGCGCTCTTTACCCACGGCGATGCCAGCATGAACGGCAATCTCTATGTTTCCGGCGATGTGACCATCGATGGAGCATTGTCCTTTGGCAGCGCCACGATAGCCGCTAGCAATGTGAGTTTCTCTTCGGATATTTCGATGAATGACCGGTTGTTCGTGAATGTGAGCGATGTGAGTTATAGTCATATTACGGATTATTTGACTGAGATAAATTATACTGGAACTTTCATTCAACTCGGGGATAGCGTGGATGGCTCGAGTTCCAATGAGGATTTAGGTTATTCTGTATCGTTAAATGATGACGGCTCCATTATCGCTATTGGGGCTAAGGAGGGTGGTGGTAGTTCTAGAGGTACCGTACTTGTTTTTCAATATGATGGTACGGGTTGGTATCAATTAGGCCAGAATATTGATGGCGAAGCTTCAAGTGACCGTTCAGGATGGTCTGTATCATTAAATGGTGACGGTACCATTGTCGCTATTGGGGCTTACGACAATGACGCCAATGGTTCACTAAGTGGTCACGTCCGCATCTACGAATATGATGGTACCAATTGGATTCAACTAGGTCAAGATATTGATGGTGAAGCTGCAGGTGACTATTCAGGATGGTCAGTCTCGATAAGCAGTGACGGCACCATTGTCGCTATTGGGGCTCCCAATAATGACGGCACTTCTGTATCTGATACGGGAGGTCACGTCCGCATCTACGAATATGATGGTACCAATTGGATTCAACTAGGTCAAGATATTGATGGCGAAGCTACAGGTGACAAATCCGGATGGTCAGTATCGATAAGTGGTGACGGCACCAGGGTCGCTATTGGGGCTTACTTTAATGACGGCAATGGTACAAAAAGTGGTCACGTCCGTATCTACGAATATGATGGTACCATTTGGAATCAATTAGGCCAAGATATTGATGGCGAAGCTGCTAATGACAATTTCGGACAATCAGTATCATTAAGCAGTGACGGTAACAATGTCGCTATGGGGGCTCCTCAGAATAGGGGTGGTCCACCCCAAGGTGCATATTATGTAGGTCACGTCCGTATCTACAAATATGATGGTACCAATTGGATTCAGAAGGGTCAAGATATTGATAATGATTCTCCAATACAAAATGATGATTTCGGTTATGCTGTATCAATCAGCGGTGACGGAAACATTGTCATTGTTGGGGCTCCATATAAGAACGGCACTTATAGTAATGATGATGGTCAGGTCTCCCTCTATCAATATGATTCTGTTGATGATGTTTGGAATCAACTCGGCACGTATATTGATGGCGCTCGCGCCTTTGACTATTTAGGACAATCAGTATCGTTAAGTAGCGACGGCACCAGATTCGCTATTGGGATTCTAAACGGCAGTAGCTACTACGGTGAGGCTCGTGTCTATGAACTCGAACATACTTTCGTGACCACACCCATTTACCAATCAATCCATAGTGATGTCGACTCTTCTGGTACTTTTTCCACGGATATTTCCTTAAACAATACCATGATTGTTCCTGGTAACATCACCATCGTAGATTCTTCCAACAACAGCTACGGTTCTTATACGGTCTATACCGACAAAGCCGCTACCAATTTCTTCAGCGTCGGCAAAAGTGCCTCCCATGTATTCAATATCGTGGACAAAGACAATGCTGGTGTCTACATGGCCTCCGGCAGCACCAGTTTTACCTCCACTTCTGATGCTCGCCTCAAAACCGCCATTGAGCCACTCGAGGATGCCACGGACAAACTGATGCAATTGAAGCCCTGTACATACAAATGGAAGACCCAGGAAGAAGCCGACCCGAAGAAGCATGTAGGGTTCATTGCCCAGGAAGTAGAAGCCCTGTTCCCGAATTTGGTGAACGAAAACGACGGCACCGACGGAAGCACATACAAAGGTGTGGCGACAACCGATTTGATACCATATTTGGTGAAAACATGCATATTGATGGATGAGCAATTATCGAAAATGGAGGAATATATCAAATCAAAACAATCTACATAAATATAGTATACATATATGTATAATGGAAAATGACGAACCCGTACCGAGACCCTCCAGTGAAATAGACCAACTGACTATGGCTTTATTGATGAACAAACAAACCTATAGTAAATATATTTCAAAACAGGACCCGGAAAAGGCGAAAATACTGCAAGAACAAACAGAAGAAATTAACACGTATCGAAAGCAAATCATGGATATTACACAAAAAAAAATAGAGAACCCTCAATTACAGGTGACAAATGACGTGGACGATATTTTCGAAGCATATACAAAGACATTGATACGCCATTTCAAGCAAAAAGAACTAGAAAATAGTACACAATATGGAGACAATGAAAAAGAAGAGGAAGAATCTATGTTTGGAAAAATAAACGACAATCCTACTCACCAACGTGAACCAACTTCATCTTATTGGGGAAAACAAAAAGTGCTAAAACAAGACTATTTGTCCCAAGATTTTTTCAATAAGAAATAAATATATTATGATAGTTTATAATATATTACAGAAACATCATGAATGCCATACAGACACATAAACGAATAGAAGGGGGTAAAAAACGACGAAAAACGCAAAAAATAAAGAAACTAAATTGCAACCCAGTAGTAAATGGACAAACAATAAAGAGGACGAGTTGTATGACACCGGACGTATTGAAACAATTGCGTACCTCTTATAACAAACATCATCGTGGCAATACAATCAAAACAAAAGACCCGAATAAAATTTGGAAAGAGTTGAGACGCAGATTGAGTACCTGTACAAACGAAGATTGCTGGATAGACACAATCAAGGATAATAAGGTAAAAAAAGAAGTACGCACGTCGTTGTTTGCGCCAACTCATCCCGAACTGTGGAAAAGCCACCCCTCAACATGGCTAACCAACTTTGATATATTGGAAGTATTGAAACAATACGAAGCCGCATATCCACAATTTCAATTCATAGGACCGACTCCAATTGATTTTGACAGCCGTCCGCTAGAATACAATAATGAATGTGTATGGAAAGACCTGTGTACGTTTCAACTAGAAACGTTTCTCAAAAAAGGAAAGAATAAGATAGGCGTGGTATTTAATTTAGACAAACATAACGAATCTGGTTCTCATTGGACTTCTCTATTTGTTGATTTAGAAGAAAAACATATTTTTTACATGGACAGTGCAGGAGATTCTATCCCAGCCGAAGTAAACAAGTTGGTCGTACGTATAATGAAACAGGGTCTGGAGCTGGTAGACCCAATAGTATTTACGTTTCATGAAAACCACCCATTTGAACATCAGCGGGGAAACAATGAATGTGGCATGTATTCACTGTATTTCATTATCACTATGTTAACGGGTAAAACTGGAAAAAGAAGATTCAAAACAATCGAGGACAAAATCACTTATTTCAAGACAGAAAGAATTCCGGACAAATTTGTTTTCAAACATCGAAAACAATATTTCAATAGCTAAAAATATATCATCATAATATAACTAGCCTGTATTATTATGAAACCAACTGAACAAAAAGGAGTTATTCACAGATTGATGAACGGAGGTTCATCATTATTGTTGTCGTCAATCGTTTCTTCTATCGCTGGAACCAGTGGAAGAATGATTTCAGGTATTCGCGGTAATAAAAAATCACCAGACAATAGAAAAACGAATACAACTGAAGATGAAAAACTAAACAAATACGCCGCAGGTGCAGAAGACCTATCGAATGGTCAAAAAGAGACTACACTACCGGAGAAAAAAAAGGGAAATTCAATACAAGAGAGCCTGGCTAAATTAAACAGCTGGAATGGACCTGAAACTGCAGAGATAAAGACGGCTTTCAATGAATGGCTAACCGAATTATTCAAATCAGACCCCAAAAGCAATGATATAAACACACATCTCGTTTTTTACACTACAAAAAAACCAAATAATCGAGGTACTTATATATCTGATTTTGACATTATTGTAGAAAATGAAGAATCGCCTTTTACTAGTACAGACCAGGTTGATTATTTTTTGAGCAACTATGTAAAAATGGTTGAGAACGAGCGTTTGCCTGACGGAGACCCCAAAAAGGTGGACCGAAGCACATTTTTCACTAAGATTAAAAAAACGTTCCCACATTATTCTACAAAAGTAAAGCGCGGAGGGAAAAAAACAACCAGACGATACAAGAAACGTACAACAAGGACCCGAAGGAAAAAGTAAATAGAGAATATCCATATAAATAAAACATGTGTTATATGTATATTTAGACGATAATGGCATTGTATGTAGTTAAAGAAAACCAGGAATTGCTGTGGAATATTATCAATAACAATACATTTGTACACCAGTACTTTACAAAAATAGGTACCGATAAAAAACCCGGTTGGTTCAGGGACATTATTAGCAAATTTTACGAGCAAAGTCAGGGCCAAAAACTCACCATAACTGATTTACACAACATAAACAAATCAACCATTGCTTATATGATAGACGACATTCGAAAGGAAGAATCGAAAACTATACCAGGTTATGTTGACTCCGACTCGTTTCGTTTTCAATCCAATGGTATTTATACGCCTCCTATGGAAACTGACAATAGAAAAGAAATGTATGCGTCGCAATTTGACCAACGACAACAAGAATATCACAATATGACGGAGAAAAAACCACCAAAAGAAATTGATTTTCGCGAAAAGTCGATTGAGGATGCCGCGTTAACTAATATGGACGATTTAATGAAACAACAGTTGTTGCAGAGAGAGCGGGAATTGGATATATACAAACCCGCGTCTGCTACATTAGTGGATGAGCAACCTGCCTCTCTAAAGATAGATAACTCATCCAATATTCAAATTGAAATGGAAGAGATAGACAATGTAGAAGAAGTAAAAATGACGGTAGATATACCAACTACTAAGAAAAGTGTATCCTGGGAAGATGGTGATATACCACCCGTCAACGAAGAGATTCAGCGACAGGTCGATGCAATCGATACAAAATATACGGAGTTGTTCAATGCAAGTCAAATAAAAGAAGACATTGAGACCCGTGATATAGCGAACAAATCTGCATTCAATGCATTGTCAGTGCGTGTTAATGAGATAGAAAATTTGGTAGCCCAAACCAATGAATGGAAGGCTCGCTATGTGGAGGTAAATGACAAATATGAGGCGCTACAAATGCATACCAATTTACTGACGAAACAAATAGAAACAATCTCTGCGTATATTGAAACAAAACAGACTGAAGTAATCGTAGAAGATTTGGTAACAACCATTGAACAGCAAAAGTCAAACTAATATTATGAACAGAATCTATATAAAAATATGCATATACATATTTTTATATGACAGATTTATTCGAACATACATTGTTTATTAATCTTGAGCATCGTACTGATAGATTAGAACATGTATTGACCGAATTCGGAAAAATGAATATCACCGCCGAAAGAGTCAATGCAATTCGTCCAAAGTCAGGTGCGGTAGGATGTACAATGAGTCATATAAAGTGCTTAGAATTGGCAAAAAAACGAGACTATGACTATGTCTTTGTATGCGAAGATGATATTACGTTCACGAACCCCGAATTATTAAAAGAAAACCTGAAAAAATTTACAGACAATACCGATATCCAATGGGATATATTGATTATTGGCGGAAACAATGTACCTCCATATCAACAGACAGCTGAATATTGTGCCCGTGTATTTAATTGTCAGACAACAACTGGCTATATAGTAAAAAAATCTTTGTACGACCCGCTAATACAAAATTTCAAAGAAGGTGTACAACAACTTGTAAAGAATCCCGACAATAAACAAATGTATGCATTAGATGTATATTGGAAACGACTGCAGATGCAATATTTTTGGTACATGATAACCCCACCTACGGTCACACAGTATGAGAATTATAGCGATATTGAAAACAAGCATACCAACTATGACCATCTGTTATTAGATATGGACAAGCCATGGTTATTTCGCCAGCATAAAATGAATTTGACGATGAATTAGACATGTAGCGGTGGGGAGAAAGATGAAAAAGTTACACCATCATAGGTGAGATTCCTACTATTGATTTTCGTCATTTACATATTATCACATTTGTTTGTGATAATATCTACGAAACCCGAATGGAGATGTAATGATACGCATCTTCCTGTGTCTAATATTTTATGCGCAGAAAGTTAGACAATACACTTTTGTTTTTTTCTTCGTATTGCATAGTCTGTTTTTTAGCATCGTATTCTTTTTGCATCATGCGTTGCCTGTAGGTAGTGTCTTGTTGCGCCAATAGGGTTTCAGCCTCTTGTTTTTCTAGAGGCGATAGACTTTGTTTTCCACGTTCGCGCATGAAATGGTCGACGGAGGAATATTGTTGCACTTTGTTGATGTCTCGTTCGCTTACCGCGAAAACCGTTTGGTCCTTATGGACTTTACGTAAATCATCAAATTTCAATTTACTAAAGGGGTCCGTTGATACATATTCATCGTTGTCGTCGTCATCGTAAATTTTGTTCCCAGAACCACCGTTAACATATAGGTTCTCTACCCCTTTGTATTTAACCATACTAGATTGAGTGTCTTTGATGCGATTGAATACCTCCCCCATGTTTTTGTTAGTTACCTTTTCATCGACATCGAATAATTGTTCATTGTTTGTAAACCATTCGTTTCTAGAGGTGTCTGTTTTTTTTATCATGTTATCATCGAACAATTTATTGAATTTACTTTGGAAGTCGTTTACAGTCATTTTGTTCAGTACAGACGAAACCTGTATTGCAGAGGAATCGTCGAGTTTGTTGTGTTGAGATGCGTCATACGCAACTTTGTTTTCTGATGATGTTGATTTGGAATGTTTGTGTTGGTTTTCATAAAATTGCACCACTACTTCAAATGCTTTTTTATAAAATAGAAAATATTTCGCGTCTAATTTAGATTTATCTGGGTGCGTCATGAGAACTTTTTTTTTTGCGCGTTTTATGTCTTCAAGTGAAATATCATAACCAATATCAAATAAGCCGAGCAAATCCTGCAAACTGTACATGTGTATATCTAAATTGTGTCCTTTCTCCATTATTATAATGGATATATAGAAAAATGATTCGCGAAACAAACTATATAAACTGTGTCTTGTAATACAATCATATGGTACTCCCCACTATAACTAAACTTAATGGTAGGAACCATTTCCAGGAACTTCTACAAACCAATCCTGGTGTTATTATCGTCAAATTTGGAGCAACATGGTGTGGTCCATGCAAACAAATAGAAGATGATGTTACAAATTATATTACTAAAATGCCCAACAATGTACAATTTGTATCACTGGATGTAGATGAAAACATAGATGTATATGGTTTCATGAAAAGTAAAAAAATGGTAAAGGGTATACCCGCATTGTTAGCATATTACAACGACAATGCCCATTATGTGCCAGACGAATTTGTAAGTGGAACAGACAAAGCATCTTTGCAATATTTTTTCGAAACCTGTTTATCAAAAGCCAATGAATAATCATGTCACGATTACAATTGACTCTTCGCTAATAAGTTCATCGTGAATGGAAAATGCAATCCTATCAGTAAGATTATTATATTGACAAAAATTGTACATGTGTTGTAAAATAAATACTACGCTCATATTTTGGATGACAATTTTTTCAGAAAGAGTTTTTCTAGACAATTTAGTGAGCAAATCCTCGACCGCGTATATATGATTGTAAACTACCGGATTTGACTTCAATCGCTTATAATTGTAAACGTAATTATAAAACATTGGGTTGTATCCAAACCATTGAAAGAAGCACGTACCATATGTTGCAGTAGAATCTAACGCAGTTTGGATAGTAGTCGGTATTATTTCTTCGGACTGTTTCTCGATTGCATTTGGTGAATGTTTATGGCGAATAAAGTTAGTAATCATGAAACGCGCGGCAGGGAAATTTGTTTGGTTCAACTTCTTTATGAACACGTGCATGAAATTATCTATAAATACCGCATCGCAAAAATGGTTGATGAGGAGGAAATGTATATTATCGGTAACGATATTTTCCAACTTTCTGACGTGTGATGATATTTGGTGAGTATGTTTGAATGTATCGATAGAAATTATCAATACATTTGCACCCGGTTTGTGTAAAAATAACGGGACCATTTGCATGAAAGCGTTCGAATGAACTTGTTTGCCACCATTGAAATAGACTACATGGTCGTTTTCTTTGGAACCAACAGAGATATAAATATAATCATATACTGAAATATCGGCACAGGTTGTCTGTATTTCATCTAGTATATTTCCTGAAATAACTGAAATCATTGTTGAAGTTTAGATAGTATGAATGACTACATTGTATCTAATATCAATTTTTAGATATATTCGCCGAAATAATACATAGAGACATAGAACAATAAAATATACAGTTAATACAAATGAATACAGATTATCCTTATAAATTCGACAAATTAGAAACTGATTTCAAAAATATCATTCAGCTCAACCAACGTATAGAAGTAAAAAAAATACACATGAAAGAAAAACTTATGAAATTAAAAGAGATGCATACTGCTATGAGTAAATCCAACAACAAACAGATATTTTTGTTTAGTTTAGACTCGTTTTTCTTTCAATATAAGACATTTTCCACAGAATTAGAGAACCTGAACAAATTCAGTTCCATGTTCAGAAACCGAACTTATTGTGATTATTATAAATTATTCAAACTTATTAGCAAATACGTAAATGAAAACTCGGATGATTTAAAATTCTCCGTTGATAATAATATAAGTATTCCAGTATACAAAGATTTGGAGCCATTTTACGATTACGGTCTTGACAATATAAACATTGTACACGAGCAAATGCTGTTATATATCAAAAAAATGTACCAGGTGTTGACAGAGAAGGAAAACATAATCAATGATTACGCAACAAAGGCACATGCTGGATATTCTATTTCTAACTTTGTCAACACGTTGTGTCACGAGAATAATATATTGAAAGGGCAAATCGACCTGTATATTAATTATACCAGTTTTTTTCACATTTCACAGCAGAAGCAAATCAAACGCCTACATGATAATTACATGGAATTTGATAGAGAGGTAGAAACGAATTTGAATTCCGACCATGCATATTCGTTTGATGATTTAACTGCACTCGACCAAACAAATGAGAAATCAGGTGACAATATTCCATCGCCAATAACAAAAGATGATAACATAGAGAAACCACAATTAGTAGTCACTGATATTAGCAATATTTTGCAGAGCAATGAACTAAAAAAGATAGATGCGAATAATCTGCCTGTGTTCACCGAAATAAAAACGAATATTGCAAACGATGCAGAGAAGTGATTGTAAAATACATGCGAATATTTTACAATATTTAGGAATTACAAATTTTAGAATTGTGCGTAAAAATATATGGTATTATATAGTATATTGAATGTATAGTGAAACAGATAATAAAGAGAATAAAGATATTCCTGATAATAGTAGCAAAGACTCAAGTGAAAATTCACTTATAGACATTCCTAAGGTGAAAATAGAGTGGAGTCCCGAAAATGAATTGATTATGGTGGAATGGTGCGATGTAGCACAGTGTTATAAATGGTTGAATTCTCGTTCACATGCTAGGTATGCAAAGTTGCACGCCTGGTTTACCATACCTGCGATTATATTTTCAACCGTTAGTGGTACCGCATCATTTGCACAAAAGAGTTTGCCGACTAATTACCAAACATATGCTCCATTAGTTATTGGTTCTATTAATATATTTATAGGCATATTAACAACCATACAGCAATATTTAAAGATATCCGAATTGAATGAGGCGCATCGAGTATCTTCAATATCATGGGATAAATTTGCTAGAAATATTCGCATTGAATTAGCAAAGCATCCCGACGAACGAACTGAAGCAAAGACATTCATTAAGGTATGCAGACAGGAATTTGACCGTTTGATGGAAACAAGCCCGGACATACAAGAGAAAACAATCAAAGAATTCAACACTGCGTTTATAGGTAAAGAAGGGTCTAAGCAGCGTAAACGATTTGAACAATTGCGTAAACCAGATATATGTGATACAATAATAAGTGCAAATGAAACACGTCATAAATGGTACAAAGAACTAGAGAATGCTATTGACGATGGCAATGATGATGAATATGAGTTGCAAAATAAAGAATTAAAAATACAAGAACAGGAACGAATATTGAGAGAAAAAGAACAGGAATTGAAAGCATTTACTGATTTGGAGCAGACAAATATGCACAAACAACTCGCTAATATGAAAGAATCCCAAAAGAAAGAAGAACAAGCCGCTCATTTTTATAGTGAACAATGTAAATTAATTACCAAATACATACACACATTTGAAGAATTATACGAAAGAAAGCCGTTAACCGATGAGATTATTACGAACATCGGCGACCAGGTTGATGAAAGGTCGTTAGAAACGTTTTTGAAAACATACGATATTGAGGTCGTATAAATTCATATGTAATATATTGCGTTATATTACATACTAAGTTCCCCAATTACAGCTCTTTGAATAAGTCTAATTCGTACAAACCGTAATATTGTATATCGTTTTCACTGAACGATATATTGTCCTGTTGTAAATCTGGAGTATCAACCTCCTCATTTTCAATAAAACATGCAAACCGTCTAATAAGATGTACATTAGATACCGATAGAGGCATCGCAGAAAATATATATAGGTTATCATACATTTCATGGTCAACACTCGGTGGGAGTAAGAGTTCATTGTCACTGGTAGAGTCACTCTCAAACACATTTACGTATTCTCCTTTGTCATTTTCATCACAAATATATCCTATTTTTGGAAACTGAACTGGAATACCTTCAATTGTACGTAGATACTGTAAAAAATCATACTGTTTGAAAATATCAGTGACCGTTTTTTCTATCATCATATCACGAATGCTGCCAGTATTAATAATTTCGTCTATAATTGCATACTCAGCAGAGCGGTCTTTTGTAAATGTCACAGAGGATGTGTCTATGAAGACAAAAATATTATTATGTTCATCTTCTAAAAACCCCTTATACATAGTTTCTGTGTTCATGGATAATCCAGTGTACTTCTCAAAAAATGCAGTTATTTGAGTCAAAAACTCGTCGTCGATTAAATGAATATCTTTTATTTCATCGGAATCTTCTGATGACGAAACAATGCCATATTTACTTTCATTGATTTCCATAAAGGGGCGCATATCAAGTGTTGTGTTTGGAAAACGATACACATTGTCAGTATTTACCAACAGATATTGTATAAGTGGCAATCGCAATGTTTGAATTACATCATACAAACATAAATGTATGGTATATTGTTTCAAATAGTCACGCTGATGCTCTATATCTAACGACAAAGAGTCTTTCTCTAAATATTTGAATATTACATCCATTTCCACATCGGTCGACCCAGTGACTAGTGGTTTCTTTAGCTGTGGTGTTTGTATTTCATTATCGCTATCATTGTCATCATATTCAATATGACCGGTAGACGGAGCGTTCATGAAATTGTCCGTCAAGTATTCTCTCAACTCTTTTTCAGTGAATGGCATATACACAAGTATTCTATACTATATTTATATCTTTTATCGTTGCTCAAAATATAAATTACTGAAACAACATAAATAATTATTGCGATAGTACCGTATACTACTTATACAGTACAAAACGCTCTATCCCACCCTCTACTAATCATGGAAAACTATAGTGACAACAATTCCGTAGGTAATTTTTCGGAGACATTAATGGACGAAGACCCATATCAATATGAAACCTATCCAGATGATGATATGGAAAGCATTTCAACAGAGTCTACTGCAACTGACGACTTTTCAGTTGTAAAGAAAAACCAAAAAAACAAGAAAAGCAACAAAAAGAAAGACGATATCGGATATCGTAAAATCAAAAGTAAGCATGGAAAGCTTGAGTATTTTGCTACTGGACAGATTCCAGGTGCATATATCCGAGACCCGATTTACGGTCGATTCACAGATTCACATAAGGTAGGGTCTTATGACGAGGATTTGTACTTCAAGGTTACGTATATAGGCTCTGGTGCTAAAGAACCAGACAACCTGTACTATGACAATCCTGAGCAATTTGAAAATCACATGAACTGCAATGTGAAAACTGCAGCAAAGAAGATGTGGGCAGATAAATATCAAAGTGCATTGAGAAATATGGAAACTGCAATGTAAATAACATAAATACATAACCGTTTGCATAGCAATGCTGTCTATATTGTACTCATTGATGCTGGTTTTCTATAAAAAAATACCTTATGAAATACTCGACATATCCAACCAATCCAATCTTGGTTATGTATCAGGTTTTGATACACGAAATGTATCGGAACCATGTAAGGAAGATATGTTGGCAACTATTTCAACAAACATACAAAAAAAAAAGATTTTAGATATGTTGGCAGATATTACTGTAGTCATCAAACATAAACGTGACATGATAGACACGTATGATATATTAGAAGACAGTTATCATGAAAATATCTATAGTGGCGGTCTGGTAGATGACTGGAATTTTGAATTATAAACATACAATAAGTTCGCCTATTGTATGTTTCACCATGTGAAATTGATAATCGTACAATGTATTTAGCTGACTTTAGTATGCAAAATGAACGATAAAAAATATCCATATTATATAAGAAGTAGTAAATTATGTATGAACAATCGATACCAGCCACTGCATATATGTTTATTGGAATTACCTCATTGGTTGTAACCTATTCACATATTATGCAAAACCAACCCGAACCCGAAACCGAACCTGTTGAAATAAGTCCGGTGGTAGAAAACGTTGAACCCACACCCGAACCCGAACCTGCAGTTGAGACGCCAACCGTATCTACCGATTCTAATGAGAGCCAAAATACGACTCAACAAAATGAAGCTATACCAGTTGCCGAAGCAGTCCCGGTTGATACGACTATTCAATTGCAGGAGCCGTTGAAGAAAATCGACAATCAGTCAGTAGGAATAGGTGGTAAACGGAAAAAAACGAAATTGCGAAAAACAAAAAGTGTACATCAGGCAAAAAAAAAACATAAAAGGAATAAAACGAAACGAGGAAAGTGAACCAAAAAATAAAAAACAACACAGATTGTTTTTTATTTTTATGATATTTTTATGATAGAATTAGATGGGCAAAATCGTATTGCAGGCAAATTTATAAATTTCTCGCTGCAAATCTTCGTATTCGTTTACCATATCGTCGCGGTCCTGTTGAGTAAGACAATACACATCGTCGGCATTTTTATAATTACAAATATCGTAACCACTGCGAGGTAGTTCAAGTGATGCATTGTTCAATAAATTGGAAACGTTTGTGGCAATTCGCGCAGACATGTCAGTAATATATGAATTCGAGGTAGGTGTACGATGGCTCTTTGGAATGTGTTTTTTGAGTTCCCAATATTGACATGCTTCCTCGTCGTAAACTAGATGCATGATTCCTCTCTCGTTAAGCAGGTTTGATAATCGGCTCGCTTCTTCTGTTTTCATAAGCTGTAATTTTATAAATGCAAAGAAATAGTAATAACCATTTTCATTCTTTTTTCGATGCATATCCAAATCTACTACCCGACCAATTTTCGATTGCTGAAAAGCATTTTTTACTATCGTTGTAGAAACATTTCCTAATATTCTGGGAATGTAAATGTCAACAATTGAATGATTGTATGAATCCATAGTGATTGATTTGATTAAGTAACAGACTAGATACATGAGATAGATTGTCAATTTTTCGCAAAAATCATATTTTCTTAAAATTTTGTATTCGTGACTCTCTAAAAAAATATTCCACTAATTTATCATTATTGTAATCATTGATATAGTAGATATTTTGGATACCAGATGCGCATAGCATTTTCATGCAATTTACACAGGGATAATGGGTAATGTATGCATCTGCATGATTACAACTTACCCCTCTCTTTGCACAATCTGTAATCGCATTTTGTTCAGCATGTACAGTTGCCTGTTCATGATTGTCAATTATTTTGGATTCATGTGGACATCCTGGTAAAAATCCATTGTACCCTTGAGATATAATACGATTATCCTTTACCAATAAACAACCAACCTGTAATCGAGTACATGGCGAACGAGTTGCAGTAACTAATACAATTTGTTTGAAATATTCTAACCATGTTGGTCGTTGTTCCATTTGTTAAGACAACAAACAATTATTTAGGTACTTTTACAAAAATTGATTATGTAAATGAATAGTAGAAGGATAACAAAACAATGGACGCAAATAAAGAAATACCCTTATATACAGAAATACCAGAAAAACCAGTATTACGTCGTAATGAACGTATAGAATGCATTGATAATTCGTACACGCTAAATGCTAACACTTCGAATCGTCATAAGGACATTTTCGATATTTTCAACACGTATCGTGAAACAGTGAAAACAAAGGTTTCGAAATCGATATCAAATTTTGTTACATATTGTGATAATGACGTTATCAGTGGAACATCTTCTTTGAAAGATAGTCAGTCAAAATACACCTTACAAATGTTACCAGTCATGAAATTAGACGATTATCTCAATGATTACATAGCGTCAAATTCTCCTTCTCCTTCTCCTTCTCCTTCTCCTTCTCCGTCTCCTTCTCCCGCCGATGCGGAATGTAACAAACCTATATTGAAACGTTATCAAACATATTGAATGATATATTAAGAAAATCAACAATCATTTAAAACAAAAAAGTATATAAATAACTTTATGGATATATTTCATAATGGCAACTGAAGAAAAACCGTTGATTCCTACGAATTTTCGTTCGTTAGTAAAAGATTTCACAGATGATTTGACGACTGTTTTTCCTGAATATGATTTCTATTGGATAAAATGGGGCGTACCCGATATTACTGATGCCGAGTTAAAGAGTCTATTAGACTATTGCGCAAAGGTATATCCTGAACGTTTTTTTGATATATTATCAAAAAATGAAGATATATTCAAAAAAGACAGCGATGTAAACACTCATTTTTTACCGAAAATAAGTTTTCAATTGTTATTCAACTGTGAAGGGGTAAGTGAAAAATCAAAAAAAATAATGTGGAAGTATTTGCAGCTGATGTTGTTCACCGTAGTAGGTAGCATGGAAGATAAGAAAAGCTTTGGCGATGCAGCCAATATGTTTGAAGGCATTGATGAATCTATTTTGCATGAAAAGATGCAGGAAGCAATGAGCAATATAACCGGTGTATTTGAAAATATGTCCAATGGTGATGCAAGTGGAAACACTATGGGCGACGACGGTAGTAACCTGCCTGGAAATATGGAGGAAGATATGAAAAATATGTTCAATAATATGCCGAATATGTCTAGTATGCCCAATCTAGAAAATTTGCAATCACATATGAAACAGTTGTTTGATGGAAAAATTGGCAAATTGGCAAAAGAGTTGGCAGAAGAAGTTGCCGATGAATTCAAAGACTCTTTGGGAGACATGGACAGTGCAAACCCGACAGATGTCATCAAAAATTTGATGAAAAATCCAAACAAAATAAAGAATTTAATGAAGACGGTTAGTGGTAGACTGGATGATAAAATGAAAAGTGGAGAAATTTCGAGAGAAGATATCATGAAAGAGGCCGGTGATTTTTTGAATGAAATCAAAAAAACAGGAGGAGATGCAGGTGTAAATGAAATGTTAAAAAATGTCATGAAGGGGATGGGTGGACTAGGTAAAAATGCGAAAATCAACAAGGGTGCATTGAATCGACTCATGAAACAGTCTGATACAAAAGACAAAATGTTAAAAAAGGCTGCGGACCGAAAGCAAGAAATGTTGAAAAAGCAGGAGGAGGAAAAACAAAAGGTATTTGAGCGAATTCGTGAACAAAATCGTATCAAAGCGCAGTACTCGCTGCAGCAAAAAGATACCGATGGTAAGTATGTATTTAAATTAGATGGTGAGGATGCCCAGGAGAAATCCTTTATTCATCCCGATATCGAAGCAGAACTTATAAAAGAAGAAGAACTAGAGAAGGAAAAGGCAAACAAAACTGATTCAAATAAGAAGAAAAAGAAGAAGAAGAAGAAGAAGGCATAATCTCTATTTGCAACCAGCTTCGGTTAGTTTTTGGTCGAGGTCTCTTATCAACTCAGTGCTAGAGGTAATGTACATTTGTGGAAAAATGGCATGTATCAATGCTTTTATTCCGCCAATGCACATTCGACCGGCTAACATACCAGAAAATCGCAAATGCTCCATGTAGGACATACAGACTGATTGTGGATGTAGGCTAAACCACATTTCAATCGGTGTAAACAAATCATACACTTTCATATTTTTCAAAATATATAATTAGTAGATAATTATATATTCGATTAATGTATACATGAATATTTTTAAGTTCATCAATGCAAAACTATTTATATTAAGTCTACTCATTGGGCTCTTTGCAGTATATATTTTCATGCCGGATATGAGAATCATACGCGTATATCCTACACCCGAAAATGTCACTATATTACAGTATAAAGACCAGACCGATACGTGCTTTTCATTGAAACAAACAGAGGTATCCTGTTCAGACAATGCAGATGCTATTACTAAAGTACCCTTTCAAAGTTAATGAATAATCGTAGCAATTATTATTTTAGGAATCTATACTATATATGAATTTCAGACGATTATTCCAATCAGAGGTCGGTAAAAATATAATATCAATTATTCTAGGTTTAGGACTGGCAACATTATTTAGAAAAGTCTGTAACGATAAAAATTGTATACGATTCAATGGACCGGTAATAAACGACATCGAGGATAAAGTGTTTAAACACGGTGAAAAATGTTACAAATATTCTGCTCATGCTGATAAATGTGATACTACGAAACGAGTGGTACCTGTTATATCACAAAATGATGCAGAAGATATCAACTAGAAATATATATATTTAGTATATTCGTTAAACTATACAATCAAACATGTGTATTAATTGTATAGTTTGTAGTTATGGAAAATATTACTAATATTGCGGATTTACCTATGAATGGAAATACGGGAGGCAACAATATGCCTGCTATGCAAAATCAATTGTCGACACTTCCTACAATAAGTATATCGGAGATGAAAAATAAATCAGATGTTGAAATGCAAACAAATTATGCGCCACTCAATTCGCATCCAAATCCATATGGAATGGATGAGCAAAACCCAGTCATGCAAAATCCAGACAATCAACGCATTGAACGACCGAGCATGCAGGTAGACCAATTTCAACAACAGGGTGGTTTACCTGAAGAATTCCGCGCACAAATTACAAACATGCAAACGCAACCTCTTCCGTCTAGAGATATACCCATGCAGACCGAGCAATACAACATAGATGAAAACGTACAGCCTAACCACATACCAAAATACCCCAAAAAAGTAGACTTTGTAAGGGAACATCATGATATGACTGAACGAAATCTTCGCGAATATGAACAAAAAAAATATCGCGAGAATAAACTGGATGCTATTTTGGATGACCTTCAAATGCCTGTTTTCGTGGCCTTGTTGTTCTTTTTGTTTCAATTGCCAATGGTGAATACTATGATATTCAAAAGATTCTCATTTTTATCCATTTATAATGACGACGGTAATTTTAACTTTTATGGACTTGTATTGAAAAGTCTTCTTTTTGGGAACTTCTTTTTGTTCTCGAATAAGATTATAAATTTTATTAGTTCATTGTAATAAGATGTTGACAATGATTATCATAGTCAATATATTGTCGGTTATACAAAGGACATATAGGTTCACAAAAAATATAATAAAAAGGTATAAATATATTTTTATTATATAAAATAACATAATGGAGAACGAAGACAAAATTAATAAATTGTCTTACGAATGTATTTATTGCGATTTCAAAGCCCCTTCAAAGACAAAGTTGGAACGTCATTTGAATACACAAAAACACGCAACCAATTTTGAAAAACATCAATTGGAAGTAGAAAATATGAATAGTGTACTTCCAATAACAGAAGAGTTGAATCAACCAGAAGACCACAAATTATGTAAAAATATGGACTGTGAAAGATATCCACCTGACTGGGATTTTGAAGAAGATACAGAAGAAAATTATGAAGATGGACAACAATGGGTAAAATGTAATCTATGTGATGGATATTTTAATGATGATGGAATGGGAGATATTTTATTTATTGAAGAAGAACCAAATAATCAACAAGCAGAATGTAGTCTTTGCGGAAAAAGTGAAGATATAGTTCAAATGAAAGGGACTGGACAATTTCTTTGTGGAAATGCGTGTGACGAAGAAGAAGAAGAAGAAGATTAGATTTTCGGATGATATAGTAAATTAGACCAACCAGTTATTTGACGCTACCATCTTACGTGTTCTTCTGGCAACCGTATTACTTTTCTGCGGTTGTCTACGTGTTTTACGAATGGTCTTCTTTTTTGGTTGTTCGAGAACATCCTCATCCTTTGTCTGTTTTCCTTCTTTTTTACTTTCTTTATGAGGTGAATATTTCAAAAACCACATCTGATATTCTTTTGTGCCTACATCAGCTTTTGACTCCGCAAATTTCTTAAACATGTTCGCTTTTTCGGACCGAATATCTTCCAATGTCTGCTGTTTTCCATAACAGTTAATTGAAAAACGTTTCAATAGTCCTTTGTTTTGCAACCGATTTTTTTCAATAACATCAAACAAATATTTGGATATACATAATAAACGGTTTCTGTTATAATGACGCTCATTTGCGTAAACGAATGCCAAATAAAAAGATAAAATCGTTTCGATAGTTGCTACATTCACCTCCTTGTCTCCAATCTTTATTTTATTATAACTGTGACATGCAATCGGCTCATATATAAATACAATGCTCTTGTTATTCACTTTGATTTCATAATGTTTCGGTATGATTTCCCCAATTTCTTCGTGTAGAATCATTTTCGTATTTTTATAACCGTCATCGTGCAAACGCTCTATTAATATGCTGGCGCTTTTTTTCGGTTCTTCAGATAAGACGTCATAATCGGGTATTTTTTTAACCTGAGTTTGCTCGTTTTCACTCATATGTTTCGAGTAAAGATAGGTAGAGTATCCACCAAAGAAAACAACACCCTGGTCGATGAGATTATTGCGAACAGTAGTATTCAACTTACTGGTGGGGCTATCACTGTTCTTTTCGAAATCGACCTTTTCGCAATTTTTCGTTTTTAATGGATGATATTTATTCAATAAACTAAGACGTTTTAATATTTTTTCCCATCGAGAAACATCCCCATCGGGTCTAGATAGTTCTAAATACATGGACATGCGAAGAAAATCGGGTGGCGCATAACGTAATCCATTAATTTTGATGATATCTCTGGATATACTATTGTATATTTTAGGATGTAAAAAAGTAATGTCTGCTATCGGGATGAAGTTAACGAATACCTTGAATGTTCCAAAATGAACACCCGATTTGGCCTCTACGTCATTATATCCATTTTTATAATAAATATCGGCTAATTCTTTCGCATCTTCAATCGGATTCGGAGAGAAAAAATCGTAGTCTGGTATTTGAATATCGCGTTTGTAAAACTGAGCGTATTTTGGCAATATATTATTGATGGCAGTGCCGCCATAACAAATTAATTTCTTCTTTCTCAAAAAGTCTTCAACAATGACTAGCATTTTTTTGACATCTTCATTATTCACTTTTTCCATGCCCTGTTTTTTCTCGGTTTCATCTACAGCATGACGCAAAATAGCTAATTCGCATTCATCAAACGACATGTTTGCTTCGCATAAATTGTGTTTGAAACTGTTTTTTTGTTTGGTCCTCATTACGTAATAATAACTGTATATTATTACGTGACATTTTTTTGTATATTGTATGATAATTATACCCGTAAATATGTGTTTGGTATAGGATAGTCATTTATTTCTTTCTAGACAATTCTTTTTGAACACGTTCAAAATAGGGTATTGCTGCAGCTAACGGAACTATGCCTCCCTTATTGTCATTGAAAAAAGTTTCACAATCCATTAGATTTTCATCTACTAAATGATATCTATAACCTATCATTTGTCCTCCATAGTTCAATATCATTTTTTTCATGTCAGGATTGACATTTGCTTTTTGATAAGGCAACACTAGTTTGCTACTTATGGCTGTCGTGGAAACATTGTCGTCCTTGATTAATGGTGGGTTGGCTGCTTGATTTTCTAATTGCATCAACCCAACGAGATTGATAGTTTGACTTCCACTTTCTATATTCAAATAGTTAGATAAATCGTAACATGACACATCTGTACCCTTGCATTTCGCATACTCTTTATAATCTCTATGAATCGTTTTATCAATTATGATAACAACTTTTCCCATCAACTCGGATAATTTAGTGTCTCTATCAATGTTGCCGTCATATAATTTAGGTTTCAACACTGAATCTATTAATTTAGCAACCTCGGCATAACATTGGGTATCTTTTGTCTTGATGCGCAAATGAATAAACAAAGGGTCTTTCTTATTCGGCGAATTTCCGGAAAAAGCATTACTGACAGCAGTTGAAAAAATATTCTGTAGGGGGACACTATTCTCTGTATCATATATTTTGAATTCAGGGTCGGTACTTTCAGCGACGACTGGTTCAAAACTGTCACCCTTCTTGTTGTAAAAGACTTCAAAATCTAATAAACGACAGCCTCTCGATAGCAAAAATTTCACCATATTTTTATTCACGGTTTTTCCAGAAGTTGCGGCGTTGTATGCTGATTTAATACAATATTCCTTCAATGGCAAATTTGCGTATTTAGGTTGCATGCTTTGAATATTGCCAACACTTAAAAAATCCTTGTTGTTCTTTACCTTCAAAAAATCCTCATTGTCTACGGCACCCACCATATCAGCGGCGAAACTAGATTTATCTTCCATATTTTCACGAATATCACTTCTATTTTCCATGTTTTCTTTCATTGTAAAAAAACTAACAATGCGGCGTCTGTATAAATTGAATAGTACATGAAACAAAATTGCAAATATGACAATGTAGAGAAATAGATAGTTATATTTCATCACTTATATATTCTATATATAAACAAATATAATAAAAATATACTATATATAATAAGATTCTAATATGGCTGGAGGTTTACTAAATATAATTTCTACTGGAAACAATAATCTGTTTTTGACAGGAAACCCATGCAAAACGTTTTTTAAAGTGGCGTATGTGAAATATACAAATTTTGGTCTTCAAAAATTTCGCATCGATTACAATGGTTTAAGGGAGTTGCGTCCAACCGAAGATTCTTTGTTTACGTTCAAAATACCGCGATATGCTGATTTATTAATGGATACGTATATAGTAGTTACTCTACCTGATATATGGAGTCCAGTATACTCACCCTGCGACGAAACCAGTGGAAGATGGGCGCCGTACGATTTCAAGTGGATTAAAGACATTGGAACACACATGATAAAAGAGGTTGTCATTAATTGTGGAGGTTTGATGTTGCAAAGATATACGGGTGAATATCTGGCTGCTATGGTAGATAGAGATTTCACTACAGAGAAAAAAAAACTATTCAACCAAATGACTGGAAATACGATAGAAACATATGACCCTGCCTATGCACATGGTCGTTCAAATGTATATCCTTCTGCATCTTATACTACATCTACTACTGGTGCAGAACCATCTATACGTGGTCGCAATTTATATATTCCGGTAAATACATGGTTTACTTTAAATAGTAAATGTGCGTTTCCACTGGTTGCTCTACAGTACAATGAATTGTCGATATCGGTTACCATGCGGCCAATTCAAGATTTATTTCAGGTACGAGATGTATTTGATTATGATTATGCATTTCCATATGTAAGACCCGACTTCAATGAAAATAGGTTTCAAATGTATCGTTATTTGCAAACACCTCCATCTGGGTTTATCTTTCCAGAATATTATGAAAATAAAATTAATACATGGAATGCAGATGTGCATTTAATTTCAACATACTGCTTTTTGTCAAAGGAAGAAACACAAAAATTTGCGATGGAAGACCAGGTATATTTGGTGAAAGATGTATTTGAACATAAATTTGAAAATGTAACCGGCTCTAAAAGAATAAAATTAGAATCTAATGGCATGATATCAAACTGGATGTGGTTTATGCAAAGGAACGACGTAAATCTTCGTAATGAATGGAGCAACTATACAAATTGGCCTTATCACAATTTACCGTCAAACATTACGTTAGCCCCATTGGAACCAATCAGCGGTACAGAAGATACATTGAAATACGGTATGGGTGTCCATCCTATATCTGTCCAAAATACGGGCATCACCATTACTGGAAATTTTCACCCGGAAAATCGTAAAGAAATATTGGAAAACATGGGTATCCTTTTGAATGGAGAATATCGCGAAAATATCATGGGAAGAGGTATTTATGATTTTATCGAAAAATATACCCGAACTCAGGGTAATGCAAAGGAAGGTCTATACTGCTATAATTTTTGCCTCAACACAAGTCCGTTTGAATACCAACCATCAGGGGCTATCAACATGAGTAAATTCAAAACCATTGAACTAGAAATCAACACTTATTTACCGACCATAGACCCCGTAAATTCTAATTATGATGTTATTTGCGATGAAGATGGACAATTGTTAGGGGTGCGAAAGTCAAATTGGCGTTTATATGAATATAACTATAACCTAACATTATACGAAGAGCGATATAATGTATTGTCTATTATGGGTGGCAACTGTGGTATGTTATACGCGAGATAAACAATAGGTTACCTGTACAAATATATTATAGCAATATATAATATAGTAATTTCTCTCATGGCTTCACCTGAACATAAAAATAATAAATCTATCAAAGAATCCTTTAGTGATATTGAGAATAATAAAGAACATAATTTCCAAACTGCAAATATGGAATACAAAATGAAGAATGTGAAGAAACGTCAAAAACCAAAGCGGAAGAATAACTTCAAAAATATAGAAACATTCAATACATTAGAGAACGAACAGTACAAAGAAGTGGAAACCGATAAGGAACAAACTGCACCAATTCAATCGGTTGAAAATTTCGACACCTCAAACAGCATATTTACAAAGAACGTAATCGAGGGTGCTACCAATTTAGATGATAAGACAAATACAGACAATTGGGAAGGTCACGATGATGTAAAAGATGGAGATGTGAATAAAGTAGATTGGAGAGAAGAAGGTGCAAATTTTGTAGAAAAAGTGTATGACATTGCTACCTATGTAAATAGAAAATTAGGATATGAATTGACGTATATGTTATCCAATAAAAACCCTACCAAAAAAGACGAGGAATTAATGAGAGATTATATTTCCACAATATTAACGGCCATTATAAGTCTTCCTGTCACGTTTAATTGGTACTACATCATGTATTGCATACCAAAGGACCAGTTATTCAACATGTCGGTAAGTGATTTCAAAGCAAAATCCAAAGAAGAAGGTTACGATATATTGAAGCTGGTTTTGTTTTTGTTTGAATTTGCATTTTTCTTTCCAAGTGTTTTGAATCATATCATTATAGATTTGATTCCTACATATACAAAGAAGTTGTTCACAGGCAAAGTCAACTTCATATTGTTGTTCATGGTTGTATTTTATGCAATAAAGAAAGTGTCTCTGTCTATAAAAAATATGTTGATTGCCATTATAAAGGATAGTTCTAGTAATCTTATCATAAATTTGATGTTTGCAACCGTGTTCATAAATTTCTTTGTATCATTGTTTTCGTTAGATATCGATACGATGCTGTCTTTTATCTCTTCGCCTATATTTTTTATAATCAAAGCTTTCATTCGCTTTATAATTGTCATCCTGATAAGCGTACCTGTGGGTGCATTGTTAATGTTCTTATATTTAGTTGTCTATTCCTTGTTCGCGATTCCCATATACGGGAAAGATAGTATTGGAAAAACGTTCATGGAAGTAGATTCACATACTGAATCTTCTGCACCCGATTTCTTTACCAATAGTTGTGAGGGTGAAAGTTGGTTTCAAGTACTATTACGCAATCTTATGAAGATAGTAGGATTTTTTAAGAAACACCTTCTTCTCGTTATATTGCTGATGATTATTATCAGATATACATTTGTTTTACGAACTGAATTATCAAGTGGAGAAGGAATTGTCCCAGGAATGACATTCCGCGATTCCTTCATGTTTTTCAATTTGCTATTGTTTGTATCAGTCGGTACATGGGTCTATATTGGAACTATGAAACATATAAATGAGATGATGAAAACGAGCAAATAGTATCCTCATTATATATTTTATGTTTAATCATATAAAATATATTCGTTTTATATTATATTACTATGGGAAAATCTAGCAAAAAATCGAAAGCAACAGACCTTCCGTTGGTTTCTATATGTACGCCAACATTCAATCGACGACCGTTTATTCAAACCATGTTTCAATGCTTTCGTAATCAGGATTATCCAAAAAGTAGGTTAGAGTGGATTATCGTGGATGATGGTACTGATAAAATAAAAGACCTAGTTGAAAAAACCAATATCCCTCAAATCCGCTATTTTGAAATCGATAATAAAATGATGTTGGGTGCAAAACGCAATTTTATGCACAAACAATGTCGTGGGTCAATTATTGTATACATGGACGATGATGATTATTATCCACCGGAAAGAGTGTCACATGCGGTGGAACGTCTGACATCCAATCCAACCGCATTGTGTGCTGGTAGCAGTGAGATATATATTTATTTCAAACATATCCATAAAATGATTCAATGTGGTCCTTATGGTGAAAAACATGCAACTGCTGGTACATTCGCCTTTCGAAAAAAACTATTGGATGATACTAAGTACGATGATGATGCTGCATTAGCAGAAGAACGTGCATTTCTAAAAGATTATACAGTTCCTTTTGTTCAACTAGACCCATTGAAATCCATTCTCGTCTTTTCACACGAGCACAATACTTATGACAAACGTAAAATGTTTGATAATGCTCACCCAGATTTTTTCAAAGAATCTCCAAAAACGGTGGAGTCATTCATCAGAAAAGACACTGAAAATGATATCAAACAATTTTTCATGAAAGATATAGATGGTCTTTTAGAAGATTACACACCTGGACTGCCAAATATGAAACCTGATGTATTGAAACAAATAAAGGAAATCGAAGAAAAACGAGACATAATGATTAAAGAGATGCAGGCAAAACAACAAAACGGTCCAATTATGATTAATGAAAACGGAAAGCCTCCTCGTGAACTCACCAATCCTGAAATTGTACAATTAATATCTGGCCAGCAAAATACAATCAAACAATTGAATGAAGAAAAACAACAAATGCATGATACTATGATGCAGATGCAAAGTCAAATGATTGAAATATCCATGAAAGTAGAAGCATTGACTAAAGAAAATACGGAACTCCAAACCAACAAAACCTCCTCGTATAAATCGGCAACTACGGAAAGTAAGTTAACTCCTACGATTAAGGTTGATATGAGCGATATCTAATTCCTGAAAAATCATAACATGATTTATTTTTATGATTTTTTACATCTAGTACGTTTTTTGTGGACTTATCCATTCTGTATAGAATATATAGAATTTATGGAAAATGATGAGAATGATGAGAATGATGAACATGATGAAAATATAAATAATATAGTCAAAGAAGAATGGTACTGTTATATTTTACGAAATAAACAGCAACGCTATTCGCATCTTACATACAATGGTTCTACGAATAATCCCAAACGGCGATTACGTCAACACAATGAAGAAATTGCAGGGGGCGCGCGATATACACATGGTCGTAATGGTGGATGGGAAATATATGCATTACTTACCGGTTTCATTGACCATAAAAATGCTCTTTCTTGCGAATGGCGTATCAAACATACAAACGGCAAACCCGGTAAACGTCCATCAAATCATTTAGGAGTTGTCGGAAGAATAGTTGGTTTAAACGAGATTTTGAAACTATCAAAATGGACGAGTAAATGTCTAGTTGAAAACAAAGATGTGAACTATCGGCTATATATAGCAGAAGACATGGCAAAATACATAAACAATAACGATTTACCTGACAACATTGATGTCATATCTGGGATTCCCGAATTTTGATGATATACATGAATCCCTATATTTTTCATTTATTATGAAAATAAACTGGGGGTACTCAGAAAAAATGGACAAAAATAAATGTCCATTTTTTCTTTTTGGGATGGAAAACCTGTTTTAAAAAACACACTTTTTGGGTTTCACATCATAATGCAGTAAATATAGAGTTATTACGATATAATATGACTGCATCGTTTTTTTATAAATTTGGTCGTGAATATTTAGGAGTTTTTTTTGTTTCCAGAAAATATAGATATGGAAACAAAAATTACGAAAAAACCCGAAAAAAACATTAAAAAAATATACACATGTGATGTATGCCAATTCATAACCAGTAAGAAATTAGATTATAACAGACATATTGTAACAAACAAACATGTTTCCAAAAGTAGTGGAAACAAAAAAAACTCCCGTTATTCATGTGATTTTTGCAACAAACAGTACAAAAATAGAACTGGATTATGGAAACATAAACAAATATGTTCAGGCAAACCAAACAACCCTGGTGACAATACTCTTACTTCATGTGATACTGCGTCAGAGTCGAATAAGAATACAGAAATCGTACAAACTATGATGCAGTTAATAAAACAAAACCATGAATTTAAAAGTCTTATCATAGAACAGCAAAAAGAAAACCAAACCTTACAAAAACAACTCCTAGACGCGGTCAAAGATACTGGCAATACGTATAACAATACGACTCATAACAATAATCAAAAATTCAATCTGAATCTTTTTTTGAATACAACATGCAAAGATGCGATGAATATGACAGATTTTATTGAAAATATCGAAGTTGATTTTAAAGACATTGAGAACATTGGAAAAAACGGGTATGTTTCAGGTATGACGGATATGATTTTATCCCGAATCAAAGAACTCGATGTGACAAAACGACCATTGCATTGTACTGATTTGAAACGAGAAACCATGTATATCAAAGATAACGATGAATGGAGCAAGGATACCCCCGATAATACCAAATTACATCAGATGATAGATTATGTGGCTAAGCAAAACTATGCGAAAATACCAATTTGGAGAAAAGAACACCCTGAATGCCAACAAGGAGGACACCCTCAATACGACTTCTGTGTATCTATGATGCGAAATATACTCGGGGATGTAGGTAATGACCAAATTCGACTGGATAATAAGGTTATCAAAAATTTATCTATACATATTTTTGTTGATAAGACAGTATATTGAACAAATTATATAATAAAAAAGAAACTGGTGACACTCAGAAAAAGTGGACAAAAATAAATGTCCATTTTTTCTTTTTCGGGTGGAAAACCTGTTTTAAAAACACAAAAAAACTCGTTCATAGCATATTGCAGCAAAACTGCCCGTCTATGTAGTTTACGTGACTGCAATATATTTTTTTCATTTTTCGATGAAAATGATTTAGGCATTTTATTTGTAACCTTATTATAGTAAAAATGGTTACAAATAGACGTGTAAAAAATGCCAATATTTTCAGTTGTGAAAAATGCAACTTTACGTGCAGTAAACAAAGCAATTATACCAAACATCTACTCACTGCTAAACATATAAAAGTTACAAATGTTACAGAATTGGCTGAAAAAAATGCCACACCATTTATGTGTTGCATATGCAACAAAGAATATAGTTCTAGAATGGGATTATGGAGGCATAACAAAAAATGCCAAAAAATAGACAACGAAGACATGTCGCACCATATCGAGAACAACATAACAGATTCTAACCTGATTACCAAGCTATTAATGCAAAATCAAGAACTGTTGACGTCCAATCAACAGTTCAAAGAATTTATTATAGAACAACAACATGAAAATCAACATTTGCAAAAACAACTTATCAACGCTGTTAACTGTGGAAACACGTATCATACTACCACCACTAATAATAATAACCAGAAATTTAATCTTAATTTCTTTTTGAATACTACATGTAAAGATGCAATGAACATGTCTGATTTTATTGAAAATATTGAGATTGGTTTCAAAGACATTGAGAACATTGGTAAAAACGGGTATGTTTCAGGTATGACAGATATGATTTTGTCTCGCATCAAAGAACTCGATGTGACAAAACGGCCATTGCATTGTACTGACCTGAAAAGAGAAACGATGTATATCAAGGATAACGACGAATGGTGCAAGGATACACCTAACAATTCAAAGTTACATAGAATGATAGACTGTGTTGCAAAACAGAATTATGCTACCATACCATTATGGCGTCAACAAAATCCAGAATGTCACGATTCAAACAATCCAAAATATGATTTTTGTGTACATATGATGCGCAATATATTGGGAGATGTAGGATTAGAACAAACTAGATTAGACAATAAAATAATCAAGAATTTATCAAAACATATATTGGTAAATAAAGAAGTATAACATACATTTTACGTATGTTATATAAAAAAGATTTCATGAAGAACCCTTTAATCATGCAATCTTTTGGGAGGTAGGTATGTATATGTTGCTATACACCAAACAAGCTGTAAAAATGGAACGGTTATGTATCTATATATACGTGTTTGTTTTCTTTGATAGATATTGCTTCTAAATAATCTTCAGTTTTCGTATTCCGTTTTATATCGATGAAGCGCAGCTCTCTATGATTACACATGGCACAACTGTCAAGTGCAGGTACCATTGTTGACATACAATGATAATGAAAACGGTGTTTGCAAAAAGCACAATGAATATATCTATGTTTTAAGTCTAAAGAACATAGGTGACATTCTAGTAGGTCGTTTTCTTGTATATGAAAACAATTGCCCATTGCGAAAATAACTATACACTAGCGAGCTATTTTTATTCTACTTGTACACCGGATATAGTTGCTAATGTGCTTATGTATCATCCTCCAATTCATCGATAGTGACCTCTTTTTTGGTGTTCTTATCTAAATATCGATACATTCTTCGAATATCCAATTTGTTGATTTCATATGGTTCGAATATTTTTTCTAGATTAACTAATATTTCAGTATCATTTATGAAATCTTTACCGATGCACAATCTTATTTCTTGAAATAATGAGATAATGTCGCGCTTATCCATACTTAAACGTTGCGACAAATCCTGCATGAACAAAGAATTATTGTATTCCGTTGAATATTTTGTAAGCACTTTTGTAAATCGTATATCATCCGGCGGCGGCAATGAATGTGAATTTGTATGAATATGAAATATGTTGTTGTTGTAGAAAGTTTTAATAAGAGAACTCATTTCATTGAATTGCCATATTTGATTTTGAAATGTGATTCTGTCAATATAATCCGCAAAACAAATATTTCGTAATATTTTGTAATATAATGGGTACCCCTGTGCAGAAGGAATATGGGTAAGCATCTCAATTATATTTTCATGCCATAATAAGGCAACAATGGTTCTATCCGTATCGTTCATCAACGTACAGTGTTTATCAATTGGATAATTGTTACCCAATAATTGCTTTGTGATAGTTTTTGCATCTTCATTAAAACTTTTCGTATGAAACATACTCAAAATATCACAATTATTGGTTCCATTTATTTTCTTCTGAACGATATCAACCGCAAATTTTAACTTACACATATCACCCTGTACATAAGCAATTATTGCATCTAGTTCAGTTTTCTTCAGGAGATGACCACCCTTACCTATAGCGTCGAATACGTTTTTAACATGACACCCTTTTGGAGAGGGCAATTCAAATACATTGCACACTTTCATTAGCTCCCTCATTTTTTTATCTGTGTAATAATTACCAATGCAGATTATCGGGTTCATAGTTTTGTTTTCGCTCTTTTGTTTTTTTGTCTTCTTCTGACGAATCAGTTTTATTAACGCATTGATGCCGCCCTTGTCGCCACTATTCATACCATCTATTTCGTCCATAACAATCGCTATCTTCTTTTGTTTTCGTGTCATCATATCCAATACATTTCTGTTTGATACATTGTCTGAAGTAATGGTTTCTATCAGATTTTTATTACGTATATCACCAGCATCATATTTTATTATATCATAATTCAACTCCTTTAACAATTCAGTTATAAAATAGGTTTTGCCCGTACCAGGTGACCCATATAGATAGATGCCCTTCTTATACGTTACATTATGGCATTTTTCTTCGAACTCCATTAAGACACTCTTTATTTGATTCTTGATATCATTGCGTTCAAAAATAGTATTAATATCAATCGATTCCATAACAATAATAATTATATACTATTGTTATGTTTATATACGTAAATAAACGAATTATTTACCAAAAGAGCTGAAGTCGGCAGTTATGGGCATATACTCATTCGGCTTTTTATAAGGTAATTGTCCATAATAAGAATACGGGTCATTATTGCCCTGTGGCATCACTTGTGTCATCTGTTTATTAGAATCCTGTGGTACCTTTTCTGTATTATTAGTATTATTTTTAGCACCGGCAGCATCGGTTACTTTTTTACCAGCACCTACTATACCAGCAGCAACATCTCCTACCGCACCAAGTGCACTCGATGCAATGCCACCTGCTGCACCTACTGCACCAGTTGCAACATCCCCGACAGCACCGACTGTTCCTGATGCAACATCCCCGACAGCACCGACTGTTCCTGTAGCAACATCCCCGACAGCACCGACTGTTCCTGTAGCAACATCACCTGCCACATCGACTGTTCCTGATGCAACATCCCCTACAGCACCGACTGTTCCTGTAGCAACATCCGCAGCTGATTTTTTGGAAACAGCATCCCCCTCTACAGTTGAGTTGCCTTTCTGTGTCAGCGTACCTGAGCCACCATTTCCACCGCAATTGGAACAGGCACCAGTGAAATCACATGCCGGGCATGCAGGACATACCGGTGGGACAATCTGTGTTTTCAAAATATAGTCGTTTATATCTAGTCCAGTATCCTTTTCATTACCATCGTCCTCGTTATCTTCTTCTTTTTGTGTGTTGTCGTCTTCACCTGTGGATGATAATGTACTGCCATCATCTATACCATTCGGGTTGAATCGTTTCAAATTCTTAATAGTTACATTGCCATTTGCATCTTTACCGACAATGACTACCATAGTTTCAAATGATTGAGAAAATACCATAACCGTATTTCCACCCATTTTGTCTTGATGCATTTGTACATCAAAAGACATTGTTTTGTATTCATCATCGTCTCCGAACTTTGTTTCTGTCACATCGTCGGCGCTAGTTTTGTGGATAGCTATTTTGTTTGTATCTCCACGCTTGTATACATCGACACCCTCTTCGCCGCTGGATAGCAATAGACTACCATTCTTCATGTCATAATGAACAAATTTATTCAACTGATGGACCTTACGTGCACTATTGTACATAGGCACCGATACATCAGTGTTGTTGTGTTCGTCGGCATCTATTTTATAGTCTTCGATGTATATTTCTGACCCATCCAATATTTTACTGTAAACAACCGATGTATCACTAAATAAGAAAGATGCTTCGTTTGTGATAGGACTTGTAGTTGTATCTAAAACATGTAAAAAAGTCTTTTTCCCCCATGGCATATAGAGTACAGAGTATTTATCAGTATTTGTACCGTCCGTATCATATATCAATGGGGTATAGGAAGATACCAAAGATTTTGTAGGAGGTGCAATCTTTTGGGTAGCTGATGTAAGCTCATATGTGTATGCAACCGATGAACTTCGGGGCATCACGCTCATTTGAGTGATAGTATTACCAATCATATCTACATTTCCAGTAAATTCAGAAGAGGTCAACTCAACGAGACTACCATTCTTATTATCAAAATATAGATTATCGTACAACTTGTATACTTTTTCGTTGGGATTGTATTGAGGAACAGTCTGTCGTGAAGCCGCAGGTTCACTTTGTAAAAATGAAACGAACCCCTCTTTCTGAAAAGAGGTTGAATTATTGAATACAATCAGCACAACTAAAACTACTAACAATAACAAAAAAATGGTCAATGGTGTAATCTTGAATTTCATTTCAAAATAGAATATATATAGTATATGTTGAAAATATATATGTTAAAATAGAGTAAATAAAAATTGATAATAACATACAAAGGAAATTTTCACTAACAACATTATATTGTTAGTGAAATGCCAAAGAAAGAAACAGTTCTTTTGGAAAGGTTTTATGATACCGATAACAAATATGAAATTTGCATAGATGAAGCCGGTAGAGGTTGTTTGTTCGGGCGTGTGTATGTAGCATGTGTAGTTTTACCTAAAGACCCTAGTTTATTTGATGGAACAAATATCAAAGACAGTAAAAAATTCTCGTCAAAGAAAAAGTTGAAAGAAACCGCCGAATACATTAAACAGAACGCTTTGTACTGGAAAGTGGAATATCTAGAAGCAGATGTGATTGATGATATAAATATACTCAAATCAGTAATGCGAGGCATGCATAGTTGTATCAGAAACACCATCCATTCTATTTGCGAAGATAGCCCAACAAATGTGACCGACATCACTGCAATTGTAGATGGAAATTATTTTACACCATATATGCATTATAACGAAGCGTCTCAATGTTTGGTAGAGTTAAATTATACTACAGTAGAACAGGGTGATGCAAAATACATGGGTATAGCAGCTGCAAGTATACTGGCAAAAAACGCCAGAGATGCCTATGTGGAAACATTATGCGACGAATATACGGTTTTAGATGAATATTATGGATTGCGTAAAAATGTTGGATATGGAACTAAACAACATCGCGAAGGCATTCAACAATACGGCATTACCCAATGGCATCGAAAAACCTTCGGGGAATTATGCCGCAACGCGGAAACATTTGATGTTGTTGCTCAGGTAGATTCATGATTGTCTATCATTAACTGTTCTACGTTTTCTCTAGCGATGGTGTAAAAATCAGTGTCACTGTCGTTTTTACTATAACCCACTATAAATTGTTTTTTATCTGTTACATAATCAAATCCAAGAGTGTATTCAACTTTGTTGGCCGAAAATGTACACAACCTGGAATATCTTTTGATTGTCATCGTATTTTTATCTAGCACAACAAACAAATGGTAATATTGTCGCTTTGTTTCATAACTAACAATATGTGCGATGAACCATATTTCGTCGTCAATCACTACACCATTGGTTGAGCCACGAATGTCCTTGAAAATGGGAGGGGTATCCACTGTTTTTATAATGCGAACTGAGTTTGTTTGCAAATCGTCGGTTTTCAATTCTGGGTTCTCAATATCGCAAATCGTTAATGGGTGCCACTTATATATAATCCGTTGTTTATCGCCATCTGGAAACAATACCCAGTTCTTTTCTATTTTTGATTTGTTTTCAATATTCAGTAATGTGGAGCAAAGTTGCTCATTTTTTAAATCCAATTTACCGTATTCTATCGTAATATTCAAATCTGGATACTGCGTGATTCGGTTACCAGTAAAGTATAATTCGTTTTCCATACTTGTGATGCGAATATCTTCGATTCCTTTGTAAAATCCATCCATGGACGCATCGTATTTGATTTCAAATTGTCTAGATAGAGTTAGTGCGTCATCGGTTATATCATACACTGCACACATGTTTCTAGTTTCAATGGTTTCTAAATTGCAATAATGACCCGTCAATCCCTTTGCTTTATAAAATCCGTCCTTATCTATGTAATAATTGACATACCGGGTAACTACGACTAACTGATTGTTGTGAAAACAAATACTAGGCGTTGAATTGTGGAACTCGTATGAATGTTTCATAGTCATTTGTGTTCCATTCTCTTTCAATGTATCTAGGGCGATGGCTTTGTCCATCTTCAAACGAGTTAAATCTACCGCATAATATTTGTAGTTTGACAATATGTTCTCCTTGTAACTAGAATGCAATGATGGTACATTCAACAGATTGATGCACAAATTATTCATCGTATAGGTATCGAGTGCCATATAGTAACCAAGTATGGAGAGTTCATAATCCAATTTGTAATCGTAAATGTCCTTCACTAAAAACAGCTGGTCATTTTCAGCTATTTTACTGCGATAATTCGTAGACATCAGATAGAAATGGTAAGCAACGCGTTGATGTCCTTTTATTCTATAATGCTGTATAATTTCATATATTGACTCTAGTCTATGCGGCATGCATTGGAAGGCGTCTAACCATGCGTCTACCGCTTCAGGCATTTTATTCAAATGTTTGTAACACAAACCTTTGTAGTAATGGCTGCACCAGATTTCCTGGTCCCACCCTTTACTCACTATACGTAAATTGTAATAGAGGATAGCTTCCTCATACTGTTTGTTGTCCTTGTAACTGTTCGCCAGATAAAACATATATCGCTCGTTTCGTGGTTCCTTTTCCAATCCGGTTTTAAGCAATTCAATGTCTCTGCTGTATTTACTGGATTTGGAACCACCGTCACCAATGTCATTGATGAAAATATCCGTCTTTGATATCATGTTCATAATATATGTACTATCCGATGTAATATACTCATGTGTTGCACCTAAGTAATAAAATCGCGTTTTATTACGAACGAGCCTGACATTTTTGTATTGAAATGCGTCATTTCCTTGCATCATGTAATACGCATCGTCCGTCAACGTGTTTTTGAATTCATTGATATCTAACAATGGGTTGATAATCAACTGCATGTCTGCGTCTAATAATAATATATAATCCGCATTGTCTTCATTTATACACTGAGATAATGCATAACTACGAGTCTTTCCAAAATCTTCGAACTTTTTTACGATAACTTTTCCCTCCATTTGTTTTTCTTCGAAATATTTGCAAATGATATCCACAGTATTGTCTGTACTTCCAGTATCACATATTACATATGTATCAATCAACTTGACCACACTGTCTAATAAACGAGTAATAATTTTACCTTCATTTTTTACAATCATGTTCAAACATATTTTAGGAGTTTCCATTCTATGTATATTACATATATTGTTTTCATATTTATATACCTTTTGAAGGAAGTTTTTTTCCATCTATATAATAACTTACAATGTCTTTTACACGATTTCATGATGACCCGCATCGTATCAAAAAACAATTAGAAGAGAGTACCTATCACGGTCGGTATTTTTTGAATACACCCGGACCCGGTATGGATATGCCATTTAGTGAGGACCCCCATGTTAGATTGCAAAAATGGGGCGCTAATTTACATACCAATTCTGTAAACTTAGAAAGTGATTTATACGGTCTTACTCGCACATACAATCGCGATTTGACAAACAAAAATGATTATAAACAACATCAGGCACGTAGCCAAACCAACGCCTATCGCGTTGAGCAACCTTTCACCGAAGAAAGCCGAGCTAGCCACCCTGCATGGACCTACAAAGATTTAGAACATTCTCGTTGGGAGTCACCTTTTTTGAATCCGCAAAATGATTTAGAGAGAAAATTTGATTGCAATATTCAAAGTCGCATCATCGAAAAAGATAATTTCCAGCCGAATATTCCAGTAGTTGACAGCCAGCAATATTACTTAACTGGCCCGTCTATGTGTATTGCTGGAAACGAAAAGGGGTGTTTTGGGTCTTCTATACAATAAATTATCAAATTTATAATATGTAAATATAGTAATATAGTATATATTATAATGGAATTAGCGATACCTGGCGTAGCATTAGGGTTGTTATATATAGCATCCAATCAAAATAGAAACCAAGATTCTGTAAATGAAAATTTTTCTGGAAACAATGGACTTCCCAATACAAATATTCCCAATAAAAATTATCCTTCCGAATACCCCGTATCTTCCAGCGAATTGGACCAAACATCGTCTTTGTCTCGCGTAAATAGGTTTGAAAGCAATGGAGTATATACGGACAAATATTTCAATGGACGTGAAAATAAAGGTACACAGGACGGTGTTACTCAACCTGAGTTCCTGTCATTGTCCGGCGAAAAAGTAGGCAGCGATTACTTTCAGCATAACAATATGGTGCCTTTCTTTGGTAGTAATTTGAGAACATCCAAAACGACAGCGAACTCTAATGAAGGAATCATGGACAATTATACTGGGTCAGGCTCTCAGCTCATGACGAAGAAAGAACAGTCCCCTCTCTTCGCACCCGATGAGAATGTTCAATTTGCACACGGTGCACCTAATCAAAGTGATTTTTTCCAATCTCGTGTCAATCCTAGTATGCGCATGGCAAATGTCAAGCCATTTGAAGAAGAACGGGTTGCTCCTGGGTTGGGACTGGGATATACCAACGAAGGCGGCGATGGGTTCAATTCGGGCATGATGCAACGTGAAAGCTGGATGCCAAAAACCGCCGATGAGATGCGCGTGGCCACCAATCCAAAAGCGGGCGGTATTTCTTTGGTAGGGCATGAAGGTCCAGCAGGTAGCCACATTCAAAATATTGCTACTCGTGACCAAATGGGTGTTATGGAGAAGAACCGCCCTGACCGCGATTTTGTTTTTGATGACCGTGATATGACTTCTGGTAGTAAGGACATTGGTAGATTGTTCACCACTGGTGGCGTAGAAAAAGGACAGTCTTTGCACTCCATACCGATTGATAGACACGTGACCCGGCCTGAAACAACCACTTCTTATACAGGTATTGCAGGTGGAGACCAAGAAGCAAGTTATCTTCCAGGTGAATACATGCCTTCTCATAACCAGCAGCTGGGAGCAGTACCTCTGGGTGTAGCAAATGCAAATAGCCGCAACCATGCGACCAATGGTGATTATGGTATCAAATCTAAAATGGCTTACCCCAACAATCGTACATCGAATAAACAGGATAGCTATTTTGGGCTAGTGAGCGGTGGATTGAAAGCAACCATTGCACCTCTACTAGATGTTTTACGACCTTCTCGCAAAGAAAACGTTATTGGTACATTGCGTCCTTATCAAAATGCCGGGGCAACCGTCCCTAACTCATACATTTTCAACCCGGCGGATAGACCTGCTGCAACCATTCGTGAAACTACTGAAAATTCGAAAAATCATTTGAATATTAATGCTAACCAACATGGCGGTGCATACAAAAATACGGAACATCAGGTTGCCTATACAAATAGAAATGAGACTGGCGATTTTTACTATACTGGTGGTGTTGGAGCAACTGATGGGCATCGCGAACTGCAATCTTATGAAGCTATTCAAAACCAGAGAAACAATGACATTAAATCGAGTACTATTGACGGGCGATTGACAAAGGGTAATATGTCATTGTTGAACAGTGATATCAATATGCGAGAGAAAACGCGCGACAACTCATTGAAGAACAATCGCGATGTAGTCGGTAATATGCCTTATATGGCGCCAGATGTTTCCAATATGGGACGTGTTGCTGGGAATCATAACAAACTTCCTTCCAATGTTGACGCAACTCGAAATGATTGGGATATTAGTAGTCAATTGAAAGAAAATCCGTATGTTGTGAATTATAAAAATGGTCTTTAGAAAATATTTTTTGGTTTTATTTTCCTGCATTTTGTATATACTATATATATATACAACATGGCAAATTGGTTAGATTTATCCAACAATGCGAACTGTTTCGAATCCATGTACGTTAAAGGGTTCGTTGATATTAGCGGTGGGTCACTGCAATTACGCAACGCTGATAACCATTTATTGGTTGGCGGTGATGCTAGTTTCAATGGCGGAGTTTATTTAGGAGGAAAAAAATTAGTCGTTAGCGATGTAGTAGAATCTTTGAGTTTTACTGGAACTATCAATCAACTAGGTCAAGACATTGATGGCGAAGCTGAAAATGACGAATCCGGATGGTCAGTATCGATAAATGGTGATGGCACCATTGTCGCTATTGGGGCTTACTATAATGACGGCACTACCACTGGAAATGCAGGTCACGTCCGTATTTATCAATATGATTCTGGTAATGATATTTGGAATCAACTAGGGCAGGATATTGATGGCGATGGCGAAGCTGCAGATGACGAATCCGGACGGTCAGTATCGATAAATGGTGACGGCACCATTGTCGCTATTGGGGCTCCCTATAATGACGGCACGGATTTAGGCTATGAGGCGGGTCACACACGCATTTATCAATATGATTCTGGTAATGATATTTGGAATCAATTAGGCAATGATATTGATGGCGAAGATTTCTATGACTTTTCAGGATATTCAGTATCATTGAATAGTGACGGCAACATTGTCGCTATTGGGGCTTACAACAATGACGGCACTGGTGAAGATCCTATGGGTCACGTCCGCATTTATCAATATGATTCTGGTAATGATATTTGGAATCAACTCGGCCAGGATATTGATGGTGAAGCTGCAGGTGACTGGTTCGGATATTCAGTATCATTAAGCAGTGACGGCACCACTGTCGCTATTGGGGCTAAACAAAATGACGGCACTGGTGCAGGTAATGAAGGTCACGTCCGCATTTATCAATATGATTCTGGTAATGATATTTGGAATCAACTAGGCAATGATATTGATGGCGAAGCTTCCAGTGACTATTCAGGATGGTCAGTATCGATAAATGGTGACGGCAGTCGTGTCGCTATTGGGGCTCCATATAATGACGGCACCACAACTTCAAATGCCGGTCACGTGCGTATTTATCAATATGATTCTAGTAATGATATTTGGAATCAGATGGGCCAAGATATTGATGGCGAAGATGCTAAGGACTATTCAGGATGGTCAGTATCGATAAGTAGTGACGGCACTATTGTCGCTATTGGGGCTTACAAGAATAACGGCACTAGTGATAATGATGCAGGTCACGTACGTATTTATCAATATGATTCTGGTAATGATATTTGGAATCAACTAGGTTATGATATTGATGGCGAAGCTGTAGATGACTATTCCGGAAGTTCTGTATCGTTAAGCAGTGATGGTAGTCGGGTTGCTATTGGGGCTTACTTGAATTACGGCACTTCAACCGATACTATTTGGAACAGTGGTCACGTACGTATCTACGAACTCGAAAGTACCAAAACTTACGTACAGGTATCCAAGCAAATCCCTCTTCAAATCGGTACCGAAACCCAGCGTCTCGGCTACGCCGCCGATATTAGCGGCATTGTCGACATTAGCGGCGCGCTCTTTACCCACGGTGATGCCAGCATGAACGGCAATCTCTATGTTTCCGGCGATGTGACCATCGATGGTGCATTGTCCTTTGGCAGCGCCACGATAGCCGCTAGCAATATCGCCTTTTCCTCGGATATTTCGATGAATGACCGGTTGTTCGTGAATGTGAGCGATGTGAGTTATAGTCATATTACGGGTTATTTGACTACAACAGTTATTGCAGAAAATCCATCTATTACACAATTAGGCCATGATATTGATGGTTATGCTACAAGTACTGGCAAATTCGGTTGGGCCTTATCGATAAATGGTAACGGCACTATTGTCGCTATTGGGGCTTACCTGAATGACGGCACTTCAATCGAGACTACGTGGAACAGCGGGTCTGTCTTTGTCTATGAATATGATGGTACTGATTGGAATCAACTAGGTCAATCTATTGATGGCGAAGCTGCTGATGACAGGTCAGGATATTCAGTATCGTTAAGCAGTGATGGTACTATTGCTGCTATTGGGGCTTTCAATAATGAAGGCACTGGTGCAGACGAAATGGGTCACGTCCGTATCTATCAATATGATTCTGTCGGTGATATTTGGAATCAAATAGGCCAAGATATTGATGGCGAAGCTACAAATGACCGTTCAAGAGCAGTATCGATAAATAGTGACGGGACCATTGTCGCTATTGGGGCTTTCCAGAATGACGGCACTGGTGCAGCTGATGCAGGTCACGTGCGTATTTATCAATATGATTCTGATAATGATATTTGGAATAAACTAGGTCAAGATATTGATGGCGAAGGAAGTGGTGACGATTCCGGAGACGCAATATCGTTGAACAGTGACGGCACCATTGTCGCTATTGGGGCTTACCTGAATGACGGCACTGGTGCAGCTGATGCAGGTCACGTCCGCATCTATCAATATGATTCTGGTAATGATATTTGGAATCAATTAGGCAATGACATTGATGGCGAAGCTTCAGGTGACCAATCAGGATATTCGGTATCATTAAATGGTGACGGCACCATTGTTGCTATTGGGGCTCCCAAAAATGACGGTACTGGTGCAGGTAATGAAGGTCACGTCCGCATCTATCAATATAACGGTAATGTTTGGAATCAACTCGGTCAAGATATTGATGGTGAAGCTTATAATGACTGGTTCGGAAGTTCAGTTTCGTTAAATGACAGTGGCACCATTGTCGCTATTGGGGCTAAACAAAATGACGGTACTGGTGCCGGTGATGCAGGTCACGTCCGTATTTATCAATATGATTCTGGTAATGATATTTGGAATCAACTTGCCTATGATATTGATGGCGAAGCTTCTAGTGACAATTCAGGATGGGCAGTATCGATAAGTGATGACGGCAGTCGGGTCGCTATTGGGGCTAACAACAATGACGCCAACGCCACTAATGCAGGTCACGTACGCGTCTATGAACTAGAAACTACTACCACGACCACTCCCATTTACCATTCAATCCATAGTGATGTCGACTCTTCCGGTACTTTTTCCGCGGATACAGACTTAAACAATACCATGATTGTTCCTGGTAACATCACCATCGTAGATTCTTCCAACAACAGCTACGGTGCCTACACCGTCTATACCGACAAAGCTGCTACCAATTTCTTCAGCGTCGGCAAAAGTGCCTCCCATGTATTCAATATCGTGGACAAAGACAATGCTGGTGTCTACATGGCCTCTGGCAGCACCAGTTTTACCTCCACTTCTGATGCTCGTCTGAAAACCGCCATTGAGCCACTCGAGGATGCCACGGACAAACTGATGCAATTGAAGCCCTGTACATACAAATGGAAGACCCAGGAAGAAGCCGACCCGAAGAAGCATGTAGGGTTCATTGCCCAGGAAGTAGAAGCCCTGTTCCCGAATTTGGTGAACGAAAACGACGGCACCGACGGTAGCACATACAAAGGCGTGGCAACAACCGATATGATACCATATTTGGTGCAATCCATACAAAAACGTCAAAAAATTATAGATGAATTAAAACAAAAGATAGCCGAACTCCAATAAATTAAGAGTCTCTCTGTATATATATTTTTTTTACTGTCCCCCCTGACCCGTTGACTCTCATTTTACAATTGCTAGAATTCAATGACGAATTTGAATCCTGAGAAAACACACTATTGTCGTCATTATCATACACAGATTGGCGGTTTGATTGTAAATAATTCGCATCGATATATTCATTGTTAGCGTGAATATGTAATCGAACAAATTGGTTCAAATCTTCCACTTTTTGTTCTAAACGATTGATTTCATTGCGTTGGTTGCAGTTCATAGCATCTAAGCTACGAATTTGATTTTTCATGACATCCAATAGATTTCGATATTGTTCATGATTGTCTCTTTTCCGTAAAGAATGTTTCTGCATAATATGATAAAAAAAAGATATCTATCTATATCTGTAAAAATGTTATCATTTATTGACTACATAGCTAGGACTATTCTTCTGTATTGCTTTGAAACAATTTACACATATTCACCGCCTCTATATTTACAGCAGGACGAGTAAATAGAGACCGAATCATGTTATCATTGCGAAATCGAATCGTATAATCTTGTTGAATATTATTACGGCCAATGCGTCCCATGGATTGATAGATTTTTTGTTGAGAAATTTCACTCAAATCTTTGCCTATAAATCCGTGACAAAACTGATAATTCGTTCCGTAAATATAATCAGTAGATGCGATTATCATGAATAATTTTTGTTCATCAGCCAATTGTTTCATAATTTCCATATAATTATGGTTTTTATGAAATTTAAATGTCCCAATGCCTAGCAACATGAGTACTTTGTATTTATCGTCCACGTCCATTTGCATAATTTGTTTTGCATTTTCTTCGCCAATATCTGATACAAATGCATTTTCCAATATATCATTGTGAGGCGACCAAATATGTTGGTGCGGTTTTGTATTTGGTACGTACATGGGGTCTAGCGAAACCATTTTTATTTCTTTTCGCAGTTTGTTAACTTCATTCATCCAGGATTCAGATTCTTTTGAAAGTCTACCGCTTTCTCTGGCCGCAGAGACTTTGTTGTCGTCGGTAACCACGCTTTCCTTCGCTTCAATCTGATGTTCCAATTTCTGTATTTGCGATACGATTGTGCTATTGCGGGTAATCCGTTGCATAATTTTCTCAAAAACAGAGGCAGCAATCTTTGCCTGCTGAATATAGAACTGACCGATTTTGTCGATTTCGTCCGTTAAATAAATAGTAGGTCCGTCAGTAAAGGTATATGCATCACTCGTGGTAGCGAGCACACCCCCACCGGATACCGCACGTTGTTTTGTTTCGTTTGAACCAGAAAATACACTGGTTGTTCGTTGTAGAGCCTGCCCCGCTGCGGGTTTTGCATGTTCAACACTTTTCATTTTTTTGATATTGTCCTGCTGCATATCGAATCTGTTCTTTCTATTCGCGTTCATGTACTTGTAGATATAGGGCCATTCTTTTTCATCAATATTGGACAATAGTTCTAGATAATACTCTTTCAAACTGTTCATAGTGATATCAGAGATAGTAGTAAAGTAATTTTCGACTTCCATGTTATCCTCTATCTCAATACTCTCTCCTACAAACTCGATAAATGTAATGATTTCTCTCAAATCGAAATAGCGAAGCAACGAGCGATTTTGCGTACAATGATTGATACAACGAAGCATATCGGAATGATTTTCGTATAAATAATGCGGCAATTCACAGAAGCCATCTTTGTTCAAAATGGGAATGGATTTTTTACAATCATGACTAGTAATTGCATGAAGTTCTGCCCCGTCAAATTTTTTGCAAAAATCTTCGTATACTGGCTGCAATTCGTCCCGAGAAGGAAGGGTAGCACACGATAGGACAACCGTTGGAATCTTGTTATTCATCCAGTTTTGATGAATCGTCTCGTGCAATTCATGTGCTTCATAATCCATAGTAATAGTGGGTTCGTCCCAATAGGTAACAATGTCATTTTTATCATTGAATGAGAGCATATAATGCATAGCAGTAATATAGGACTGTACATCACAAATCATAATTTGGACATTTGAACCTTCACTGTTATCAACCTTCCAAATGCCACCAGACTTTTTATTAATAGAGTACTCCACTGCCGAATAATAATGGAGTCGAATATCATTTGCACTCTGACAACCAAACGCAAATGCTACTTTTTTCTCAACAGAGATTGCACTCTTTGCCAATGCCAGTCCAATGTGTCTCGCAACGCATACAAAGATAATACGTTTGTTTTCAGACAGTCCAATCGGGGACAACGTTTTCCCGGTACCGGTTGGTGCAGTGTACAAAATCAATTTAGAATTGTCGTTGTTTTTAACAATGCGAAACAGTTGCTTTTGATGAGGATACAATTGTTTATCTTCGTATTTCATCAAATGTTCGTTTCGTTCAATAAAGCTGTACGCATTTGTAATAATTTCATTTGTATGTGTAAAAGAATTCGCCCATTCAATCGCTTTGTCAATATATTTCAACACAATAATATTGATGTCACTAATAGAAGTTTTGCGGATTTGTATGAGTGTATATAAATAATATGCGTATTTTTGTTTGCGATTCTTACTATGTTTCAATAGACTGTTGAGCATGTCAATCATAATATATTCAAAAATAATGTGTTTGTTGTTAGAGATTGTTTTCTCGCTATTTTTAATTCGCATCGAATCCACACTTTTGAGTTGTTTCATAGCAGTCCCTTCCAGGAAACGAATCGCAGTGAGTCCAGACAGTGGAGTTCCAGACGCATATTTGTTAATGGAATCGTGCATGGTTTTTTCAAAGAAGTTTCGAAAAATATAGTAATCGATTTCTGGTGATTTTTCAATTTTCGTGTAGGATAAAAATGTGGTAGTTTTGTTTTGTTTTATATTTGGTTCATGGAAGCCTTTGATAATTAGCTTCAATACATCCTTTTCGCTATCAGAAACCGGTTTTTCAATGGTTTCCCATTCTGACTTAGAGAGTTTTGCCTGATTTAAATCCATGATGAAGGTAGTTTGTCTATATGTACAGTGTATTCGTCTGTTCTATTTTCGTCAATTTTTAGACCATTGAAACGGAAACTAGCTAGTTACGTAATGTATTGATATAATAGATTAGATATCATTCGAAAAAATGATATATAATTTTGACATTTCAATATTATAGTTATGTTCTCTATTTTCCAGAAAAAAAAGATATACAGAGTATCATTTGAAGATGTTTTGTATGCAATTAGATATCCTGAACAATTCATTATAATAAATACATTATCTTCTGACGAACAGTCGTGTTTGATTACAAATACCATCGATTGTAACAAAGAGGAACAAATCATCAATGAATTATTAACAAGTTACAATTTGAATTCTAAGCACATTCTTATTTACGGCAAAAATACGGACGATGAAAAGATAGAAATCAAATACAATCAAATGGTGAGGTTGGGCTTTCAAAAGGTATTCTTATACCAGGGAGGAATGTTTGAATGGCTACTGTTACAGGATATATACGGGAAAAATGAATTTCCCACTACCACCTATATGTTGGACATATTGAAATACAAACCCCAAAGGAATTTTGCAGGTAGGCTAACATGACTCATTTCCACGAGCCGAAATATTTATGTTGTGCATAATCGCCAAAATATTGCCGCTTACCATTGTCTAGTATGAAAACCACGGATTTATGACTAGATTTCATATATATGTCAGTAACGTAATCGGGTCCCGTAGTTTTGTAGACATATTCGTCATTGTTGTGGTTGACGGTTTTGATTAATTTGTGGATGTTGTTGTGGATGTTATCAATGAGTTCTTTGATGAATGCATGTTTCGGTGCAGCAGCAAATGCATATTGACCAAGCAGAAACTTCTGATTATTATCATAATAAGGTTTGTATCTAGACTGCCCGCTATGTTGTTCGGTAATATACTCATCCACCGGGAACACCACTTCGTGTTTCAAAAGAGTGTCCATGTTTTTCAAACCATTCATATCTAAATCCATATATATGCCGCCGTAATGGTATACCGCAATATACCTAAAAAAATCTATTTTTTGAATAATAATAGGTATTTTTTGATAGGTATCGTAATAGTCAGGGTAGTTTGTTTTCAAAAACAATTCAATGTCTTCATCGGTAAAAAATTTGTATTCATATTCAGGGTTCTTTGATTTAATGGAATCAACTAATGTACTATATTTTGTTGGAATGTTCTGCGATTTCCACGTTTGTATGATGATTTTAGGTATGTATTGTTTATCTAAAAAAGAGGTTTCTTTCACATCGTACTGAAAATAGAACCAGCCCAAAACAACCAACAATATCAAAAGAATTATAATGTAAATCATTTGTATATGATAACGAAATATAATAAATATATCATTCTGTCGGTAATCGTCTTAGTTATCTGTGTATTGATTCTGCTCCAATTCGCGAAAAACAAACATATATACAGTGAAGCGATGAGCGATAGATACACTGCCGTGATAGTGGAACCGAGAGAACATGCGGCACTTGAATATGTATTGCAAAATGCGTTGGATAATTTAGAAGAGAATTGGGATGTACACATTTTTCATGGAATAAAGAACAAACAGTTTGTAGTAGACATAATAGATAATAAATTATCTGCATTCAAAGACCGCATAGTCCTTCAAAACATGTATGTCGAGAACCTATCCATAGAGGAATACAATCGTTTGATGACTTCCATTGACTTCTATGAAAAAATCCCAACAGAAACAATGCTGGTATTTCAAACTGACTCGATTATATGCGAAGAATGCAAAGAGTATGTCAATGAATTTTTACAGTATGATTATGTTGGGGCACCCAATAAAGAATGGGTAGGCAATGGTGGGTTTTCGTTAAGAAAAAAAAGCAAAATGATAGATGTATTGAAGACTGACAAACGGGCAGAGGGAGAGAACGAAGACGTCTTTTTCACGAAAAAAGAACACAAACTATTTATGCCTGACATTGAAACTGCAAATAGATTTTCGAACGAAGGCAATTATTCCCCAAACAGTTTTGGTGTGCACAAACCATGGTGGTATTTTACCAAACCAGATTTACATAAGAAACAGAAGCACTGTAAAGCACTGAAGCGGTTGATAGAATTGAATTGAATATAAAATTGACAGTTAGCAATGAGATTATACGTTATACACATAAAGATTTAGTATCTATTATATTATATAATGTCGCGTCCGAAAATTCTTTCAATCGAGGGGAATATTGGTGCAGGAAAGACCACCATTGTAGAAAATTTGCAGAAGCGGTTTGCGAACAACAAAGAGATTGTGTTTTTGCGAGAACCAGTGGACGTGTGGGACACCATTCGCGATAAAAATGAGGTAACCATATTAGAAAAATTTTATAACGATACGAATAAATATGCGTTCTGTTTTCAGGTGATGGCCTTTGCTACTAGGTCTGTTAATGTGAAAAATGCGATAAAAAACAATCCAGAATGTAAATATATTATTTGCGAAAGGTCTCTCGAGGCAGATAACAATATTTTTGCAAAAATGTTGAAGGACGATGGTAAAATCGAAGACATCGAATATAAAGTATACGAGCATTTCTACAAAAATTGCAGAGACGACGTAACACTAGATGGTGTTATCTACATTGATTCATCGCCGAACATTTGTCTAGAACGTATAAACAAACGAAGTCGCGATGGTGAAGGGGGGATTACATGCGAGTATCTCGAGAATTGCAAAAACTACCACGATGATTGGCTGGTAAACAATAAGCAGGAACTGCCGGTTATTCGTATAGATACAAATGAAGACGTTACTTATGACGAAACAGACAAAGACGACAAGGGGCATTTGTGGATAGATAGTATATCACAGTTTATCTTCGGGGATGATTCGCATGCGATGTCACTAACGAAACAAAAAAAAGAGTAAGACATTCAAATAATAGGCAATGTAGAAACAATTGCCTATTATTCATTATTTATTATTTTTACAATCCAAATTTGACAACAATTTTGACAGTCTCTTTTTTAATGCATTTGCATGCAGATACAGACAATTCTTCTCGGCGTTTTCTGGTTTTCGTGTTTTCATTTGCCAAAATTTCAGACGGAACTCTTTTCTTTGACGAACTGTTGCGATTATTCATATCGTTTTCAATAATCGTGTAATTTTTTTCAATATAATCGATGACTTTATTCTCGATAGCCCATTTAAAAAAATTCAATTGTCCAATCGTTGTCTCCATATGTTTATCCCCGAAAGGGATACTTATACGGTCCCAGCGACAAAAAGGGTCGAACCGTTTTTTAGAATATGCTTTCAATTTCAATTTATAATCATTGTACACTTTGAATCGCGTATTATGCACAATGCCTCCTTTGTCTACAGGTAAATCGTATACAGTATATGTTTTCTTCGCATAATTTGTAACAAACCAATCTACAATACGCAATGAGATGCGTGTTTCTCCGTTTATTATGCGAATGATTTTATCTACATAATCCGTTTCTCTATAGAATTCTTTTAAATTATTCATCAATAAATCATTTTGGGTTTGAAGTGTGTTCGAACAGTATAAACTCATTACATAAACATACGATATTTATTTATGCAGGTTTTTTGTAAAAATATATATTATCATACTATACAATGTACAAATCAATACAGGAAGAGAATAGACAACCCTACGTCGATACTTTAGAAGGGGATAGACTTACGTACAACATATCAAAGATATCGTTTATGTTTGTAGCTTTTTTAGTGATAGCGGGTGGATATGCAAATCAAATTTTTTCATGCAGTACCCAACGATTTTTAAGCAATAACATATACGGGAAACATTTGATAGGTATCGGACTCATATTTATGTTTATTATGCTCGAGGGAGGTTGGGATTTTGATAAAAAGGAACAAGATAAACATGCGGTAGATTGGTCAAATGGAAATTGTTTTGATAGTATGATATATGCGCTCGGTATTTATACCCTCTTTCTTCTGTCATCAAAAACAAGAATAGCATGGAATATGGGTTTTTTCTTTCTACTGTTTGTACTTTATGTAACCAATACACAACGTTTGTATTATTTTAATCGAAAACGCATAACACAAGAAACAAACAATAACATTTTGAAAGGAGAGAAGGTGGTACTATATGCATTACCGGTGTTGTTATTAACTGGAATAGCTGATTATTATATATATAAGACCAATCAATTAGGAAAAAATTTTCGTTTGTATTATTTTTTCTTAGGCAACCCGGTATGTACAAACCTGTAATTGTATCCACATATGTATAAGTATTTGATATGAAATCAAATATTTATTTAAAAATTACAAAAATAAACAAAGTAAAATGCTAAGATGCTAAGATGCTTAATTACTGTAAGCAGGTCCAGCCATGCCAGACATTACGCGAAGCACATTGTAGTTAACGGCATATACACGAACCTTGGCGGTCTTGGTTCCGGATACGGTACCAGAAGAAAGAACAAGCTGAAGAACAGCGTTATCAATTCTGGAGAAATTGCAGCTACCAGAAGGCTGGTGCTCCTCGGGGCGAAGGGCGAAGGAGTATACGTTGATACCAGCATCGGGGGCACGGGTGTGGTGCTGGTAGGGCTGGACAACATCGAAGTAAGAGCCCTCACGCTCAGAGAAGCGGTCCTGTCCGTTAAGCTGAAGCTTGGCGGTGACAACGGGATTCTCACCCCAACAATGCATGTCAAGGGCAGACTCGGCGAGTACAAAGGAACCGGCATCAGAGAGAGTGGAACCGGCGGCGGCAGAAGCCTCCCAGGAAGCCTGGGCGGCGGTGGCATCACCTCCAGCGTTATCCATCTGGAAAAGACCATCAGAGTTGATAACACCGTCGGTACCAGATGTCTGGTCAAGACCACCGAAGGCATGGATGGCATTGGGAAGGGCATCAATGGCGTCAGTGTAATTGAAAGGCTGGGCACCGAGGGTCTTGAAGAGGGTCTCACCTCCCTCAAGAGAAGCGCAGTAGTCTACGTTCTCATCGGGCTGGACAACCCAGACAAGCTCCTTACAGGGGTGGTTGAAGTTGAGCTTAATCTTGTTGGAAGAGGAACCAACAGACTCGTCACCAGTGAACTGAACCTGCTCAATGAGGTACTCATGAGGGTTCTGGGCCATCTTGCGGCGCTCATCGGTGTCAAGGAAGATGTAGTCTACGTAAAGGGAAGCAGCTACGAGAGACTGCTGGTAGGCACTGCTGACAGACTGTGTGGCAGAAGCGGCATCAAGAGCCTTGACGGCCCAGAGGCACTCACCGATAGGGCGGAAATCGATGTTAATCTTAACCTCGTGGTACTGAAGAGCAATAAGAGGAAGAGCGAGTCCAGGGTTGCGGCAGAACCAGAACTGAAGGGGAACATAGAGAGTGGTCTCAGGAAGGGCGTTACGGGGAGCGCACACCTGGGCGGGTCCACCAGAGGCAGCACAGGGTCCAGATACATTAGCGAAACCAGGGTCAGTGATGTAGGTAAGAGCGGTGGTGTTGCCAATCATCTTGTAGTAACCAGACTGCTGCTCCTTGGAGAGGGTAAGCTGGTTCCAGATGTGCATCCAGTCACCGTACTGACGGTCAATGCGCTGACCACCAATCTCGACCTCAACCTGGGCAACGAGCTGCTCACCGATGTAATCCAACCAGCGGGCATATACGGGTCCGGCACTGTTCATTGTCTGGTCAATCTGGGGAAGAGTGACCTGAAGGTATGTGCGGTAGGCAAGGTCGCCGTTTCTGCTGATTGTGCAGGTTACGCGACGGCCGAAATCGGCCTGACCAGAGAAGGTCTGTTCGATGGACTCCATAGCGAAGTTAGTGTGGCGTCTGTAAGACACCTTCCAGAAGGTAATCTCGGGGGTTCCAGTAAGGAAAACGTCTTGGGCGCCATAGGCGACAAGTTGCATAAGTCCTCCAGCCATTTGTCTGTAGTTATACAATAGAAAAAGAAAATAATTTCGGGAAAATACGAATAATAACATTAATTTTCTTACTCATGTTTTTCCTAAATTATTATTTGTATTTACAATGCTGCTATGTATTTGCAGATTTGTATTTATTAAATATAGTACGTTAATAACGTTGTATTTTTTATAACGTTATTAACAAATCTACGTTTATGCAGTAAACTATTTGGCATTTGACATACATTTGAAATTTTCATTTCGAATTTGTCCTGGTTTACACTGTTTTACACATCTATTTGTATTTGGGTTCAATTCCTTTCCTTTGTTCATGCATTCTGTATGTTTATTGACAACTGGCTTTCTTTTTTGTGTTTTCTTAGACTTTTTTACTGATTCTTTCTTCGTGATGCAACGAAATTTATCGTTGCGAATTTTCCCCTCTTTGCATTTGACTACACACTTTTTTGTAATTGGATTATAATCTGGTTTACCGGAAGGACATTCTTTTGCAGAAGAATGAGGTGTAAAAAATGTCGATACTGACAAAGTTGAAGCGGTTTTTATAATTTGTTTGGAAGGACTCGGTTTGAGAGTAGTGTATACAATATGGTCATACAACAACTGATAATATTCTTTGTACAATTCTTTGTAATCTGTTTTACGTTTGAAAAAATCGGGTGTACAGTATTGCTTCATTAATGATTTTGCATCTTTAACGAATTCATCATCATCAAATGTTTTGTCTCTCAAAATAGTTGAAAATGTCTGCCACAACGCCAGCGTCAAACTATAAGTATCCAAACTATTCGCTACGCGCTTCAAAAACTGTGAATGGTTCATATTTTCATTGTATTGAGAACATTTGTCTTTGGTGAAAAATTTTGTATTTGAACAACTTAGTTCTGTTGGAAAATAACTCCATGAAATAGCCATTTTATTCTTATTTTTCTTCGCAGTTTCTATGAATTTGTCGATTCTGGTCATCAATCCAAAATCAATATACTTTGCTTTTCCCGTTTCAATATTGTAAACCATATTCTGCTTTTTGATGTCATGATGTATTATGTTATTATCAACAAAAAATTCTAGTCCTTTCATCAAATTCAATATTGATGTGAAAAACACTGATTTATCATGATTTGATAAATGTGGAAATAGGTTTGATACAAAATGATGTATATCTACTCCTCCGTCATCTAATAGTAGCATGGATATTCCAGAATATTTCTTATATCGTATTTGTTCTCTTACAGGACTTGCATTGCAACCTTTAATCATTTGTCTGAATGCAACATTTTCCTTTGGCTTGCAAACTTCGGGATAAGCCATTGCAAATTCTTCTATTCCTGGCATTTTTTTGAATCTTTTCATCTCTCGTTGTTCATTTATTGCGTCTTTATTGGACATTATTTTGGATACTTTATCCGTATAATCATGGTTTGTATCACATTCTAAACTAGGTTTTACTACACACCCATATGACCCCTGTCCAATTAATTTATTTTCCATTATACATTTACAGTACAATTTTTCTTCGTTAGTCTGTTTTTTCAAAATCAGAAAACAATATATTGGTTGAAAAATTAGAGGATACAAAAGTTTCTAAATAATTTTCTTGAAACACTTCTCTCCTGTTTTCGTGTTTTTTCATGAATACATAAGAATCGTCCGTTTTTTTTACCGACCACCCCTGTTCTAAAGCATTCATTATAAATATCATCTTTTGTACTCTGGGTTTGTCCACCTTTAAATCACTCGGTATATCAATTTCAATTGTCTGGGACATTTATATTATTTTGTTAGATACAGTTTTAGATAGATATACGAATAAATATATATATAGTAAATATATAGATGACTACTATGCATTATCATTCTGCAATTTACAAAATTAATTCTAGTAAACTTCTAGCTACTCGTATTTGTTTTGAAGAATACAATTGTGATATCTTACCTACAGAATTGTCAATTCGAGAATTAGCAACACTTTTGAGCAAAATGCAAAAAACGTGTTTCAAAGATGCCAATTTAGGGAACTCGAATACGAAGCGTTTAGTAGAGTTATTCACAGCTCAACATGATAAAACGGTCATAGTAAGCATCTCCCTCGGTTTTTTATCCCATACGACAAACTATATGGATTTCGTAGACGCCGGGGCAGCAACCGTTCAAAAAAGCACACTAGATATGTTGCCTTATCAACAACCCTGGATTAACGAAGTTTGTCGTGCAAAAATGAGAGAATTGTCTGGTAAATCGCCGGTGTCGATTGTCATGAATATGATTGAAAAGTATGTGGTTACGTATTTAATGAAGACGTCGAAAAAAGTGGACGGACTTTATTTGTATGTGGAAAAAAACCCAGACCACGGTAGTCCAGGATTTTTAATGAACTATTACAAAAGATATGGGTTCTCCATTATGAATATCCAGGACAATGAATATTATTACATGCAGAAATCACTCAAATAAAAAGCGAACATATGATAAAAAGCGAACATATGATAAATATATATATATCTAGTTATATATATATCTTATGGCAGCGTTTACACCAGAACTACAATACAATTTTGACGTAGCATCTGATGATATTCAAACACAAACATGGAACAACGGTTTGAATTTAGAGGATATGGACCATGATGCCGGGAAACCCAAGAATGTTTTTTATCAAACATGTCGTAATTCCCTATTCGACAATGGTATAGATACCATTGAATATCCTAATCTACTATATGTAAAACCGATAGTTATCCCTAAGAATCTGATTACCAATCCTAGGGAAAAGATAATAAAAGAAAAATATTCAATGCGTGACACTGAACCTGCATATAAATTGGGAATGCAGGAGAAATATACACCTGCTTATTATTTTGACCCAGCGACAAGAACCTATCCTGCTGAATTTCCAGATACAGTCAAAAATTTTCATGGCAAAACAGTCAACCTGAAAAAATATGGTTTGAATATCGAGTTATATTTTGAACTTAAGGGTACTAAAATTACAGGATTTACTAAAGGCAACCCAATATTAGAGGATACACCCAATCCATCGATATTAGCAACTACGATTACGATTAAGAATACAGGATTGAAAGACACGTATACAGAATATATACACAAAACGGGGTATACCATGGGAGTTACAACAACTGGTAAACAAATAAAAATTCCAGATGCAAAAAAACAATCTCAGGATGAATACAACCACATTATGTCACAAACATTTATATTGGGAAATGGAGAGAAGGATAACTTTTTCAAAAAGAATGAAGGCATAATAGAAACTGATAGTGATTATAAATATCTATTGTTGCGCGGACAAAGAATGATAGTATACAAATTGTTAGGTGATTTGTTGCATGCTGCATTTGCAACACCGGAGGACTTTGTCTTTACGCTAGATACATATTTGAAAGATAGATGCAGGAAAAACAAAGTTGCCGTTGTTGCAAAAGAGCTGAATATGTTAGATGTTTTGTTTGATAAAAAAACGAAACTATATAAAGTATGGATTGATAAATTATATGATACGGATGGATATGAAATAGACGGAGGAACAAAAGGCAAAAGGAAGAAAGCTCCAGCAAAGGTTCTTTCAAAAACAGGTAGAAAATCGAAGGGTTCAAAAGAATTAACGGGTAAGGAAACTAGACTGAAAGAAGGTCGAGAGGAAGTGAGTCAATTTCTCACGGTAAGAAGTAATAAGGATATAAAATATAAAAAAATATTAGTATCTTCTTTCAATTATCATCCAGCAGATGAGATGATTCCAGATTTTACAGATGAAGTAGATTCAGAACAAATGGGTGGTAGAGAGAAGGAGTATCCTAGCGAAATGATATCTAGACCGGATGGAGTTGAAACCATTCCTAAGTCCGACACAATACCTATTTTCAACAAGGATGTGAATCTTAAAACCGTACCTGAATCCTATCCTAATAATATAGAAATAAAATTTCCGGATTATCAGACATTAGACGGCTTATCTGGAAATTCTATTCCAGCATTCCTAGCATACATAAGAGACAAAATAGAGAATCAACAAAAGTTAAATGAAGATATAATTGATAAAATAAACAAGGATGAGGAAGAGGAGGAATCAGTAGAAGCTGAGGATAAGGACATAGCAACGGAATCTGTTCACAATACAGAAAGAGTATTTTCAGAAGGGGTCGAAAGTGTTGAAACCCAGGTATTGAATTTAATTGATGGCATTACAGACGCATTGAACAATAAAACAGACGTTAGTGAATTACTCAATGACCTTATGGAATTATTGGTAGATGATATGAATATGATTTTTGAAGGAGATTTGGAAATATATTTGATTCGAAGTATCTGTAATGATGATACCAAAGCATTGGATGCATACAATCTATTAGATTCACTCACTAGAGACCACGGATTGTTTGTATATGATTATCGTATGTTGAATGATTTTATCACAAATATTGAAACCATTAAAACTGCCGTTGAAGAATTTGAAAACCAGCCGAGTGAAAATACAGATAATACTGAAAATGTTTTTAGATTCCCCGGTGGTAAAAACAAACGCAAAACGCTAAAAAAACGAAAGAAAACCAAAAATACTTCTTCCAAAAAGGGTAGAAGAACACAACGGCGTCAAATAAAGAAAAAACGGCAAACAAAGAAGGAAAAAAAATCAAAGAACTAACCTATTGGAAAAAAACTAACATAAAAAACATATGATTGTATTATTATCTAGAATCATATGTCAAACAAAAGAGGGCATCATAAATCGTTATCAAATCAAAACTTACGTTCTATTGATATCAAACACAGCGAGTTACTAAATAAATTTGAGAAAATAGAATTGGAGGTAATACCTGCACTATTATCAGAAAAAGAGATTCTCAAAAAATCCGTGTCTACTTTAAATGAGTCTCAACTAGAAGAGTTCATGAAAATAAAAGACCGATTGAACGAAATCAAAAATGAATTGAAAACGTTGAAACAAGAGAAGAAAAAGTATTTGCTAGACAATTCAACCCATGTCTTCGAGTATTTTGAACAGAAACAGCAAATATCCAATGACTCAAATACAATCAATCAAAATACTCAAGTTCTCAATAGCTTTTTCAAAATAAAGGCTACAAACACCGAATCAGAGGATTTGTCGAACGATAAATATATCCAATCGAAAAAGTCGTATTTACAATATTGGTCAAATGTAAACAATGAGATACAACATATTCAATCGTATATCATACCAACGGACATTTGTAATATTTGTAGAAAGGGAGAAATGATAGCACTAGACGAAGAAGGGATTTTGGTTTGTAACAATGACCAATGTGGAAAATTCATTTCCTATATCATTGACAGTTCAAAACCGACTAACAAAGAGCCACCGAATGAGGTTTCTTATACCGCCTACATTCGACTGAACCATTTCAAAGAAATATTATCACAATTCCAGGCAAAGGAAACTACGCAAATACCCGACGAAGTCATCCAGGATATACGAGACAGAATAAAGAAAGAGCGAATAGCCGACATGTCCCAAATTAATTATGACAAAATGAGAGAAATATTACGGAAACTAGGATATAATAAATATTTTGAGCACATTCAATACATCAATTCGATGTTTGGTATCAAACCGCCTGTAATGAATGAGGAATTACACGAAACTCTCTGCGTATTGTTCATAGAAATTCAAAAACCATGGGCGGTCCACTGTCCGCCGAATAGGACGAATTTCTTTAACTATACGTATACTTTGTACCAATTATGTGTATTACTGGACCAGACACAATATTTGCCTTATATCCCGATGATGAAAGACCGGGAAAAACAATTAGAACAAGACATGATATGGAAAAAAGTATGCAATGATTTGGACTGGGAATACTTTCCTACCGTATAATTGAACATATCTGATTCAAAATAATTTAGTAATTGTTTTGAATGACATTGCATTCAAAATGCAAATTATTTTTGATGTCATAATGTAAATGAATTTATTAGATATCAGCCATAATATAACGGTTGATGTTGATGTTGATTATAGTGTATCACCATATACGCCATTAAGTATAGAAATAAACAGTCAGCCAGACGACGATGATAGTAAGAGACATGATATATCTGGTAATAAAACAATGCAAAATGATATTATGCCAACACGTCTAGCCCTTCCAGTTCAAACAACCACTTACAATATACCAAAAAATGCCTATAAATATTCAATGGAATCGATAGCTATTCAAAACAGTGATGGTTTTACCGGGAAGAATGCATTTACAAGAAGGTCCATATATGATTCAGACACAGAATCAGATACAGAGACGAAGAACGAAAGATGGAATCAGTTGAAAAAAAAGACTGAGAGTGATGTATTTGATAAAAATAACGAAATCGGATTAGATAGGTTTCTATATAATCATTCGAATATACTCATCGACGATTCATCTGATGATACAGAGCCTTGTAAAAAAAATATTACAAAGTCCCAGTTATTAGGCATATTGACTCAAATAGAGATACCGTGGCATGAAATAGATGAAATCAAAAAATTCGTCAACGACACATTCACCACGGATTTAGTGTCGCTAACCTCTACACATCTAGATATTATTTCTAGTTACCTTAATAGTCAAAAGATGATATATACAGAATCCAGCTATTATACTTCAACCTGGTTAAATTATCTCATGATACCGACTATACTCATATCTGCAGGAGCATCTGTAATGAGTGGTGCGCAGGACATCATACCCCATTCACAATTAATTATTTCGTGCATAACGGCATTTAGTGCATTTTTATTATCAATTATCAATTATTTGAAGCTTGATGCCGCGTCGGAAGCGCATAAAATATCCGCACATCAATATGATAAACTACAAAGTCACATTATGTTTTTTTCGGGAAAATCTCTCCTGTTTAGTCCGGCGTCTTTCAACTTCAATACTCGTCCAGGAAGAGAAGCTAAAAAAATGCTAGAAGCTAAAAAAAAGGTACGAAGTCTAATAGAAGAAGAAGAAACAAAAACCATTACCAATCTTGACCAAATCAAAAATAATTATAAATCTGAAAAAAATTCGCTAGAAAAAGAAATTAAATCGATAAGAGAAGAAATAACGCTCATTCATAATGAACTTGACCATAAAGATAGTAAAGAAACCTCTGTAAAATCGAAAAATCTAGCTGCAAAAGAACATATGATACTAGACGAAATCAATAAACTAGAACACAATTATAAAAAGGACAAAGTGGCGGAAGGAAAAAAAATAGACGATTTTTGTGAGAATATTCAAAAAATTCAGAATGAGCAGCGTGAAGAAGCACTCATCCAATTAAACACCGAGGAAACCAAATTACAGGAAGAGCTGATGCATGATATCCTAAAAGAAATAGAAGATGTACAGAAGAAAATCAAAGAAATAAAAGAAACAAACCAGTTTGAAGTGCCTCGTACGATTCGAAATCGATACCCTACTGCTTATACAATCAATGTTTTTTCATTGATAAAAATGATAGAGGATTATAAATTGATATTGACTATCAAATTGTGGATTTACCGAAACAATATTCGCCAAATGAGGTATTGCATCAATAAATGTTGGTCTATATTGGATGCAAACAATTTAACGCGTGGTTCGAGAAATATGATAGAAGAAGAGTTGACGAAGTATAAGTTGGCGATGAAGAAATACAATGAGAAAAAGAATACCATTTACGAGTCTATGGTTGCTTTATCAGTTGCTTATATCGAAATCGATGCGATATTAGAAGACGAAAACAAACAGGGTGACATCAAAAAGAATCTAGGTATATTGTATTTTTTGTGTCCCTGTTTGATGCGTATTTTTCATAACAGTAGCTGGGTTAAGAACAGTTTTATTAATCATATATATGAAAATGCGAGTGCTAATTCTAAAAAGTTGTCTGACTTAGATAAAAAAAGTAAAAAATCTAGATATGAGAATTTAGTCTTTGAAGATGACATATTAGTTTGAAAGAGTCTGTAGATAAAATACAATGTATTTTTTATGCGTACGAAAGAATATCTCTTTAGATAATATATAAAGTATGAATAATGGGCAAATGTATAAAAAAAGTGAAACGAACACCAAACCTATGACCAGCCTGTCACGAGACTTCATTGGAAAACTAAGAGCTACCGATAATGGAGGCACGTTCTCATATAAAGGTGATAAATATGAAGTAACTGCTAACAGTCATTACAAGAAACTTACATCCCCCAAGAAACTAGGAGGTAAAAGGACCCGTAGAAAGAAAGCTACCCGTCGAAAGAAAGCTACCCGTCGCACAAGGAGAAAAACTTCCAGAAAGTAACTGTTGTATCCTAACAATATGTGAACGAAATATAATAATTGTAAAAATACAATCATTATATCATGTGAAATTACACCTTTGCACATTTAAACAGCAAGACGAATACCACCTACAAGAGTGCTGCCGAGTGTCATACCAGCACCATTGCGTGCACTGGAACCCATGGCAGGGATGAAGACGTCAAGAATGCTAAATGTAGCAGCAGCTGTCAATGCAATGATGATAATCTCCTCAACATTAAGAGCCTTCTTCGGGATAAGCATAGCACAGATAGCTACGGCCAAACCCTCGATTAAGTATTTGATAGCGCGCTTCAACAATTCGTTCATGTCAAACATTTCAGTCATTTTGAATGTATATTATATGCAAATAAAAAAAGTTTATTAATATATCTATGAAATTACTTAAATATATAATATCAAATCTTTTATATTGGCTAAATGTCTTCGTTTGAGCAAAAAAAGTTACCAAGCGGCGAATCGAATCCTAAATATGTCGACCTATGTGATGAAGACCCCAGTATTGCTGGTCAGAAATTCGCATGTATGTCTTTTGTATCTCCTGAAAAGATTTTGAAAAAGAGAGAGGTCTTTCTCTTTGACCAGTTTATTAAGCAATGGGAATTTTCTAAATCTATGGAAAGATATTTCGATTTTATTCATTTTATTGCCTATAAACATAAGGTGAATGTAGAGACCCTTATTGAGGATTTTAATGAATTCGTAAAGGAAGAAGGGTTGAAATTGAAAAAAAGCGGTATTGAGGATGATTATAAAAGTTTTATGGATAGACAGGAAGATAAGCTGAACGAGCAATTCAGCAGGGAACATGCATTCCAAACATCTGTACGTGGATTGAAAATTAGAGGCGTATTTTCTACACAGGAAGAAGCTGAGATGAAGAGTAAGAAATTGCGCGAAAATGACTCTAATCATGATATTTTCGTTGGACCGGTTGGTGTATGGGTACCATGGGACCCAGATGCATATAAGACTGGCCGCGTAGAGCATCTAGAAGAAGAGCTCAATGCTCTCCATAAGGAAAAAATTAAAAATGAACAAATGGCTAAGAAAGAGTTCGAGGAGCGTATTCGCGAAACAAAGAAGAAGGCGATTTCAGAAAATATCGAAAAGGCGAAGGAGAACAACAACGTGTTGACCCAGTCATTGGATGATGAAGGAAATCTTATCGGGGTGACCGAGACGGTTGATTTCGAATCTCGCGAAGTTTCCGATGCAGAGTCGACCAAGCTACACAATGAAATGCTGATGGAAAATGCTTTGAAATCAGTCGTAGAAGAGGAGGAAGACTCTTTGGAGAAGGTAGATTAAAAAATTGATACATAGATATGAACATTATTATAGAATAACTATTTATAATAATGAATTTTGCTATTAACGTACCTTCGACGAGACAATCGCGTCTCAGTCGTCGAACGCAACAGCGCGCAAGACATAGAAATATCTCTCGCATGGCGCAATTAGATGGTGTTAAATGGACAACGTGTACTTTCACACACATGCAGCCTGTTGAAAACGTAAGCTTTCTCAATGTTATGGAGAAGGTAGTATGGGGCTCTTTCAATTGTCTGACTAAGAAAGATATGACGTTTGACGACATGCAAACATACCACACAATCAACGAGGAAAGAATCACAGATTTGGGTATTGTTCACCATTTGTATATGCATGACATCATTCGAAGTAATCAAAATAAACAGAATGTGTCAAAACTGTGGGTACGTACTAAGGTGAATGAGATTATGAATAATAAATTTATATCAAAAGCTGATAAAACAAACTTCTTTGATATGTACTCGTTGTGTCAAAAACACTATACAGCCTTATCTCGATTTGCGTTCATATGTAGATTCAAACTCGCTAAGGTAGGGTGCGATACTGATATGTATATGAGTCCTATTTCAAAAGCAGGTAGCAACTTTGTCGAGATTCTTCATGCAAATCGTAGATATGCTTTTACTATTTCGGACATAATAAAAATTATTCGTAAGTCACTTTCCACCTCTTCTGAAATGTATGCAGACCCACAGACTATTAAAAATCCGTACAATAACATTTCATTCACTAAAAGTAATCTGTACGCTATTTATTTTGCAATCAAAAAAAGTGATTATAATATTCCTATTCTATTTCAACAATATTTCATTTGCAACTTTTCGTTGTCTAGACTACTGGATGATTGTGAAACACAGCTCAGAGAAATTGCTATCCGTGAAAATTGTCATCCCACAGAGGACGATTGTGTATGCGAATTATGTGAAAATATTTATGATATGCTCGAGATTTATAATGATACTCACTTCGAATTCCCTATTAATGTCGACAATGAATTCCCTGAGAAAATCCTTATCGATACATTCAAACCCTATATGAAGCATTATTATAGAAGCATGTATTCTCTTACTTTATCTGAAAAAATCAGAAGTAGGATATATTGGCTCGCCACAATGAAAAAATTCGCTTCAGAAAACCCTTCTTTTGGAAGAAAGATAATTAAAACAACTACGGATTTAAATAATAAAAGAAAATCAGTCATCTCCTATATTACCGACGTGGCATCTCATATATCTCCATGCAATTATAACATCGAAGAAACCAATAGCCATGTTCGATTTATAAATACCGAAAGCGATTTTGTGAACTCTTACAGAAAAGATATCAGACATACTATTAATAGTAGACAACGGGCAACGTTGGGTGTCAATGTGGAACAATACAATCAAACCACTAGAAATGAACCCTACCCTATACCAGTACAACATGGTTATTCGACCGATATGGTTAGATTGTTAGCAAACTACCCATCGTCTGGTTCTAGTAGTGATTCAAATACGGTAAGTAGTGAAGATATAATTGTAGACAATGTTGGCAACAATCTGTATATCTCTGATAATGAAGAAGAGGAAGGGGAAGAGATGGAAACGGATAGTATTAGTTAAAATTACCATTTAGATTTCTTTACATTGATAGTCGGTGCTGATTTTTTCTTGGATTTTGAGGGGTCATACGCCTCATCTTCGTCGTCTGAACCCATATTTTTAGATATATCCCAAAACTCCTTTGAACCCAGTCTAAAATCAGGATGGTTCTCTGCTTTGTACCAAAATATCTGGTCGTTCAGTTTATTCGATTTTGCGTTGTTATTAATCACCAAACATTCGTAATTTTCGGTTGTCTGGTCCATTACCGCACAAAACGCCTCCAATGTCGGAAACATACTAGCATAGTTTTCCCATATCTTCTTTCTGTTTGTTAGATAGGGTTCTCGAAGAATAAACACATAATCAATATTTGTTCTTAGATTTGGTGGTATACCTAGTGGATACTGCATGGTAATTATCAACATGATTTTCCAATGTCTTCCATTCATGAATAACAATCTCATCATTTTGTCCCTCGTCCATGACTGGTCATATAAACAATCATCTAATATAACAAATGCTCGAGGGTCTATCGTTGTCCGTTTGTAGGTTTCCATTTCTTTATTTACCTGTTTTAAAACCGTTTTTTGTCTCCGCAGTATATTTTCAATCAATACCGTGTTATATTCTTCATGAATGAACAATTTGGGTACATGTGCAGCATAAAAACCGTTTCCTGCTTCTGTTCCAGATATGACTGTTCCTATTGGTATGTCCTGGTGATAAAATAATAAATCTCTCACTAAAAATGATTTACCAGTATCACGTCTACCTATCATTACTATCACCGGTCCCTTATTTTCATTGGGCTTGAATGTAATCTCGCGCATATTAAATTTTTTCATTTCTAAAGTCATGGTTGTTTATGAATATGTAATATACTACTTACATATTTATTTCTTTATTATCAAACGTGAACTATGCAATCAATATATTAGTTATTAGTTCAACTACTTTAAGAAAAATATCTAAACCACTTATATTGATTTTTGTTTCGATTATGCCTAAATTCCAATTACATTATCATAAGATTCCTAAAATGAACAATTCATTTATTATTGACCAAACAGAGAATTCTGAAGAATACCAACCATACGCTATCAAACAATTGCAATGTTATAATCCCCTTTATAATGACCTGTTTCATTTAGATAAAAATACATACAACAAAATAACCCTGAATCAACGTTATCAAATGAATAGCTCAACTACTGTTTATGACACATCATCGAACATTACTTTAGATAAAAATATTTTCATCAAATTTTCTCCGTTACTTGACCCGTTACGCTACATGATTGGCAAATATGAACATCAATCCGCCATTATTCATAACCTACCAGGCATCTACGATATATCCATGAATATTCATCCTAAATACATGGACACTAATAACGTTTCATATACAGATAATTTCTTTTGCTATTTATCGAGCCAGATGTTACATACTCATAAATTTACACATGCTTTGGATTATTATGGCTCTTTTTTGGGTATTCAAAATAAATTTAAGTTTGATATTTCTGACGACCTAGAATATTTACATGACTCAAGTTATTTCAATAAACATGTGAATGATTTGTTTTCTATTACTACATCTGACAACCCTTTTTATAATTTCGCTTCTCGCGGAAATAAAAAACGTCTTCAAATAAACAATACTCCTAAGCACAATATCACGTGTCAATCATTACCTGAAATAGATACAGAAATCATTACTTCTAATGATTCTATCGATGAGTGTAATCTTATTTATGAAACAACGATTGATAAACAAACAACTGAGGATGATGAGGATGAGGGTGAGGATGAGGATGAGGATGAGGATGAGGGTGAGGATGACGAGGATGAGGATGAGGATGAGGATGACGAGGATGAGGATGAGGATGACGAGGATGAGGATGAGGATGAGGATGATAACAAAGCAGTAGAAGAATCTTCGCTAGTTAGTGAAGATAATTGGGAAACCGATAGTTCGTATTCTTCCATCGAAGAAAGAGAATCTTTTGCATTTATTAATAACTATCCGATACAGGGCATCTGTATTGAAAAATGTCATGGTACGCTTGACTATTTATTCGAATCGGAACAGATGAGCAGTAACGAGGGTATATGTGCTTTGTTTCAAATAATAATGACGTTATTGTGCTATCAAAAGTGTTTTCTGTTTACACACAATGACTTACATACGAACAATATTATGTTCATAGAGACGGAGGAAAAATTTATTTATTATCAATACAATAAACAGTTGTATAGAGTACCTACCCACGGTAAAATATATAAAATCATCGATTTTGGTAGAAGTATCTACCGATTCAATGGTCGAATTTACTGTAGCGATAGCTTTGCGCCAGGCGGCGATGCGTCTACACAATACAATTGCGAACCATATATAAACAAAAATAAACCGCGTATCGACCCCAATTTCAGTTTCGATTTATGTCGTTTAGGTTGTTCCCTATATGACTTTATTATCGACGACGACGAAAAAACGGAGGATTTCAATGACCTACAAAAAATAGTACAGCTATGGTGTACAGATGATACCAACAAAAATATATTGTACAAAAAGAACGGAGAAGAACGATTTCCAGATTTCAAATTGTACAAAATGATTGCTAGAACCGTGCACAATCATACTCCCGAAGCGCAATTAAAATTACCTTTTTTCTCACAGTTCGAAATATCTAAAAAAAATACAGATATTGCAAACATTATTGACATAGACAACATACCAAGTTATGTTGGGTAATTGAACAATGCCACTCGTTTAGCATTTATTGCCTTTTGTCCACTGGAATTAAATGTACAATTTAAATCACGCATTACTGTTTTCGTTACAGTTCCTCCATGGTCGCTATATATCACTCTTTTTATTTCAAATTTTTGCATTGCATTGTAGCAGTTTATGCACGGCGCAGAACAGTTCAGTGTATTGGTACTGGTTAATCTAGCAATATATAATGTTATTTTTTTCGTTATATTTTGCTTTTTGCATTGTCGTAGAACTTCCACCTCTGCGTGACAGGTACAAGTTTGTGATATCATTCCATCGTTTGAATAGGTTCGATAACTATTACATCCTCTTGCTACTATTTTTCCGGATACGACAGCCACGCAGCCATGTCTAAAAGATACTGCTGACTTACTCGCTTCGTACCCGGCTATTCCCATATATCGCATATCTTTTCTTGAACACGTCTCTGTCATTACATACTATGTTGTTAGTTTCTTAAATTGATTCATGGACATAGTTTTCATTCAATTTTTGTGTAAATCAATTAAAAATCAAATTTTTTTGCAAAATCAGCAGGTGTGTATATGGGAATATTCATTTCCTTGGCTTTTTTAACCTTGTTTGAAATGTCTTCGTAACTTTTTGTGATTAATATGTCTGTGTTTTTTCCTATATTATCATCTAAGATACCTCCCACTTTCTTTAACTCTTCAATTATATGTTTATCGCGTACTTTCGTCATTACTACATGTTTTCCATACAAAGGATGACCAGTATTTTGCATTTCATTCTTCTTTTCGTCAACTGTTACGATAGTATTTTTTAAACTTTCTTTTTCTAACATGTGAGTTAATTTTGCTTCTTTCATAAAAATCAAAAAATTGTCTATATTTTTTACAAAACTAGTTGCGTTCTCGTTGCCAATACCGGGTATTTGTACTAACTTCGTTTTTTTCTCTTCTGGGGTTTCCTTACTTAGTAAAATATCGGGCTGCGCTCTCATGATAGGTTCTATTTTTTTCAGTCCAATGCCACGTCCAAACATATTCGAAGCCGCCATAATTTCATTCAATGACGCTTTCTCTAATTTATCATGTATACCATCATATATTTTGCTTATCATTTTGGTTTTGAATCCCTCCACCCCTTCAAAATCGTTTTTTTTCATATGTATTATTTTTGGTATACTATTGAATCCAGCATTCATCAATCGTTTTACGTTACCACTAGACAGACCATCTACACTGATACCAGTGAAGAATGCTGTTATATTTTTTTGTTGCACAGTTTCGTCTGTTGATACGTCATCTAATATTATATCTATGTGTGTATCTGTCCAATGATAGGGAACGGTCGGCATTTTTGCTTTTTCGGCCTGGGTAGTTACCGATTTTATATGAGGTATTACGTCACCGCTACGAATCAGTTCAATTACCGCACCGATGCCTATTTTGTTTGTCTCTATGAAATTGCCATTGAACCCAGTTGCATATTCTATCGTTACACCCCCTAATCGAATAGGTTCTATACGAACCCGAGGTTTCAAATAACCGCTCTTACTTGGCGTCCATATTACATCTAACACTTTTGCTTCTGCGATTTGGTCAGATATCACCATCTTAAAAGCGAATGCGTGCTCTGGATTGCCAGTTTTACGCATATGTATTCTGTCATCACTTACTATTACTCCATCTATTTCATATTCGTAATTCGTTCGCCAATCTATCAATGTATCAGAAAGAGATTCGTTTGTAATATCATCATGAAATCCATGCTGTACAACATTATGTCCTAATTCTTTCAATTGATTCATTTGGTCAGAGGGTTTCAATTCGGGCTTTATCACTTCATATGCGACAAAATGCAAATCTCTCGCCTTTTCATCAATCGTTTTACTATTTACTATGCCCGATACCAAATTTCTCGGATTTGCAAATGTATGTTTGTATTTTTCTTCAAACACCGCCTTTGGAATAATAAATTCACCTCGTACAACATATCCAGGGTGTTTTGGCAATTTCAAAACCTTCAACAAATGTGTAATATCCTGCCCGACCTTACCGTCGCCACGTGTATACAATTTGGGAAGGTCATTTTCTGTTGTATACAGACCACTCACTCCGTCCAATTTACAGGATAACACGTAGGGTCCTGTATATTTTTTTTTCCAACCTGGCAATGCTCCGGTATCTGGTTTAATTTTATCCATTGACGCCATCTCATACGGTAGAGGTACTTTGTTTTTTTCTACCTTTGCACCCACACCTTCTAGTACGAGATTATTCGGGTATTTTCTCTCCATATATTCCACAATGATGTCGTACTCAGAATCTGTTGCTAATGGGTTTTTTGTATTGTAATACTGTTCATTCGCAACATAGATAATGTCTTCCATTTCCTTCTCGCTGATTTTTTCTAATACTTCAATACCGTTTTCTTTGAATGCTATTATATTTTTTTTTGCTACTTCTTTGTCTACTTTTGGCTGTTTTTCTTTGACAGTCTTTTTCATGTTTTCTTTATTTGAATTGTCACCATCTTTTAAAATCTTTTTTTTCATTGTTTTATTTACTGCAATATTTTTTCTAACTACTTTTGTTATTTCATCTTGTCTAATAATTGGTACTAAATCTGGCAATTCTTCTGCTTGAATTTTTGGTACCTCCTCTATTTTTGGTACCTCCTCTATTTTTGCTACTTCTAGCTTCTTTTTTCTAGTATATTTTCTTTTTGGTTTGTCCTGTTCTGTTTTTTTAACTGGCGATTTCTTTTTGGTTTGTCGTTTTACTTTCTGGTTGTCTTTTCCTTCTTTTTTTTCTTTTCCTTCTTTTCTTTCTTTTTCTTCCTTTGAACATATATGAGCTTCGCAGGGAGTACCGTCTACATTGCAATGACACCAGTTTCTACTGCCGACTAATCGGTTTGAGGTCCAACTAGGCGAGCAACCAGTTGCACATAACCCTCCTGGAACCGTTTGACAACTATCATAACAATCTGGTTTGCCTTTTTCTGTATGTTCATCGCCTACTACTGGCAGAGTAGTTTGTATAGACCGCCCATCTATTCTTTCCTCTGGTTTTTTATATTCTAGATAGAGAACCTTGAAAATGTCTTCCTCCGTCTTCACTTTTTTGTCTATTTTCTCTCCTTTTTCCTGACCCTTTGGCTTGTTGTACAATCCATGTTCGTTCAACGATATTTGCATTTTCAAAGCATATCCTCGCATAGAGGTATTAAACGCTTTGCTTCCGGTAAAATACAACACCGCAAATGGATATTCATCGGGTGGAGTGTACATAAAATCTACTCTTCTAGCGATTTCCTTGTTTTTTAATCTGGCAATAACCAGACATTTTGTATTCCCATATGACAATACTTCTACAATCACGCCATTTGCTTTGAGAGAATCGACAAATTGTCGAAATACCAACTGATTACGAGATGTTATAATCACATCTATGTCGCCAGACGTTTTCGCCCCACGGCGATAACTACCTACGATTTCATATTGACTGTCGTTCTCGGCTACTTTTTTGAACTCCTTTTTGAACAATGCATCGTATTCGTCTATTTCAATACGTGGGATTCGTTTTGAGGTATCTTCGAAATATTTCAACCCTATTTTTTGTGTATTGTTCAATACATCATCCTGTTTTTCGCGCAATTCCTCTATTGTACGAATCCCCTTTCCAATCAAATCTGTCGCTTTTTTGGGTCCAATGCCATGTATTTCAGTTAACCATGTTAATGGATTCTCTTTTTCTCGTTCCAATACGGATAATGTACCAGTGTCTACATACTCCTGCATTTTTAAGAGTATGGTTGGTCCAATATGTGGCTTTCCCTCCATTTGTTTAATATCTACTATGTCTTCACTTTCTGACAAGACGGTGTCTTGTGCTCGACTATAAATACGAGAACGAATAGAATCCCCTTTTTGTTGCAGTAGTTTCGACATTTTCCCTAACATATCAACTAATTTCTCGTTGTGTCTTACATGCGTTTTGTCTGAGGGTCCGGTATTTTCGACGATTTTTGTATGATTCATTTCTTTTTCGTATTCCTTTCTATTTTTTATTATCATTTTTTGGATACTATCTTCATTAATTTCAGTTTCTGATATATCCATAGTATATACTGTGGATATATAAAATAATACATATGTAAGTTAAAATCCGGGTTCATCCGTAAATATTTGCGTTGCTTTTAGGTTGCTAGACTTATTCTGCGTAACAACGTTCATAAAATCATCAATCGACCCGTTCATATTCAAAAATACAAACAACGTAGCGAACCCTGACAGAAATACATACACACTGTCTCGAATCGTGTTCTTCAACGGCTTCCATTCTTTTGCTATATACTTCATTTCAAGTATTTTCAATAAAAAAAATAAACAGGACATCACCAATGCTATGACTAGCAACTTTTCCATTTAATATATTACATTGTAGAATATATTAAATTGGTTTCAACGCATTTTCTTTTCCTAAATAGGGGGTAATTCTTCTATGTCATTCAAAAGTATGTCTTCCGTTGTGACTTTCGTAGCAGGTTCATCCAATATGTCAAATCCACTCAAATCTACGGGCTCAGTGGATATCCTGATTCTGTCATCTTCATCGTCTTCTTCCTCTTCTAATTTTCGCTGTAGTGCACGAGTGGTACTTATATCTTCTAACCTTTCAATTGTTTTTGGGGCCTCTATTTCTGTCTCCTTATCATTTTCCTCTAATACACTATCGATATCGTTAAAAGACAATTTTGTGACTACTTCATTCTCGTCAATGTTTTTGACTGCTGGTACCATTTCAGGTAGAACCGCTTCGCCCGATTCTTCGGTATTGGTTGTCGATTCATCTTTCTCAGAAGATACCGGTTGTGAGGATTCTTCTTCAGGTTCTTCTATATTTTCAATAAACACCTGTTCCTCGTGCTCTACACTTTCGTCCATGTATGCACGAATAATTGCCTCGGTCGGAATACTTTCACGAATTGCCATCATAATACATTCCTGTATGATTGTTTCTAATTCACGATTGTTTTTTTGTGATTGTAACGGCGATACATTTTTCTCAAACAAATATACGTTCATATAGATTTTTCGAGCGGTATTGATATAAACTTTATGTATAAATGCGTCCAAATTTGGTATCGAGATGTCTATTTTCTTTTGTTTACTTCCTACACGTATACACGTCAACACCTTTAATTGAATAATATGAACACATGTAATTAAATCCTCCAAATAATCACACCCACTTCGCTCAATGATTCGCTTTTTTTCCTGTTCAACAATTGTATTATTCCATTTAGGAACTCGTGACAATAAGTTTTGAAACGTCATCAGATACTTATTTGCCTCGTCATTGTCCATACAAATTTTCCATGACTCACTGAATATGGAGCGAACCCCATCAGTTACCAAAGGCGTAAAAATACTGACTAATCTACTACACCACTCATTTCTAGATTCATGTAGATTTGAAATTACAAAATCATCCATTCTATGTTTACTTACTGTCGTCAACTTTAAGTAATTTTGACTTTCAAAAACATATCTCTTTATTTTCCCTAATATACAAATATTCTAATATGGTGAATATCAACAGTGGTTCTGACCGATATTCGGATTTTATTGTATCGAAATAAATCACAGCTGAACTTTTCACCAATTCGTCTATTGAATCGTTACTTTCTATCCAATGAATTAAATCTACACACGACAAACCTTTTTGATATGTCTGATTTGCCAGTACTAATAAATCTGTATGTGTTATGTCCGATTCCTCTAATCCATACATTTTTGCAGATATCCATAAATTTTCCTTGCTCACTTTCTCTATATTCTCCATATTATTCATCTTTCTATGCAGATTTATAATAGTACCGTTTTCCATATATTCTGGTACGTATATTTCACAAAAACGCGACAATATAGGATTCAATAACTTATGTTTGTTCTCTACTATGATAAAAAAACGGGTATTATAACTAAACAATTCTATACATCTACGCAATGCGGATTGTGCGTCAATCGTTAATTGGTCTGCATTCAACAATATGATTGTTTTGAAATTTGTGCCGTTATCTGATTGTATATTCGTTTTTGCAAAAAATTTCAGTTCTTCTCTAATAAATTTTATTCCTTTTCCTTGTGAACAATTCACATTCATTACATTTTGCTTTATACGATATTTGTCGTCATTGTATATCTTAGTTATGAATGTGTTTACCAGGGTACGTTTACCGCTTCCTGACATGCCATGAAAAAGTAGATTTGGTACCTTTTTTGTCTCCAGAAATTTATCTAGCTTCGATACTATTTGCATATGTATGGGCAATATTGTTTTTTTGACATTTTGGTTATATTGTCTACCTGAAAAATAGTCATCTGTTTTTGTTAGATTCATCGTTTTTATGTATGACTCCATTATTTTATACCCTTTTACATTTTTTTGACAATATTCAATTGTTTTGTGAAAGCGAACCTTTCGTGGTACATTGTTTTTCTTCGCAAATTGCACGACAAACATGATATAACCACGTTCCCTACATTGTGGCCGAAATCGTTATCTAGCCTGTCTAAAGACCATTGTGTGGGTTCTCGTACGTTTTCATATAATACTAATACCTGTTCTTTGCAATAATAACACGACAATTTGCAATCGTCTAACAACGTGATGGTTTTCTCGAATGAAATTAATTTTTCCTTTTCCAGTTTATTTTTCAGTATGTCCTGGTTACGATATCCGGATATCTTCTGTTTTATCTGTCTCGAAATTACCTTGCATATATTTGTACTTTGAATATGGTTGGTCTTCAACTCTTTTATATAATCCTGTTGTTTTTCTACCGAAATATCTTTTTCATTTGCCTTCCATAAAGCAGTAGTGGTGATGGCTCTTTTTTTGGATTGTTTTTCATTCACATTGGTGTTCTTATTTTCGTTCGGGTCTTTAAATTGTATGTTTATTATTTTCAAGTCAGACATATACTGTATCAAATCATAAAATAATACTCTATTTTACGATTCAAAATCGCCGCATTATTATATTACTTGCAAAAAACATAAAAAATATTCCGTATTCATATACAATGCTGCTCGCCCTATTCTTTGTACTAGCATGTGCTAATCTATGTACTTCACAATACAATATCGACCTGGTTTCAAATGCATTGAATATTTCTCAAGCAGCATATTGTTTGGGAAACATGGATACATGGTCATGTGCGACCTGTACCGATACAAATACATACGAGACAAAAGTTGAAATAAAAGGAGAACTAGTCATTTTTGGATATAACCAATATATCGACTCCATATTTATCGGATTTAGGGGGTCATCTAATATTCAAAATTGGTTATCAAATATACAAATTATTTTTGAGCATCCCTATGAAGACTCTAATATAGCGGTTGATAAAGGGTTTTATGACTTATACCATAGTCTAAAACCCTCCATTGAAACGATATTATCTAACATGAGCATGAAATACAATACTCACCGATTGCTAATAACCGGACATTCTTTAGGTGGTGCATTGGCTACAGTTACCGCATTCGATATGATATATCATAGTTTACCTTATGATATCAATTATCTTATCACATTTGGGTCTCCTCGTGTTGGCAATTATGATTTTTCTGCATATTTCAATCTATTCCAGGTTTATACCAAACGTATTACCCATTATTATGATATTGTTCCGCATGTCCCCGAAGAATTTTTAGGTTATATGCATATTTCCAACGAGATTTGGTACAATGAAGATAATAGCCACTATGCTATATGCAATGACCAATACGAGGAAGATTCTTCATGCTCCGATTCATGTGCCCCAACCAAATGTACCAGTACATCTGACCATATGTATTACTTGAATGTTTCCATGGGAAATGACGGATTTTGTTGAACTATCTGAAATCGGTATAGAATTATGTATATTGTCAATATATACATAAATAATAAACATGACGAATGACGATACCCATGATTATTTTAAATCGCAGATTATCACTTATATGGGAAATAAACGTAAATTGTTGAATATTATTGGCGAGACGGTAGATACTATCAAAACCGAATTAAATGCTGACAAAATTTCTCTATGTGACGGGTTCGCTGGTTCTGGTGTAGTAAGTCGTTTACTCAAAACAAAAGCCGATACTTTGTATACAAATGACATGGCTGGTTACAGCAAAACTCTAAATGATTGTTATCTAGCAAACCCAACCGTTACTGTTAAAAAGAATATCAAAAAATACATTGATACAGCCAACCAGTTAGCTGATAATTTTGAAACACATATAGAGAACCCATGGATTTCAAAACATTGGTCACCACAGACAAATAAGATGAATAAGTCGGATAGAGCCTATTTTACTCGTGAAAATGGTCGCAGAATCGACATTATACGCGATTATATTGAAACCATTCCTGCAAAATATAGACCTTTTTTATTGGGTCCTTTATTAGTAGAATCATCAATTCATAATAATACAAATGGCCAGTTTTCTGCATATTATAAAAACGGTGAAATTGGCGCATATGGTGGTAAAAATAAGATTGATGAAAAACGTATTACTGGGTCTATTCGGTTGCCTTATCCCATCTTTCATGAAAATACTTGTAAAATACATACCAGTCAATTAGACACTAATGAATGGGCCAAAAAAATGAATACTTGCGATATTGTTTACTATGACCCACCATACAACAAACATCCGTACAGCATTTATTACTTTATGTTAGATATTATCAATAATTGGGACAAAACTATAGAAATACCAGATACTAATCGAGGACAACCTTTAAATTGGAATATTTCAAAGTATAATAGCCGAACTAATGCAAAAGATATCATGGAGAACCTAATAAAAAATACAAACTCGCGCTATATCATCCTGTCTTATAACGACGGGGGCATTGTTTCTATACCAGATTTAGATGAACTGTTGAATAAAAATGCAGCAAGTGTCGTTAAAAAACCAATTGTGCATAAAACATACAACCGATTGAAAGGCATCAGTAACTATAAACGAGAAAACGAATACAAGGATGTGAAGGAGTTTCTATACATAATCAAAAAATAGAGATATATATATATATATCTATGTCCAAAACTTACGAATCAAAATCTAGCGGAAGATTATGCAATCAAATCATTCGAAACCTATCCTTAAGTATACTTGCAAAAAAATACGATTTATATGTAGAATATTCTAATTATGACAATATAAATAATAAGCTAGGAATAGAATTGTTTGTAGGTAACAAAAAATTTAAAAGAACACAAAAAGTAACTTCGTCTAATTATATGAATTATTATACAAATGATATGAAAGTAGACTACAATCTCAACTTTATGTGTGATTTTTTTCAAACTGAAGAAATCACTACTATTCTACATGCCCATCTTAAAGAAAATATGAAAACTATAATAGATAAAAATCCTTACAAAGAACGTTATCAAAATAATAATGACGTATTCATACATATAAGATTAGGAGATGCAGAATTATGGAACGTGGGAATAGACTTTTATATTAGTTGTATAAATAATTTGAATTATAATAACATATACATAGGTACTGAAAAATATGATAATGAATTGATTCAAAAATTAAAATCACTGTATCCTAGTATTATTTTTTTTGAAGAAGATGCGGTTAAAACCATTCAATATGGTAGCACATGTAAAAATATTATCTTATCACACGGTTCTTATTCGGCTATGATTGGATATTTATCATTTTTTTCAAATGTATATTTTCTTAATGAAAAACCAGAATGGTGTCCATTAACCCCCTTTTTATACAAAGGGTTTATACCAGTTATACTGGATAATAACCAGGATTCTGAAGAAATTCAGAAGAGATATATAATACACCCTTGAAGATTTACAATGTATGTATATTTCAGTACTGTAGCAATAATTTCATTTTTTTGAAAAAAAGAAACTCGGGTCACTCAGAAAAAATGGACAAAAATAAATGTCCATTTTTTCTTTTTGGGATGGAAAACTTATTTTTTTAGTGTAAAAAACGCATTCATAGCATAATGCAGCAAATCCAGTTTTTATGGGCAAAAACATGACTGCATGAATTTTTCTTGTTTTATAGACCAACATATTTAGGAGATTTTTATGTAAGATATTTTGTATACAAATGCTTACAAAAAATCTCCAAAAAACACCATTAAAATTCATATGTGAACACTGTAACTATACATGCAGTAAACAAAGTGAATTTAATAAGCATTTATTGACTGCAAAACATGAAAAACGTACAATGCTTACAAAAAATCTCCAAAAAATATCCACAGCATTTCAATGCAGTAAATGTGATAAGCAATATAAATCTCGTATGGGTCTATGGCAACATAAAAATAAATGCGATTCGAAGGTAGAACATAAACTGCATGACAATGCTAATATATTATATAACGACACGGTTACTGCGAATACTGTAATGCAGCTAATCAAACAGAATCAGGAATTCAAAGACCTGATAATTGAACTTTCTAAGAAAGATACCACCACCAACAACAATACTACCAACAACAACCAGAAATTCAATCTCAACTTCTTCCTCAATGATACATGTAAAGATGCTATGAACATGTCTGATTTTATTGAAAATATGAATGTTCAATTTGAAGACATCGAGAACATTGGCAGAAACGGGTATGTGGCCGGAATGACGGATATGATTCTTTCTCGCATTAAAACGCTCGATGTCACTAAACGTCCCATGCATTGTACCGACATGAAACGGGAAACTATCTATATCAAAGACAACGATGTGTGGGAGAAGGACGCCAATAATGTCAAATTACACAAAATGATTGGCTGCATTGCCCATCAAAACTGTAGTATCATTCCCGCATGGAGGGATAAATACCCAGATTCCACGAATACAGAAACACCCAAATTTGAGTTCTGTATTACTATGATGCGGAATGTTCTCGGCGATGCGGGAGAGGAACAAACTAGACTGGACAATAAAGTGATACGGAATGTCACAAAGCATATTAACGTTGCAAAACAACCAGATACCATTGAATTATAATTTTTAGGTTTCTTATTATTTCTTTTATTATCTTTTATTATTCTAGTAATTCCAAGAAAAGAAACTCAGGTCACTCAGAAAAAATGGACAAAAATAAATGTCCATTTTTTCTTTTTGGGATGGAAAACTTATTTTTAAAAGTGCAAAAATACCAGGTCATAGCATAATGCAGCAAATCCAGTTTTTATGGTCGAAAACATGACTGCATGATTTTTTTATATATTTATGGGGGCAAAGTATTTAGGGTTTTTTCTGCTTCCAGATTATATACTATTATGGAAGCAAAAAAAACCCAAAAAACCCCAAAAATATTTGAATGTATAGTTTGTAACTTTATATCGTGCAATAAAAAAGACTATCACAGACATTTACTCACTGCAAAACATACAAAGGAAGCAAATGGAAGCACAAAAAAACCCCTTACCTATATGTGCGAGTTTTGCAATAAATGTTATCGGAGTCGAGGCAGTTTCTGGAAACACCAGAAAAACTGTTCTGGGATTCCAGACAATACGCATACAGATATATATAACTCGACTGCGGACAGCAACAAACTCACACCGAATACGGATATTGTACAAACCATGTTGCATCTAATCAAACAAAATCAAGACTTCAAAGAACTTATAATTGAGCAAAACAAACAACTGATTGAGCTAACCAATAAGCCCACTACGACAAACAACACTACCAACAACAACCAAAAATTCAATCTGAATTTCTTTTTGAATACAACATGCAAAGATGCCATGAATATGACTGATTTCATTGAAAATATGGATGTGCAAATCGAAGACATTGAGAACATTGGTAGAAATGGGTATGTAGTGGGCATGACAGATATGATTCTTTCGCGCATTAAAAATCTTGAAGTTACAAAACGACCTATGCATTGTACTGACCTGAAACGGGAAACCATCTACATCAAAGACAATAATGCATGGGAGAAGGACGACAATAATGCTAAGTTGCATAAGATGATTGGTTGCATTGCACAACAAAATTATAGTATTATTCCAGCATGGCGGGATAAACATCCAGATTGCATGAATTCTGAAACCCCAAAATTTGAGTTCTGCATTACCATGATGAGAAATGTGCTCGGTGACGCTGGTGAGGACCAGACCCGATTAGACAATAAGGTCATAAGGAATATTACAAAGCATGTAAATGTGGATAAAACCACGACTATTGTAGATTTTTGAATACTAATTATTTATTTTTATTATTATTCTAGTAATTCCAAGAAAATAAACTGGGGTCACTCAGAAAAAATGGACAAAAATAAATGTCCATTTTTTCTTTTTGGGATGGAAAATCATTTTTAAAAGTGCAAAAATACCAGTTCATAGCATAAAGCAGCAAATATAGTAAATCTATGAAATATATTGACTGCATGTAAAAAATTTATATTTTCTAGTCTAAATAATTTAGGAGATTTATTGTTAACATAATATAACATAAATCTCCTAAAAATGTTAACAAAAAAATCTCCAAATATATCCAAAAAATTAAAATGTGATAAATGCAACTATATATGCAGTAAACAAAGTGAATATAATAAACATTTACTGACAGCAAAACATAAACGGTTAACTAATGTTAATTATTTATCTCCAAACGATAAACATATGTTTGAATGCAGATGTGGTAAGATATACAACCAGCAATCCGGATTATCCCGTCATAAGAAGCTATGCTCATATATCGACAGTATACAAAATGACGATTCGAACGATAATAAAGACAATACTGAGATTGTACAAACGATGATGCATTTAATAAAGCAAAACCAAGAGTTCAAAACGTTGTTAATTGAACAGCAACATGAAAACCAATCATTGCAAAAACAGCTCTTAGCTGCAGTAAAAGACAGTGGTAATACTTACACGACGAACAACAACAATAATCAACAGTTCAATCTAAATTTCTTTTTGAATACAACCTGTAAAGATGCGATGAATATGACAGAATTCATTGAAAATATCGAAGTTGATTTCAAAGATATCGAGAACATTGGAAAGAACGGCTATGTATCTGGAATGACAAATATGATACTGTCTCGCATCAAAGAACTCGATGTAACGAAGCGACCGATGCATTGCACCGACTTAAAACGAGAAACTATGTATATCAAAGACAACGATGAATGGAACAAAGAGACGCCAGAGAATTCAAGATTACATAAGATGATTGATTCTGTTGCTAAGCGCAATTATGCAAAGATACCATTATGGCGCGAAAAATATCCAGAATGTCAGGAATGGGACCATCCTCAATACGATTTTTGCATTTCAATGATGAGAAACATACTAGGTGATGTTGGTATTGAACACAAACGACTTGACAATAAAGTGATAAAAAATCTATCTCGTCATATTTTGGTGGATAAAGCAGCGAGCGGATAGATATTTTTATTCACAGTCTACTTCATAGAGATATTTTGAAGTGCTTCCATAATATTTCACTCAGAAATATCATTATTGCAAAATATATCCCGCCCATATATTATATAGTGCCGCAAAATAATATATACGTAAAATATTAGGTATGTGTATATGACAGATTTTAATTTTCACTACATTACCATTGCAACAAAACCCCATCCAATATTGGAAAATATCAAAAAACGTATCTCCAGAAACAATGAAGACATACACATATTAGGTACCGAAGAAGATAGACCCATCGGTTGGAACGCAAAAGGGAATTTTGGTGTAAAATTGCGAGAAGTATATGATTTTGTAATAAAAAATGACGTACAAGACGAAGATATTGTATTGTTTACAGATGCATATGATGTCATTTATACTGGTACTAGAGATGTGGTAATAGAAAGGTTCGTGGGGATGAAGATACCAATCGTCTTTGGTTGTGAAACTGAATGTAATCCTGACCCCGACCAGCGCGAAAAGTACGTACATAGAGATGTAAAATTTCCATACCTGAATAGTGGTATGTTTATAGGAAGAGCGTGGGCAATACGCAAATGTATGAAGGAATATGTATATGACGATGACCATGATGACCAGCGATTTTGGACACAAAAATTTTTTGAGTACCCAGAAATGATAAGCTTAGATTACGATAATGCCTTGTTTTTGAATACGTATGGCATAGACATTGAAGATATAAGTTGGAACAGACTGGAATCAAACTATATGGGACGAAATCCACAATTTATACATGTAAATGGTCCAGATAAGCGTGACCTTAACAAATTTATTTGATACATTCTATCACACAGATAGAAATCGAAAACGATATAGTATTTATGAAAAGAGGATAAACATATGTCCACTAAATACTATATAAAGATAGAAGCACTATAATGAGTTTGGAGACTACACAAACTGCAGCAAACGAACTTGACCAAATATTAGAGAAAGAGAAACTCCGTAATAAGGCGGATGTATGGATAAAACTAGATAAAACTATGCGCAAACAGAAGTTGCGCGAATACGCAGAGAGTTACGGTAAAGAGCACAATATGTCATCGAAAGATGTAAAATCATTGATAGTTTTTTTTAACAACTGCCTTGATAAAAACAAGTTGAACAAAGCAAAGGATGTAGTCTATAAAAAAGAGGAACGAATAGTCACCTCTGTGCCTGCACTGCATTTCAATTCGGTTACAAAGAATTTTACATTGAAAATAATAGACAACAAACGAGTATCAACGCTGAAATCATTGCCACCGAAGAAACAAAATCCTGAAAAGGAAGGAGATAAACTATAGGCTGAAATCAATACAAATATATGTGCATATAACTACGTATACACATATAATATGAATTTTTTATCGAAACTAGTATACTTTATTATGGTCGCGATAGAAAGGTATTCTATAGATGAATCCCACGGAATAAGCCATAGTTTCAATACCTTACATCATGCATGTGACATTTTTGAAAACGAGAAATACAAACACACTGAAATGATACCCCATGAAAATGTAATATACATAGCATCGGCTATACACGATATGTGTGACAAAAAATATATGAATCAGGAAGAAGGAATCTTTCATATAGATAAACTAATAGCAGCCGAGTTGTCGAATACAGAAAGAATGGCGGTTCGTGAAATTGTTGCAAAAATGTCGTATTCAAAAGTCAAACTCTATGGATTTCCCGATTTAGGGAAATACCAAACTGCATATAACGTAGTTCGCGAAGCAGATTTACTGGCAGCTTACGATTTTGATAGAGCGATGATATATTATATGTACATGAATCATCATGTATACACAAATGAAAACATAATAGAAGAAGCTTATACAGATTGTTGTGAATTATTTTTGAAGCGAATGTTAAGACATGATATTGATGGATTATTCACATTTGAATACACTAGACAAAAAGCAGATATACTGAAATATGAATCTTTGAATCAAATGAAACGTTGGAAAAGAATAATCAAAACACTGAAATAACAACAATATTAGAAGTTATATAAACATGAATCGTGTATATACAAGAGACTAAGACAAAATGATTACATCCGACTCTGATTATACAGACGAACTATTCGAGAGCAGTGACGAATCGTCCTTATCGGATGTGGAAGAATTGAACACAATCGATATAATGACAGAACAGGATTGGGTAGATATATACGAATCAATTGATATTTTGATTGTTGATATGATAGAGGACAACATTGTACGTATATCAAATTCCAGTATGTACAAAGACATTGCTGATGGGGTAATGGAAATATTATATGAGACATTTCCGCACGTATTTGAAGAAGTAGAAGACGAAACGCTAGTACAAGATTTATACTATTTAGTTGAGCAAATAGTAGATGTAGAATTTGAACAAATGAATATACCGAAGCGGTCTCTCACTATGACAATTGATACTCTCGAACCTATGAGTGTTGACAATATACAAATGCTTGCATGTAAAATAGACAAACTGCGCAATATTCCACAGCCACAACAAAAAACGAAGGAGTGGTACGAATTCAGGTTTAACTTACTAAGTGCAAGTAATCTATGGAAAGTATTTGGTACGGAAGCCCAACGTAATAGTTTAATTTATGAAAAATGTAAACCATTGGACACGACAATGATAGAATACGTGAATACTTCAACTGGAGGAGCAATGCACTGGGGGGTAAAATATGAGCCAGTCACGATTATGGTGTATGAAGACATGTATCAAACCAGGGTCGAAGAGTTTGGTTGCGTTCAGCATCCAAAATACGAATTTATTGGGGCCTCTCCTGATGGTATAAATGTAGACCCAACTAATATGAGATACGGTAGAATGATTGAAATCAAGAATATCGTGAACAGAGAAATTACAGGTATACCAAAAAAAGAGTATTGGACACAAACCCAGATGCAAATGGAAACGTGCGAGTTGGAGCTATGTGATTTTGTAGAAACACGTTTCAAAGAACATGATACAGATAGTCACTTCTATGACGATACTGAACACGAATACAAAGGAGTTATATTGCATTTTGTAGAGAGACCAGAAATAAGCGAAGAAGGACAAGACATACCACTATATAAACCGTGTGCACCTACTTATGTATATAAACCAATGTCAATCGAAAATACGAAAGAAGCGGTGAAAATGTGGATTGAGCAGGAAAAAAAAGAAAGGGATAGTCAAAACCTAGCACTTTTTAATACGATTTACTGGTATATGGACGAATTTTCATGCGTATTGATACAACGAAATCATCAATGGTTCGCTGGCGCAATTCATCAAATAGAAGAATTGTGGAATATAGTATTGAAAGAACGCATTGACGGATATGAACATCGGTGTGCAAAAAAAAGAAAACCTAATACGATTGTGAGCATGAGTGATGTTTCTAATTCCTATTTGACAAATATATCACCGAAACCATCGATATGTTTAATACGTTTAGATGAAAATGGAAACGTAATGTAGAAAGATAAAATGTTTGTGTCTTTCGATTTGTCCGGGGTGTCTTTTGTTATCAGGTCGATTGTTCGTTCAGATTTGAATGACACCTATTATTCATTGCTTTCGCAGTTATCGATGATGAATATGAATCAAATAAGCGAGGAAAAGGCAAATGAATTCTACAGAAACCTGAGTGAGTATCATAAAATTTTTGTAATAGAAGATGTTGCTAACAACACAGTAATTGCGACAGGTACAATCATAATAGAACAAAAAATAATTCACGATTATGGCTCAGTCGGACATATTGAAGATATGGTGGTGGATACAAACTATCAAAAATACAATTTAGGGAAATTATTGGTGGAATATTTAACGGATTACTGTTTATTTACAATGAAATGCTACAAATGCAATCTATCATGCAGTGAATACAACAAAGATTTTTATATAAAGTGTGGATATCAATGCCACGGACCACATATATCTTTGTACAAAGAATGATTATCTGCATATATGATATATATCGACGTATCATATATGAAATATCAAAAAGGAGGTTCTGATGATGCAGAAATAGCTAATGCTAATGCTAATGCTAATGCTAATACTACTATTACATCAGAGGCAGTGAATACCGGACTAGAAGACAAACAACCTACATGGTGGAAAAATATTACAAGTTATTTTAGCGCGTCGAAAGATGAAACCCCGGATGAATCCAATGCAACGATTACGACTGGTGGGAAAAGAAAGAAAAAAACAGGGAGAAATAAACCGAAAAAAAACAATAAAAAATACACACGCAGACCACGTTCTAAAAAATGAAGAATGATAATATTTTGATACCATGTCGTCAAACTATTATCTAGTAAAAAAATGATATAGATAATTTTATCGTTATTATAGTATACCATGTCTGGGTTTGATAATGATGAAGGTGAGATGTATGTTACAAAGCGTAATGGTGAACAGGAAATCGTGTCTTTCGACAAAATATTAACGCGCATCAAGCGACTCGGTCAGGAAGCAAATATCAAAGTGAATTATACACCATTGGTTATGAAGGTTATTGACCAACTGTATTCCGGTATTTCTACTACCAAGATTGATGAATTATCCGCCGAGCAGTGTGCGTCGATGTCTTCTATCCATCCAGATTATAATGCATTGGCTGGAAGAATAACCATATCAAATCATCATAAAAACACACAATCCTCTTTTTTGACTGTCATTACCGATTTATATAACTACAAAGACAAACACGATAAACATTCTCCTCTAGTAACCAAAGAATTGTATGATAATGTAGTTGCCAATGAGGATGTAATTGAAACCATCATAAATTATGATAGGGATTATTTGATAGAATATTTTGGGTTTAAAACCCTGGAAAGAGCATATTTGATGCGCATCGATAATGTGATAGTAGAACGCCCACAGCATATGTGGATGCGTGTCAGTCTCGGTATTCATGGTACTGATATTGCTCGTGCATGTGAGACATACCATTTGATGTCGCAAAAGATGTTTACTCACGCAACACCCACATTGTTTAACGCAGGTACTCCTCATCCGCAGTTATCATCGTGTTATTTACTCGCAATGGAGAGCGATAGCATTGCTGGTATTTACAATACACTGAAGGATTGTGCACTGATATCCAAATGGGCAGGCGGCATTGGTTTGCATATTCATAATGTTCGAGCGAGCGGTAGTCATATTCGCGGTACAAATGGTTCTTCAAATGGTATTGTTCCAATGTTGAAAGTGTTCAATAACACTGCAAAATACGTTGACCAATGTATAAGTCCAGATACAATTATTTATACGACGAAAGGACCTATGGAAATACAGAATTGTGTCGCGGGAGAAACAGAAATACTGAATTTGGAGGGTGAAGCCGAGGCAATCGGTGATGTATTGGAACATAGTTATAACGGTCCACTATTGTCAATTCATACGATGCATTCCCTTTTCCCACTTCAGATTACGCCAGAACATCCGGTATGGGCCATTCAGGACCAGGCAAAAGGATTGAACTACAAAGTCGTTCAAAATAGATTAGAGAAAGGGCATGCTCAGGTAGATTGGATTGAGGCTGGTGAATTGACATGCGAATCCATGATTGGATATGCTATTCCGTCCTATAAGAAAGATGTTGCTACTATAAGTGAAGATGATTGCTATATGTATGGTATATTATTGGGCGATGGTTGCATGAGTAACGCAGTAGACAGTAGTGGTTATGTATCTCTTCATACCACAAACAAAAAACATATTCAGGACTTCTTAACGAATTATTTTGATGATAAATGTGTCAATTATGATGTTGTTTCGAAAGAAAATAGTACACGCGTTCGCTGGAATCGTTGTTTAGAATTGCCATATCGCTATCATGACGTGTATAACTCACAAAAAGAAAAACGTATTGCAACAAAATGGTTGAATCTACCTCTTTACAAAGTAAAGCAAATCGTAAAGGGACTCATTCATACCGACGGTTGTATTCACAAAGAAATTTCTTTTGATTCGACCTCACTAGAACTGATTGAGGGAATGCGTTATTTGCTTCTTCGTATGGGTATTATGACGAGCGGACAAGTAAGAAATCGTATTGGTGAAAAACATGAAACTGTAAATGGTACCATCGAAAACAAAAAATTAAGCTATGTATTGCGCATACCAAAGACACGAGATATATGCGATTTGTTGACTATTGAATATGACGAAAAACAGTTTTTTAAGTTTTTCACCTATAAAAATATGATGTTTAGTCGAATCCAAGATATTACTGAAAGCCAATATAGTGGCATCCTCTACGATTTACAGATGACAAAAGAACATAATTATATGATTCACAATGGTATTGTTCATAATGGTGGTGGAAAACGTAATGGTAGTTTCGCCATTTATTTGGAACCCTGGCATGCAGACATTGAAATATTTTTGCAGATGCGTAAGAATCATGGAGACGAGGAGCTGAAAGCGCGTGATTTGTTTTATGCACTTTGGATGCCAGACCTTTTCATGGAGAGAATGAAGAGTGATGGAGACTGGACATTGATGTGTCCAGATGAATGTCCGGGATTGGCAGATGTATATGGACAAAAATTTGTTGATTTGTATACGAAATACGAAAAGGAGGGAAAAGGGCGCAAAACCATGAAGGCGCGCGACCTTTGGTTCCAGATTTTGGATGCACAAATGGAAACAGGTACCCCTTATTTGGTATACAAGGACGCCGCAAACAAAAAGTCAAACCAAAAGAATCTGGGTACAATTAAATCGAGCAATTTGTGCTCCGAAATCATTGAATATTCTGACGAGAAAGAATCCGCTGTATGTAATTTGGCGAGCATTGCACTACCTGCATTCATCCGTAAAAATGAGAAAGGTGAGCCCTATTATGATTATGACGAACTACACAAAGTAGCGAAGGTCGTTACTTTTAATTTGAATCGTATTATTGATGTGAATTTCTATCCAACGGAGAAGACACAGCGTAGTAATATGCGTCATCGACCCATCGGTATTGGTGTACAGGGTCTAGCCGATGTATTTATGCAGTTGGGACTACCCTTTGCACACGAAGAATCCAGAAAAATGAACAAATGGATTTTCGAGACGATTTATCATGCGGCGTTGGAGCAAAGTTGCGAAATCGCAAAAGAACGGTATGAAATGGTAAAGGACAAATGTTATGACAATACGGTACAGGACACCACCGCCTGGGATATTTTTAATGATTACGAAAAGAATAAGTGGGACGCATTGCGAGACCGAAAAACAACTGTAGGTAGTTATAGTACATTCGAAGGCTCTCCTGCATCAAACGGTATATTGCAGTTTGATATGTGGAATACAGAACCAACGACTCGTTACAACTGGGCAGATTTGAAAACACAAATTCAGAAATATGGAATCCGCAATTCACTGTTAACGGCGCCCATGCCCACAGCGTCTACTTCGCAAATTTTGGGTTACAATGAATGCATTGAACCCATTACGAGCAATATTTACAATCGTAGAACCATTGCCGGGGAATTCATTTTAGCAAATAAGTATTTGATGCACGATTTGTTAAAGTTGGATTTGTGGAATGAGAAAATGAAAAACAATATTATTGCCAATAGTGGCTCAGTTCAACATTTAGACCAAATTCCCGTAGAGATTCGTGAAAAATATAAGACTGTTTGGGAAATCCCCATGCGCAATTTGATTGATATGGCAGCGGATAGAGGAGCCTATGTATGCCAGAGCCAGAGTTTGAATTTATGGTTGGAAGACCCGAATTATTCGAATTTGACATCGATGCATTTTTATTCGTGGTCGAAAGGACTGAAGACGGGCATTTATTATTTGCGACGCCGTGCTAGACATCATGCACAACAGTTTACGATTGAACCTGAAAAAGTAGAAAGTGCGATTAATTTAGGAAATGAGACAGAAGAAGAAATATGTGAAATGTGTTCGGCATAAAATATTTTCATAGTATATATATTATTTATATACTATGAGTGGTTTTGAATCTCGTAAACGACAGAGAACTATTGGAGAAACAGATTTAATTATAGGCCCCCCATCAGCTCCAGTTTTAACTAGAAACCAGCAGAAGGAATTATTGAATAATATGAAAAAAGAATTTATAGACCAAATATCATCATGTGATGTAGATGAGAAAACCTTTGTTATGGACAATCTTACAAAGAGTATTGCTGAAATAGAAAAAGGTTTTGATGAAAAACCAATGACTTATACACAATCGTTGTTAGATTCACTTGATGAAGAATTCAAAAAAATGTCTATTAAGGGTGGTGGTAAAAGAATGAAAGGGGGTATGATAGCCGCAATCAACCCATTAGCATTAATATCATATTTGATAGCGGATGCCATGAAACAAGGTTTCGAAAACACAAAAGAAATAGTGGACGATGTTTTACAAAAAGGTCTTCAATTACTCGAATTTTTGTCCAATAAGAATGGGTGTGCTGAACAATTATTATATCAGTTTCTAGGAAAAAAAATGATGGATTTTTTCAAATTTTATCTTGTTGGTGTTTTGTCAACGGAAGCAGTTAAACAGAATCCTTTGATATTATTGGAAAAATTAGCTATGCTTCTTCCGTTATTTGCAAAATATGGAACAAAAGGCATTGGAATGACAATGGTTACTGGGGTAGGATATTTGATATATCATTTTGTTAATCATTATAGTGTGCCACTCGGAGATGGTGCAACTAAAAAAGTAGAAGAATTAAATAAATTATTGACCACCATTCATGAAGCAACGTCTGAAGATGTAGTAGTAAAGGTGGAGACAAAAGTAAACGACCTGATAAAGGATGTAAATGACAAACATGCAGAATTAACAGCCGAAATGACAGAAGAAAACAAACGCGATTTTATGAAACAACTTGGTAACAATTTAACCGAAGAAATAACCAATTTAAAAAATTTAGTAGGTGAATTTGACGATACAATGACTATGGAACAAATAAGAGAAAAGATAAACAACTCCAAAAAGAGTGACGGTGGAAAAAGAAAAAGAAGAACACAAAGACGTAAACGGTTTTCCAATGCAAAGAAAGCTAAGAGAGGAAAACAAACAAAAAAGTCCAGCAAAGTAAAAAAACACTAATTATACAAATAAATAGAATTTCCCAATAATTCATGTACAAATATGATTTATTGAATTTGTTTCAAAACAACGTTGTCTTGAAACCCATGACGCATTTTCAAATAGCAGCGTAAACAAACCAATACATCGACCATAGAATCATGTAAGCCATTCACTGTTTCCCCATCGAATAATTTCGCATAAAGCTCATTCAAACGAGGCCATTTCTTGGTCAGGGGGCGCCCAGGCAGTTTGGATTCGACCAAAATATTGCACAGGTCCGTTCCTTTCCTCATTGTACAATATCGTTCAATACCATGAACCTGTTCATATGTCGGGTTGAACGTCATAAAACAGTAGGGGGATTTCTTCATTAATGACGGGCGGTTTCTTTCGAGTTCAATAGAAATCATTTTTTCATCGAAAGTCATATTGTGAGCAACCAATACCTGGCAAAACATATAAGCTTCGTAAAATTTCTCTAGAACTTCAGCAATCGGCTTTCCTTTTTCTTTGCAGATGTCACGAGTAATGCCCGTCAAATCGGTAATTTTGTCTGAAATCTCAACTGTATCATCGACGTCGATATAGGCATTGTATTTTTTGATAATTTTTTTTTGGCTATAATCGTAAATAGCATAACTCAGTTGTAGAATATGTGGATAATCAGTAATGGGAGTAGGAGTACTATTTTTGGTTGTTTTAGGCAGCAGTCCGTTTGTTTCCACATCGAAAATCAGAAACCGGTTTTTGTACACCGGTGGAGGGATAGACATGGAAAGGTCAGTAAAATGAGACATTGTTGTATGTTACGTTTATGTAACAGTTATTTATTACATATTATTGTGTCAATTTTTGGATAAATTCGAGATTAGTTTATATTTTGATATCATATAATTCATTGCATACTTCTCTCAAATAGGCATGTTTTTTGCTTATTTTTTCTTCATGGTCTTTGTCGACAAACGGTAAAAGGGGATAATTAGCGAGGAATTCGGATTGCAAAATTGTATCGAGACTGCAACCCACAATCGACCGCAAATACGTATCGTGTAAATATCCTGGCATATTTTCATGTACATATTCATTCCAACCAAACACGTATTCGGACCATACATTTGATGCAATGTCAGGAGGTTTAGTCGTCAATGTATATTTCGATTGTTTTGCTTTGATGTTACCAGTGACCGAATCCGCATTGTTTTCAACCCGATAATTATAATACTTAACAGGTAATTGTAGAAAAATCCAATTGTTCGCTTTGCGCCGTAAGTATTCGGCAAACAATACATCACAGCATTTATCATTGATTACTTCGGGGTGTACATAGATAATGTTGTAGAAATCTTCTAGTAATTGTTTGTTGACACAATAGCACCAATATTCGTGTCGGTGTTGTCTGTGGGATTTACCAAAAGTAGATTCATATACCCCGGCTAAATGTAGTTGACCCGTAGTTTCGTTTTCTATTTGATGTTTTGCGGTAGTTATAATTTTCGCAATATGCATACTTCGGTTTGGTTCATATGTGTCGTCGTCATCACAAAACATAATCCATTCATGAGACAGTTTACATGTTTCTAAAAGTAAATAGAAATGAAGCATTTGTGATGTCTTTTTCTGACGTCTGTATATATTTAGGAAACCACATGATGAAATGGTATCATTATTTTGTAGCTGTTTATCTAGTTCAGAAACCAAATCGTCTGTTTCGAACGAGATAGAGAGATAAATGGAGATTTTCATATGTTGTTGAATAAGAGAGGTCAAACATTCGCATACAAAGGGGATTCTATTTGTGTTTGTTAGATGCGATGCTATAAAAATGCAGTATTCTTTAGGAATGATTTCCATCCACCGTGTATTCTATTATATTGAATAATTATTTTATTATGGATAGACCTACGAATATGTTTGTTTTTTATAAAATATAAAAAGTCATTATATAGTATATTATACAACAATGGAAGATACAACCGCCAACAAAATAGAAGATACAACCGCCAACAAACAAATATTTGTAGTGGGTATAAATAATGAACTTACAGAGCCAAAAATACAGTATGTAATTGAATATGATGGTATTCTTCAAGTAAAACCTACTTCCATCAATGGAACTATCAAATCGCGTTATATAATGGAAAATGGCGCACCAACGTTGATAGATGACAATAGTACAAAATACGTATCCGGCGAAAAAGTATTGTTTATTTTTTATCCACCGGAAAACGGAGTTGAACTGTATGTAACCGACGGTGTAGTTACGATAGATGAGAAATCCATAAATTCTACAAAAGACATCAATAAAAAACAGGCGGATGAGATTGCACCTATTGTATTTGATGAGAATATAACTAAAATGGACAATGTAGTAAAGGAGTTGAATACACTTAATGCTACAATTGCTTCATTTTATAAAGACAATCATGAAACAAAATCTGTATCTCTTGACAAAAACGACCAAAATAAGATATATATTGATATTTTATCGCTGTTTATAAAATCTGTTAACGAAATGTTGAACATACCTATAATGAAAAAATTCATGTCTCTCGATTCCACGTCTAGAGTATCAACCATTACACAGGAAAACCTCAGTATTATAAGTACGTTGGAAGACATATTGAAAGTTCAGGTTGATTTCAGTCAATTTAAACCAGAAAGTAATGATATCCATAGTAAACTAATGAATATTTTATTCAATGGTTCGATTCAAACAAACATGGAGGGCGATATTTCAAAGTATCCATCTGGTGCATCTGAAAACGATAAATTCAAAAAGATATCGGAGTCTGTTTATACTATTCCCTTAAGTAGTTTCGCAAATAATTTTTTGTACAAGTTGAAAGAAATTGGAAAAGATTCTCATGATACAATGCAGTCAAAGATTGAAAAGGGATATCCTATGTATATAAATTTTGTAATTGATTTGGTTAGCAAAAATATAACTAAAATAAATGCGTCTATTTCTACAATTAATACAGCATTAGTAGTACCAACAGTTCAGACAAAGATAAACCAGGAAGTACGCAAAAAAATGAAAACCCAAATATTGACATTTTTGAAAATACGAAATGATGAACATAATACAAAAATATACAACAGAAGATTCAATGTATCTTTAGGTGGCACAAGTGAAGATATAGAGTCAAAATTACCCAAACAAATGTTACTTGGATACAATGATGACAATGAAGAATACTATAAATCGATAGATGGACAACTTATTCCCACAAATACCGTCCCTGACAAATTTGAAAAAGTAGGAAATGTAGATATTCAGTTGAAGAATGAAAAGAAGTATGATAACGAATATTTGTTTGGTGATTTTACCAAAATATTTACACCAGACAAAACAAATGCAGACGTTGCGAAAGAAATGAATATTATAAAATCTCAATTGAAGGGCTCTAACAATGCACCACCTAAACCTGTATTTATTATCGGTTATGGTGCAAGTGGTGCAGGTAAAACGAGTTCCCTTATTTATTTCAATAAGGGTAAAGATGAAGATGAGCGAAACGGAATACTTGTTCAATTATGTAACCAATTAGGTGCAGATGGCAGTTATACACATATCGAGGTCCAATATCGTGAATTTTACGATTCAGGTAAGGATAAAACAGGTAAAGATAGAAATTTTACAGAAAATCCCATATACACTGATTGCAAACCCGCACATTTTGAATACAAAGAGGGATTTGTATTAAGTGAACAATATTGTCATGCAAATCACCATACGTATCGTATTCATAAGGAATCACCTGAAAATACGGGTAAAGATTGTGACTCTTCTGAAGAAACTGAATGTGGTACAGATTCAATCACTAATTTTAATAAGGGCGATTCCGTCGGGAAAGTTATGATACATCTTATTGACAAAGATAGACATGTTAAAGCAACTACCAATAATCCCAATAGTTCTCGAAGCCATTCTTTGGTATTTGTAAAATTAATAGAAAAGGCAGATGACAATGATATCAAAAAGACAGGCTATTTAATTGTTGGTGATTTTGCAGGAGTAGAAAATGTTTTTGATTGCGAGAATCCATCGGTATTGAACCAGTTTATGAATATCAAAGAAGATAAGGAAGGTTCAAAAAAATTGTTTTATGAAGAAGAAAAATGTGGTGATGTCTTAGACCCGATTGGTTCTGATGCGAAAACATGTACAACTAAACTGAATCAAGCTGGTGGAGATGGTGACGAAATTATTAAAGATGAAATACCAGCAAAACAGGTTTTACCGATTTATGATTTCACTGCACCTGAATTGTCTGAAGATTTCAAAACACAATATCCTATTTTGACGGATTTAAAAAACACGGATGATTTGAAAAAATCCATTTCATTTGTAAGAGAAGGAATATTAGGTATTGAAGGTAAAGAAATAGAAAGAGTACCAGATACAAGATTGAATACAGTATATAACAATGAAAAATTCAATGATTATAAGGGAATATGGGAGGTTTTTAAAGACATGCATGAGAAAGTAAAAGACAAAGCTGATACCAGGGATAGTTACAAAGCTAACGCTGAAAAAGATATAGTTGCATTGAAAAATTATAACGAAGTAATAGACAGTTTAACTAATGCGGTCTATTCCGTATCAGGAAATACAAAACAAAAAAAAGGAACAAGAGATATTACAGAATTGGAATTTTGGCAATTAGTACATAATGTAATACCAGATACAAATACATATAAGACAAAAATCATTGTATTTGCTAGATATAGAGACAGATTAGGCGGGTTGATTAAGAATGTCAAATACGTGAGTAATAGACACACACTGATAGATAACCTTATTGCATTGTTCAAAAAAGAACATCTCAAACCTTCTATGAATGAAGATTATAAAAATGCGATAGATGATATGTGCACCCTATATTCATCATTGAAATCCCAGGTAAATCCTTTATTGAAAATCGTCCGCGAACATTTGAAATTTGATTATACATTATTTGATTGCAAAGGTACTGAACCGCTAGATAAATTGGTACCCGCAATAAAACCAGAAATGAGAGCATTACTAGACATTGTATTCAAAGATGATTTTTACAAATTTATTGAAACAATGGAAACAGATAGAACACAGCGATTGGCTCTATCCGAAGAAGTTTGTGGAAATAGACGAACAGAAGGTTATTTCATCAATGATTCTTTGAAACAAATACGTAATGTAATTCGTGAAATGATGTATGTCAAAAACGAAGATGCGCTAGAAGTTATGCCGAATTACATTGATATTTGTTTCGACCAATATTGTCCTAGTCATGAGAATTGTTTTTCGACATCTCTCACTAACAACAAACAAATAGATGACCCAAAGAGTGTCATATTTGATTCTATTTATAAATATTTAGATGAGAACAAGTATTTACAGGCAATTGATAGCTCTCAAGATGAAATGACAACAAATAATGAGGAAGATGGTGCATTTCGAGACACGGGATATTCAGACGAAGAAAAGAAACAACGAATGATGTACAGAGATTTATTGGTTTGTGTATTCTGTGTCTTCAATATATCTAAACGAGCAAATAATCCGCCTCCGGTTCCCTATATCGATATCAACAAATTGAAGAAAATATTGTATTTTGGTAATATTTTTGAAGAAGATAAAATTGCTTTTGCGGTAGAAGCGAGTAATCTAGTGCATATAATTAAAAATAAATACAAATATACAATAGACACGGGTGCTGAAAGAAACCGAGTAGATGGTTTGCGTAGTTTGCCATTAGAAACAAACAAAAAACAGGTTTCTAGTTTTTTCGATAATAATAATAAGTCTTTACCAGCAACGATTACATCTTTTGATTTGTTTGAATTCATAACAAATACATTCCAAAAACGAATTAACCCACAAGGAATTACTATTGATAAGAAAGAAACTTCGTCAAATGAACCAACAGTTCCATATGCTGTTTCAAATATTATTAACACATTACTCGATTCAGTTAGAGTTGAACAAGAAAGAATATTATTCATACAAACCAGATTGAATAAACAACTAAAAACTGAATATAGTACTTTTTTTAGTAAGATTGATAATTTTGATAATATAGACTTTTCAGAATACATGACTGATGAGGACAAATATTTCATCATAAGAAATAAGATACGTCAGTTTATGGTTATAAAGTCAGGAGAGTATATGGATTTAATAAGTCAGTTACAAGATGAAAGCATATTGTCAAAAGATATTGATACAGAAGTTGTTAATAGGTTTCGTAAAAGTATTGAAATACATGAAAGATTTAATAGTAATGATATAAGTGCATATTCCGCAGACATTACTGCATTTTATGAGCATGTAAAGATGGTAAATACAAAACTCAATGAATACTTTACACATGCTGGTGAAAAACAAAACAAAACTGATATGCTCGAATTAATAAACAAAATAGGTAAATTAAACGAAATCAAAGAAAACAATTATGTGACGATGGCTGCACCCGGTTTTAGAGAATATACAGTATCATATATAATGGATTTTTTGACAAAGGTAGACAATAACAATGCTATTTCTGCAATAGGAACGATTGAATTTATTGATAAATTATCTAAGTTAAACTCGGTTGCCACTATTTGCAATGGAGACGAATTAGATAGTAAAGTCATAGAAACATACAAAAATGATTTTAATTTCAAACCGTTGTATCCAGTATCTTCTAGTGGTGGCAAACTACGTACTATGCGTAGAAAACAACGCAAACGTATAACTCGACGTCTACATAAGAAATAGTGTGGAATTCGAATAAAATATCTTTATTATTTATAATAGAATTAATAATAAAGATACATGGCACAAGTAAACGCCCCTTTATCCATACTTTTAAAAGATATTATAGAGGATGCTAATAAACAGATGTTAGAGCTCAAAGAAAAGACTAAGAAAAGTGATAAATCTACATCTGATTGGTGGAATAACTTAGCAACCGAATTAGGTAAGGTGTCCGGGTCTTTAGCAAAGATTAAGAATGACGAGAGAAAAGCAGATGAAAAAGAAAAAGAAGCCGCTAAACGGGAACGGGAAGAGGCAGAAGCTGCTAAACGCAGGATAGAAGAAAGCCAGCTGGCTATTGATGCTGCAACCGTGTCTTCGATTGCATCTGCTGTTGCTGTGACTTCTCATATAGACACTGCAAATAAGGCTTCCGCTGCTGCTAAACAGGCACAGGAAGAGGCGGCGGCTGCTGCTGCTAAACAGGCACAGGAAGAGGCGGATGCTGCTGCTAAACAGGCACAGGAAGAGGCTGCTGCTGCTGCTGCTAAACAGGCACAGGAAGAGGCGGATGCTGCCGCTAAACTCAAGTTAGAAGAAAGCCAACTAGCTATTGATGCGGCAACGTCGTCTTCGATTGCATCTGCTGTTGCGGTGACTTCTCATATAGACACCGTGAATAAGACTGCCGCTGCTAAACCGGCACAGGAAGATGCGGATGCTGCCGCTGCTAAACAGGCACAGGAAGATGCGGATGCTGCCGCTGCTAAAAGGGAACAGGAAGATGCGGATGCTGCTAGAATAGATGAGTTGGCAAATATTATTAGTATTTCAACGGCAGTAGCAGTAGATTCATTTATTAATAAACACAATTCTATGCCCAAACCTGAACCACTGCCAGTTGTACCAACTATTTTAAATAGTGATATAAGTGATGCAGCAAAAAATGTTGCTAATGCGGTTGCAGTTGCAGTAAACGATATTGTTAGTAACAAACCTGAGCCTAAACCTGAGCCTAAACCTGAGCCTAAACCTGACACATTAGAACTCGAAAAGGAAATAGAAAGGGCGGTTTCTCTCGCAGTTGCCATACATGTATCAAACGACACATCTCCATCTCCAGATATCTATAAAAAAGAGACTCTGGAACCAATTATAGCTATAGCGGTAGCAAAAGCATTAGACGATTCTGTAAAAACAAATGTAAAGAAATATGCTGGATACATATCAGCTATTGTTTCAGCACTACTGATGACATTATTGAAGAGAAGGGCAGCTATTATGCAACCAACCACAGATACGGATATTCCAGAAGAAATTTCTTTAGAAACAGATACAATCGAAGACATTGGTACGGATACTTCAAAACCAGAAAAGATAATAGACGACCATCTGCACATGTTATGTAAAGAAACGTTTGACAAAAAATACGAAAACCTACATCCGGGACAAGAAGCCATATACACGTCACATGACGACCGCTATTGCTATGGTATGTTAATAACGAAAGAAGAGAGAGCAGGAGTATATGTTGATAAATCCATTGAAGATGTAAAATGTCCGTTTAATAAACCGTATGAACCCGGAGCAAATAAAGAAGAATACAAGGTAGAATGTGATAACGCCAACGAAGAAAAAAAATCTTTAGAAGGAAACATCAAAGACGCTGACACACCAACAGATATCAAAGACGCTGACACACCAACAGATATCAACGACGCTGACACACCAACAGATATCAACGACGCTGACACACCAACAGATATCAACGACGCTGACACACCAACAGATATCAACGACGCTGACACACCAACAGATATCAACGACGCTGACACACCAACAGACGCAAAAATAGCCGCCGCCATTGCAAATACAATAAAAGTGGGGTCAAAAAGAAAAAAGAGTAGCCCTAACATGGCTGTACGAAAAAGCCCGCGATTTGATATAGCAGCGGCTATAGCGACGTCAGTTGAGTAATTGCTATAACAGAGGTAATATGTAACCTACTCGGTAGTTTCAGACTTTATTTGACAATTATTTATGTTCTCAAACACACATAAATAATTCATTGTACATATATATAATAACACTTATGTCAAAATATGTACTTGCGAATGTGGAAGTACCTATTCAAATTAATATAGATGGTTCCATTGAAACATTACAATCTTATGCAAAAATACATATTATCAGACAACTGTCTTCTCCCGATGATTTGAAAACGGTTACCTTACCTGTACAGGAACAAATAGACAACTTATTTACTACTACCTCAACTGAGGACACGTCACTAGAGAAAGAGGAAATTATACACATAGAAGAAACCGAAAGAGATAGAAAAACTACCGATGAAGTATTGACTATTTTGAAATCTGAAATGAAATCGGGTTCTCGGCCTCCAATAAAAAATACTAGTTTCAAATCAAAAAAGGTATTTAAACACAACCGGACCGCCAAAGCATACGGTTAATGGTTCATATAGGGACGCTGGTTCTTTTCAACCACTAAGGGCTCGGGCATATGTACCTGAAGTCCTTCAATGAAATTAAGACTACGAGGAGATTTAAATTCTGGGTTGACTGGTTTTTGCGGTGTGACGAGGTTAGTTGAACCAATCCCTAATAACTGGGATTCCACGTCGCAATAATTAGAGCATAATTCAGAACGGGCAGTTTTTGCAGGCATAACACCTAAACCAGGGTGATGAGTCGTAATCGCCATGGCTGGTGCAGAATGAATGTAAGCTCTATAATCGCCGATATGACTGTTCATACGTTGTTCAGCGGCATAATTGCCGGGGGTATTTTTATTTGATGTAGATGCCATAGATATATAATAGTTTTATATAATATTTATGTACATTGTATTCATAATCATAAATATTGGTTATAGTTTGTTCATCATAGTGACATATTGGCTGCATGTTTCATTGAAAGTGTCGGGTTCGTTGAAATAGGTCATAATACAACTATGGAATGTGTCTAAATAATCAAAAGAAAAACACACCGCCAGCCCTATATTTGGGTCGATGGACATCATTTTTGCCGCAGCCGCTGAGTATATTTGTTGAAAGAGAGCGGAGTCTTTTGTTTTTTCGTAAATATAATCCATTGCGTCAGTTGCAGCAGTGTCGTCGAATTCGGTTTCGTCTTTGGTTTCGTCGTCTAGGTCGTCACCAAGTTGTTGTTGTAGAACGGCTATTTTTTCTTTGTATTGTTCATTGTTCATACGAAACAAAAGGCGCAAACTTTGTCTGTATTGAGAATTCGTTGAATATTCAGGCAATACAATTTGTGTGTTGTAGGGAGAAATCATGGCTATAATACAAACATGGGAATTGTATTTATATGAATTGCGATATTCATATAAACTTACTACTAAATATATTTACTTTCTAGATTTCCTGGACTTTCTAGATTTTCTAGAACCTTTGGATTTTTTGGAAGAGTTCTTTGCTTTCTTGGCAGACTTTCTCTTGCGATGACGTTTACCACCCTGCCCAGGAACAGTCTCGGTCTCAGCAGCAGGAGTATCGTCCTCATTAGCAGCATTGGCAGCAGGAGCAGCCTCAGCCTCAGCAGCAGGAGCAGCCTCAGCCTCAGCAGCAGGAGCAGCCTCAGCCTCAGCAGCAGCCTTTTTTACACTTACCTCTCCATCTGGTCCTTCGTTTACTTCAAAACATTTCTTTTCACCTCCTTTCATCTTTTTCATTCCACCAGATACTTTCTTCATTCCACCAGATACATTCTTCATTCCACCTGCTGTTTTTTGCATGATATACATTATGCAAATAAAAAAGTTCTAAAGTATTTCAATCATTAAACTGTCCTAAATATCTATTGATGTTTTCGTGTAGTTCGAGAACCGCGTCCAGAACGCTTTTTATGTGTTTTTCCACCAAAACCGGCATATCTGCCGAATGACCTAAGCCCTTCACCTGGTGCACGAACTAATGCTCTACCAATACTTTTAGACTTGCCCTTTGTACGACTTGCTGCAGCAGAGACACGTGCTTTATTTGAAGCAGTATGGCTTACTCGTATTCCATCAATCTCATTAAATTTATTACTAACAAAAGTATGTAAGTTTATAATCATGTCCGCACTATCTTCAAAAGCATCTTCGTCCTGCACATTCTCAAACATCGGTTTTTCTAAAATATGTTTTCGCAAATGTTCTTCAAAATCTTTTAAGAATACATAATATCTATTATTTGCTTCATCTTCCTGTTTTTTCAACGTAATATATTTTTCCGATGCAGAATTGAAGTTGGGTCTTTTTTCTATTTTTGTAATTTGTGGTTTCAACTTATCGATAACTGCATTATAATCGTTCGTTTTTTTGTCATATTTTGATATGTATTTATTGAATGTATCCAATGTCATTGTTTGAATAATGAAATACACCAAATCATAGATTTTTGCCCCCATTTTCTCTTGTGGCTTTCTGAAGCCTAATGCAGAGGACTTCCTCTTTCTGATGGTAGTTAAGACGTCCTGTAATATTTGTTTGTCGTTTGGTTCAACTGGTGTAGAATCTGTAGCAGGCTCAGTGTCAGGCTCAGCCACAGGAGCAGCCTCAATGTCCGCTGCTTCTATATTAGCCTCATCAGCAGGCTCAGGAGCAGGCTCAGCCTCAGCAGCGTTAACATCAAGAGGAGCATCCTTCATATCTGTATTAGCCACAGGAGCAGTCACAGCAGCAGCCATAGGAGCAGCCTCAGCCTCAGGAGCAGGAGCAGCCTCAGCCTCAGGAGCAGGAGCAGCCTCAGCCTCAGGAGCAGGAGCAGCCTCAGCCTCAGGAGCAGGAGCAGCCTCAGCCTCAGGAGCAGGAGCAGCCTCAGCAGCAGGCTTAGTGACAGTATCTTCTTTGGTTGATTCCTGTTCAAAATCATCTTTATATTCTTCTTCTTCTGAATCACTATCAGAGTCATGTACTTCTTCTTCTGTATCACTATCAGATAATTCAATCTCTAGATTTTTTTGTCGTACATTTTCAAGTTCAACTTCATATTGCTTAACTGATTGTTCTGCTTTATTTATTTCTTCTTCATCAGTAATATCTGCATTTTTAGCATCTGCTAATGCATTTTTTGCTTTGGTAAGATTTTCGTTTGCTTCTTCTATATTATTAGGCACATCGCCAGCAGCAGGGGTATCGTCACCACCGGACATACCATTTTCTAATTCCTCAGAACGCTTTGTAAGTTCACTATATAATTGTCCAGTTAATAAGTGTTTGATAGTATCATCTACTTCTCCTTCTATTCCATATATTTTTTTATTTAACTCTGCATTTCCTTCCAAAAATGGCATTAATGACTTTTTTACGCTATCAACAATGTCATATTTTTGTTCGAATGTAGTATCGATAGGTATACCAGTAGATTCTTTTTGTTCTTCTTCTTGTTCTTCTTTTTGTTCTTCTTCTTGTTCTTCTTTTTGTTCTTCTTCTTCTTCTTCTATAGGTATAGTATCAGATGGCCCAGGTAGTATAGTCGTAGGTGTAGTTTCTACTGGACTGACCACATCAGGAACAATTTTTTTCACTTCTTCGCCCGCAATTTCAATATTGAATATTTCCCCATCAATCTGAAAACTGGCTTTCAAATTACTGTCTTTATCAAATTCAATGGATTCCACTTTTATATCATTTGTATTCACAATTGTAGCCATCTCAATATGTTTATTTGTATAGTATATACAAATAAATAATAAAATTCAATCTCATAATCAGCTAAACAAATCAAAATGTTCCGTTGGGACGATTGTTTTTCTGCATGGACTCGTCCATAGACATTTCGCGTGTAGAAGCACCTCCACGAATCCATCCGTCTAAAGCAGATTCTTCGACAGTATTGGAAACATCAGTGACGCGTTCCTCCATCTTATTGTCAGTAGGGTAAAGTGCATAAGCAGCGAAGGATTTCTCCATAATAGTAGACGTGCTCTTTTTATCGCTAGACCATTCGCCCTGTTGAATATGGGATTCTAATGCAGGGTCGCAACTTCCGCGACCCAAATAAGGGACAGTTTTAAAAGGTCGTTCAAATAATTGAAGTTTTTCTAAAGCACGTTGTTGGTCAGCTTTGATTAACAGAAGAGATTCATCATCGACTACATTTCCGTTAAGTCCATTTCCGTTCGTTAAACCATTGAATGTCATGGTAGGTTGCTGTACAGCAAATTTAACATGGCTGTCTGATACATTTTTGCTAAAATGGTCAGTTAATAAATAGTTAGAATAATGAGTGTTGGAAGTATTGCGTTGTGTTTGGTCGGTAGAATCAGTACCAATGCGGTCAGTGTTGTGAAAAGTATAAGGAGAAAGAGATGCCATTTATAATATAGGAATATTTATATTATAAACAGAGAATGTATTTTCAAAGAATATCAAAAGAAAAAGAAAGAAAAACCAACATATTGAGAACGTAAATGCCTAAATTAGATAAAAACGAGAAAATACCATCTTTAATTAATGTGTCTAGCTAAATTACGTGCGCATGCAAAATCATTGCCCTCTTTACATGAAATCATACTGCCATAGCAGAATTCAGCAAATGCGCCTTGGTCATTTGGAATCATGGTATTGGGTGTCGAGTTAAAAGGACGCAATGACTGTTCAAATTCTAAATTACTACCCATATCTCCAAATAATTTATCAGCAATGTCTGGGTGGTCGGGATTCGCCTCATTCACCAATTGTTTTGCCTGTTTCATAATATCCGCTTCTACAATCTTATTGTATGCAGGAGGAGCCGGTTTTTTATCAGGTTTATAGTCGTAGTCAGTAACTAACACATTACCAAAGGGGTTACTAGAATCAGGAGTATCAAATACATCAGTGGGTATAGGCATACTGTTTTCTCGCAAATAATCCATAGATGGACTTGCGAAATTTTCCTTTACGCTACTAGCTATACGCTTTGCTTCTTTTTTACCTATTTCTTTCATATGGAAATAATGTAAGACGTATACAGCCATCATGGTAATAATGCCCACTAGAAGTATTCTAAAATTACTAGAGTATAAAAATACGACTAAAGCTAGTAAAACAACTACTCTAGAAATAGCGTTTAATTTTCTAGGATATGACATGGATTCGACTGGATAAAACTCAAACACATATTCTTGCTGAAGCAAAATATTAGGGTTTTCGGACCAAAAAGGAACGTCTTTGTTTTTGTCACGCGTCTCCATGTTCTCTCTTGCTTCGCAAAAATTCTCGGTGGACTCTTTATTTTCTTCAATCACCGGTTTTGAATCATCATGTTTATTTGTAGTTGTTTCTTCATATTCAATTTCGGCAGACGGTAGCGAAGAATTCATTAAAATAAAGTTATATATATAGTATAAATATCTTTTTGTTATGTATTTATCTAATACACAACAAAAGTGACTAAATAATTCTAAACAGCTGACTTTGTCGTAGATTACTCTTTTTTCAGAACAGGTTGGATTATATGAGGGAGTCGTTTTTTGATACATTTGTCATCAATTTGTAATGTTTCGCACTGAGTATTTTGAGGAACAATTTGCAGGATGCATTTTGACTTTTCTCCATAAAGCGGGTCAGTACAGCCCTCTTCTCTCTCCTGAAAGCGAACTTTTTTAGTTTTATTCTTTTTCTTAATACGTAGAGATTTTGTGCATCTAGAACGAAAATGTTCGTATCGTTCCCGTACTACTTCGTAGGTAAGACCAGATTGTTTGTTTAACATAGTGTTCACTATTTCATGTAAATCAAACATATATTTAGAAAAACTGTCGCGAGATTTCATATTCTTCATATCTAAAGGCAATGCTTTGAAATTATTTTTAAGGTTTTCCCTACATTTTCCACAAGGTAGAATGTATTGTAAACTCAATACAAAATCGCGATATCTTTTTTTATCAGCTTCATTGGGGTTTACGGGGTAATTAAAGCTCATCGTATGTAAAAAATGCCACATTCCGGGACCCCATACAGTAGTCAACATTCCGTCACCGCTATTAAACTCGTCAATGTTATATACTCCGTTCGAACTGCCCATTTTTGTTTTACTGCGACTCATAATTAGTTATATTTTAGAGATAAAAAAATAAAGGACAAATAGTTATTTCACAAATAAATTCGCTTAAACATAGAAAACTAAATCTACATATAATTTATAATGGCCAACATTGTAGACGTTTTGAAAAAATACCTTCGACCGTATCACACTTATATTCTCGTAGTTATTTTGATACTCATATTTTTGTATGCAGCCCAACACGTATATGCACAGTATCTAAATAAAAACGAAAATTTTGATGTAGCAAATGATGTGATGGATGAACGAACGCCTGGAGTAGTAGTGTATTTTTTCCACGCAGACTGGTGTCCTCACTGCAAAAAAGCTCAACCAGAGTGGAAATCATTCATGCAGGCAAATGATGGCAAATTAGTCAATGGGTATAAGGTTACATGTGCAGACATCGATTGTACAAACGAAGACGATGCGAAAAGTACAGAGTACATCAATAAATTTGCCATTGACTCTTACCCGACTATTAAAATGGTGAAAGATGGCAAGACAATTGATTTTGAATCCAGAATTACAACCTCTTCTTTGAATAGTTTTTTGGATACTATGTTGAATGAATAAATAGTAGTCAATCTATCAATCAATAGATTCGATGGACGAGTGCAATAAACACATATCTATGGCTCTTTCTGTACCTATATCCATAAGTTGTCTGCGTGTATCTTTACTATTCATAGTATCGTATATGTTATGAAACGCTGGATTAGTAGGGTCGAATAATACTTCTTTACACAATGAATTATTATTCTTTCGAACATTAACTGTACGAATTAAATTCATCAATAAAGTAAGAACATAATCAAACAAATTAAAGTCGGTGTTTACATTCTTTTCGTCGTCATGGTGGTCTTTTTGTTCTGTTTGTCCAAATCCAATACCAAGTGTTTTGGAAGCGTCGCAGTTATCCTGCAAACAAATGTCTACAGGATAATTTGCAATAAACCCCCCATCGCATAAATAGGAGTTTTGGTATATATATGGCGAAAAGCATATCGGCAATGCACAAGAACAATATATTGCATCTATCAGTTTCCATTCGGGATGTGTTTCATGAGAGATACTTAGATGTGTCATTGAATTCAAATCCATGCAAATAAAATGGCAATGAATACCGGTTTTGTCATAAAACTCGTTCATAGTAATATCAATGTCCATGTCTTTGCCTAACAATAATGGTTTGAATATTTCCTTCATAATATTATTATTGAAAACCCCCCTATTTTCAATTGCATTTAATATTGATGTCAAATCAAATTTGAATACGCGATGCCATGGACGGATGAGAATAAAATCATCTAGCTCTTCCCAATCATACTGCAAAGCTATCATTACCGCAATCACTGTACCAATCGAGGTAGCATAAATATGTTCAATGTTATCAACATTCCATACGTCTCTCGTAGCTAAATGTTTAAGTGCCCCATAAAATGCGATACCAGCAATCCCGCCGCCACTGATAATAATATTTTTTATAGTATTTGTGTCATCCTTTTGCATATTCTAATGGAAGTAAACCCAAACTGTTTATATATTTTCACAATACGTCTATATTTGGATGTCTTTTTCTATTCAATTATATAATAGCTCATGTCTAATTTTTTATATACCACAGACAAAGAAACCATTGGGAGAGTAGATATTGATTCTCTCTTCGAAAAAAAACAGCAAAAAGACATAAAACAATTAAACATATTCAATAAGCTATTGAATCGAATACACAAACGAATCCAATTTACAGGCAACTCCAAGCAAAAAGACAAACACGTTTTTTTTACAGTACCTGAATTCATTTTCGGAGAACCATTATACAAACAAGGCGACTGTATAGGTTATTTAGTCGTAAAATTAGAAGAGAATGGTTTTTTGGTAAAATACATACATCCAAATACATTATTTGTTTCATGGGATAGCTGGGTACCCGCTTATGTCCGTAGTGAGATTAGAAAGAAAACCGGAAAAATCATTGATGAAAAAGGGAATGTCATCGGGGACAAAAATGCCCCAAAACAAGACCAGGAGGACGAAGAAGAGAATGGCGACATCAACTCTCAGTTGTTCAATACGGGTACAGGAAAGCAGCAGAAAAAAACTGGAAAGGAATATACCCCTATCGACCAGTACAAACCATCGGGTCGTTTAGTATACAATAATGAATTGTTTGAAAAACTAGAAAAAAAATTATAAAATTGATAGATTTTGATATAAAATCTATCAGTAACAACAACAACAACAACAACATCAAACCAATATGCAGTATTATCGTGACGAAAAATTCAATAATTGCATAGAACGTTCAGCCATGGCGCATGAAAGATATGAAAATTATACAAAAACAAATTGGAAATTAGAAGATACAATGTGTAAACTCAATAATATTGTCGATGCATTAAAAAAACAAAATGCGAACATGACTACTGTGTGTTGTGCAATATGCATGGAAAATGTAACAAACAAAACAGTCGTACAAACAAAATGCAATCATACATTTTGCTATGATTGCATTGAAAATAATAAGAAATACAACCAATCTACGGGCAATTTGTGCGGACTTTGTAGAGAGAATATATTCAATTAGATAATTCAATACGAATAGTCATAGAAACCAAAACAGTATACAGGGATATAGAGTTTGAATGTACTTTTTTTGGCATTAATCGTGTCATTTTAAATCTCAAATGTGTATAATAATGGAAAAAGTTTCTGTCATAATTCCATCTTTCAATAGGTTTAAATATCTATTGAACACAATAGAATCAGTAAAAAACAAACATATACTAATTTAGAAATTATTGTAATTAACGATACGTCAACCCAAAAAGAATACTATGATTATGACTGGAATGCGAATGATATCACAATCATACATTTGGATAAAAATTCAAAAAATATATTTGGTTATCCCTGTGTTGGTTATGTTAGAAATAAAGGCATTGAAAAATCAACAGGTAAATACATAGCATTTTGCGATGATGATGATATATGGTTTCCTAAAAAAATAGAATTACAAATAAATGCAATGAAAAAATCAGGATGTAAAATGTCTTCTACTGATGGATTATTTGGAAAGGGTATTTATGATGAAACTAAACATTACAGAAAATACAATGCAGAACATTATTATAAAACTTTACAAAATATCTATAAAAGAAAGAATAGTAATTTGCTAGAAAATGGGTTTCCTGAAATATGGACACTAGATTTCTTAAAAATTCATAATTGTGTAATAAATAGCTCGGTTATTGCTGATAAAAATATGTTAGTAAAAGTTGGGCTAGTACCTTTTAACAGAAGAGCTCAAGACTATGAATGTTGGTTAAGAATATTAGAACATACCGATAGTATTTATGTGAGGGATGTATGTTTTTATTATGATGCTGGACATGGAGATGGACAAAACCATTAAACCTTTGAATATTTAAAACGCTGGTTGTTCTTGCGGTTCTTGTTCTTGCGGTTCTTGTTCTTGCTGTTCTTGTTCTTGCTCTTGCTCTTGCTCTTGTTGTTCTTGATTATTTTCATATGTTGTATTAGATTGGTTTGTTACAACATATTTTTCAATATCATCTGGACGTAATACAAAATTTATATTTTGAATACGTT